GGCCCCCCGCCCGTCTGGTCAGGCCGAGCTTAGTGGCCGGCCAAGTTACAGCATGATCCGGACGACTTCGCCATGGGGCATGGACTCGGAGTCCATGCCGCCGGGGGAGATGGCCGTGGTATAATGTGCGTCGTTTGTGTGACGGTCTGATAATATTACTAAGAGTTGTTACAATTAGGGCCTATCTGGCTTTCACCCTCTTTTAATTTTATAAAGCTGGAGGCTTTTGGCTGACATGAAGCTTGTTAAACTGATGGTTGTCTATGCTTACTTCAGATTCGTTTATGGTGTTAGGATAGCCCGTATGGTAGGGGAAGGGTATGATACTAATGTCTTATATATGTGGTACGAGCCTAACAGGCTAATCAGCGCAGAGAGATCCCTTGAGGGAGAAGGTGATTTCGCTTATTATGTTACTGGTGAGATAAGCTTTTGGGAACAGGTAAGAGAAAGGGGGATTAAAGCTGTGGCAAGTGAAATAACGACCCTTTTGCATTTTGAGCTTGATGTTGGTTCCGTCAACAGGAAAACTACTGTTATGACTTTAAAGGCTAGAATTAACCTTTACGAAATTGGCCAGGTATGGTCGGTATTACTAAGGTGTATAGGTGTAATCTCAGTAATACCTGTAATATATGTTGTCCCTGGTCTTATATTGCCACTAGGGTTCTTAGCCTATGTGTACGGGGCGAAAACGATTGTTCGTATAATAGTACAGTTAAGATTTAGGCATCCCTGGTACATTTGACTTGTCCTCCCTAACGGGAGGGGCTGGGGCGGACTCCGCCCGCCCCAGGGTCCGAATTGTGGTAGAATGATTGGGTTGTTCTTGGTTAGCTCTGATGGCCGAGCTTCTACCCTACCGAGTCTGTACATCATTCAAGTGTATCGAGGTGATGGCGTTCAGTGCGTATCATGCTTTGTTAGTCGGCACTGAGCTGATGGGCAGCAAGGCCGTCTCTGCTTTTCTTATCCCGGAGTGGGAATGATGATTAACGAAGAAACGAACTTGTCTTATTATTTAACAGAGAGAGGGGAGATAGCAGCGTTTGAAGTGTTTGTACATTGCGAAGAATACCGTCGTATATCTTATATCAATCGTACTGTTTGTGATCTGGATGAATACGATCACTATTCCCTCTGGAAGAAGTTTGGTATACGCAAATGGTTAAACAAACTTGACCATAATGATTTGGTCCGCATTTTAAACGAAAAAGGTCGTGAAGTTTTGTTAGATTACCTACTTCAGTGCATTATCCTTCGACTATCTTTTGAAAATGTCAACTAACTCTTCACCGCTACTGCCGGAAATTCTTTTTATCCGGTCCGCTCTCTTTATGCTGGGTAAGAAAGTTCGTGTAAGGGAAATAATTGTAGATGGGGAGAAGAATCTTCTGTTTTGGATTGATGGCAAAGGGAGGAAGAGAGGACAGAATATAAGAGAAAGAATTAGAAATTGCATCGGGTATAGATCAGTTAGATTAGCGGGCCTCAAAGCGGCTGCAAAAAGTCGCGGGTTGAATTCTGTTCTGAACGAAGTTCACACTCTGCTGGTGTTCTCTCCGGCTGTCTTTGAAGAGCATGAGGTAGTGAGCCCGGATATAAAAATTGTTCAATCTTACCCGTTAATGTTTGATTCAATGTGGATTGGATTATTGATGGGTGCTTTGTTTATTATTTTTGGTTGGGAAACTTTCATCAGGGCTTTGGTATCTCTTTGCATAGGGTGGGGAATCGCGTTTGCGGTAGCATTTTGTACGGGCTTTATTCTGAAAAAGAAATGATAGTTAGAGACCTGCTGCTTTATGCTTATTTTAGGTGGTTTGGCCGAGTTAGGATGTATAAGGCCTTAGTCAGCAACACTTATTGTTTTTGGTACTGCCCAAACAAGTTCAAATCTTCACTTGCATTTTATAGAACACATGGTGTAAACAGGCAGTTCCGACTGGATGACCAGTTTGTGAGGAGGAAAATACAAACGTCAGGTGCTAGCGGATTACTAGCCGAGATAAAAACCTGCCTGGAGTTTGATGCGGGTACGGAAGAAATCGACTACTACGAGCTGTTTCTTGTCTACTCAAACGCAGGGATTACAGGCTATTTGGATTACGACAAAGTCTGGTTTGCCATATTTAATTTGACGATGGTTTCACTCAACTCATGGAATCTTATCCATGCTAAATACTTAGCACTAGCCTGCGTATTCGCACTAGCAATGCTCTTACACACTGCAAATGCCTTTTATGTAGTGAAAACAATTATTAAACAGGTGAGGTAACTAGCCATGCTTGAATTTCTCACCCCTATAGGGTTACTAATCCTCTTTGTACTTTTTTTAGTCGGCCTTTTATATGTATTAGTTTCTACTCTTATAGCGTTCGGTATTATAGCCTACAACCTGATCAAACTTTTCTTAATGTTAGTAATACTCTTTATTAGTATATGCCGTGAGTCATTACTGTACTCTTTAGGTAACAGGCCTTCTATTTATCTAATTCTCTTAGGGTGGAGATTCAGAAAACATAACTTGAAGCTGACAGATTGCCGACATAGTGTTTTTATAACAGATAGGGAGAATCCGGTATACCAGGAGGATAGGAAGAAACTGATCAGGTCTGTTAGGAGGCGAGGAGTCAATGCTGTTTATAACGATTTGTTGCTCGAAGTGGTTTTTGGAAATCAGGGTAGTAACATTTACCGGGTGATCATGCCTCGCAACCACCTGCCCTTCTACTGCCTGGTTTCCGTGCTAGGCTTGCTTTGTCTAGCTCTGGCCCTGTGATCTTCGACCGACTTTTCAGAACCCGTAGGCTCAGGTCAGCAGCCCAGAAAAAATACGGCCTGAGGCTTGGTGTGACCAGCGACCATTTTATCTTTTGGTTAGAGGGTGATAGTACATACTATCACTCAACAACTCCCGTAAAAGTGCTGGATAGAAAGGCTTACGAAAATAAATCTATCGACCATATTTTGTGTGAGGCTTGGACCGTGCTAACTTTTTCACCTCAGCTCTGCATACTCCCAAAGTCTGACTTGATATATCTTGCTGAAAGAAGACATGATCTGACTCAAGAGAAGTGTATTCTGCAAGTAGTGATTTTGGAGATGAGCTTTTGAGCATGCAGTCGCAGTACGATGGCGAGTTTGAAAAACTCTGTCAGATCTTGAAAGTAGAGCTAGTTCCGGCTTTAGCTGAAGTTGGTATACGTGCTGAGATAAGCTACTCGCGTGTTTGTTGTGTAAAAATAACCCACTTAGCAACTTCTACATGTCTATATAGCACTGTTTATTACATGTATGAGGAAATGCTTAGAGCCGGATCGGCAGAATGCTGCGCTCAAACCCTTCTATATCAATTTCTGTTTGAGACGGATTAATATGGCTAGCAAATTCAACAAATCTAAGTTCGAAGACCTGTTGTACGAAGGTAAGGTTATAGAAGACTCCGGTTGGGATGAGGAGTATTTCTTTTTCTGCTTTGACTGGTGGGAATGGGACAAAGTGAGGATTAGCGAACTATCCGGCTGTACGACAGAAGTAGCAGTTGAAATTATAAGAACAACGGTGTTGTTTAAATGTTAGAAGAACCCTGGCTTCCCCTGAGCACAAGAAACACTTTAGAAGTGGAATACGGGGTGCGAATTGTGGTCTCTGGAACCCGGACAGTAGGAGGAAACTACAGGATTTTTTATTTGGCTCTGAGGGGGGTATATGGAATTATGTCGTGGATGGATGAGAAAGAGGCTGTTGATATTTTGAACACGATGGGGGTAGAAGGGCTTGCCGAGCATGCCAGATTGAGGGTTTTGTTTGAAGGGCACAAGGTTTTTTGAAGAGGCCTAACTGTATTTTCCAGCCATAAAGTATGGCGGTCAGGGGGCCTAACTGTATTTTCCAGCCATAAAGTATGGCGGTCAGGGGGCCTAACTGTATTTTCCAGCCATAAATTTGGTTCGAGGGGGGCCTGGCTGTAGTTTCTGAGAACCCTTGCAGCGCAATGGGTTTAGGGGCCTAACTGTATTTTCGATAGGCCTAACTGTATTTTCGCAGGCCTAGGTGTTTTTTGCTCAGATCCCTTGCGCTGGAAGCGATCTCAGGGAATTATGGAAAAAGCAGCTAGGGCCTAACTGTATTTTCGGTTTTTGTGGTATTTTTGTGGTATTCCTTGTAATCCCTTGCAGCGCAACGAGTTTCAGCGAATAGGCCTAAGTGTAGTTTTCAAAAACGACCACAAATTTGGGCGATTTTTCCATAAATTTCACAGTTCAAAACTACAGTTAGGCCCCCCCTAAAACAGTCTGAAACAGGGCCGAATAGGGGTCAATCTCGTTGTCTCAAACCTGTCCAAAAATGAGAACCCTTGCGCTGCAAGGGGTTTACCTTTCGCCAAAACCGGAAATGGGCACAACTCCACGCCAGATATACAGCGTCATAAATTTCATAATTTTACCTTTTGTTTTTTTGTGCCCGAAGGGTAAGTGTAAATGTATATAAGGCCTGTATGTGCTTAGAGTTGGGTGGCCGAAAAAATTCCCCACCTCGACCTGCTACAATTCGGGGGCCGAGACACAACCATGAACGAATACCCTCTCCACTGCCCGGAAGTCGTCTCTAGCCCGGAGTGGGAGGTATACATGGGCCAGGTGATGACCACGCCCATACCAGCCCACCTCCTGACCGATCAGGAACTGCTGCAGGCCGTTAAATCGCAGCAATTTGCCGTGAGCAGATTGGCCGATACGCTCAGCGCTTGCCAGAAAAACCTCGACCGCCGATTCAGCCTGCTGAATGACCTTAGCGACCAGCAGAGAAGTCTTCAGTGCATACAGCTATTGGCCGAGTACCACAGCAGGCAGGAAGATCGGAGACTCGAAGCGTATAAGACGGCTTCTGCCGTACAGGCTGTTCAGACCATGTGCGACACGGTCCTTAAGTATAGCGAAAACCACCAGGGAGAAGACTATACCCACATGGCTGTAAAAAGTATAGCACAGTCTACGGCCAGAATAATCTCCGGCCAGGCTTCATCCCCAGCTCCCGCTCCTCCGCCCGATCTTGAGCAAAGAGTAAACCAGGCCTTGAGTCAGGGCCTGAGATGGAACTCCAACAACACCCGACCGACCAAAACTTCCACCGTTCTAAAAAAACTAGATCAGTGGGAGAAAGGTTACAAGCTTGCCGAGGCCATGCCGGAGAACGACCTCGTCTCCCTCCTATCCCAACCCAGTAAAACTCTGGAAACCGCTTATGGCAAATCCTTCCTGATCGGCCTCTGTGATCGCCTGGAAGCAGCCTTGAACCTGCCTCGTGAGTCCTTGTCCCTGACCACCCGCTTCAAGCGCATTGTAGAGGCTTCCAGGCCCTCCCCTGAAAATTACTGTGCGGACGTATGCAAAAAAATCTACGGGTATAAGGACACTGAAGTGGTAAAGATTCTTATGGAGAGGGCGAGCCGGGTGGGCGGAGTAGAAAATCTGACCAAAGAGTTGTTGAGAAAAACCTGCACGGTGAATCGACTTCCAGTGTTCTTTACCTGGAAGGCCGAACATAAAACCCCTCTTGAAAGGTTTAACTCTCTCAAGAAGGGCGAGTATGACTCTTTTTACCAGCCTCTATTGCTCAGATAGAACTTCTTTCAGCCGTTTTGACTCTGGATAAGAAAGTCCGGTTTCTAACCCGACCAGGCCTCCCAAATCATCCTTGCTAATAAAGCCCGAGCCTACAGGCAACAACTTGGGGGGTTTTTGCCCCCTTACAGTGTACCTTTCCGACCCGGTTTTAATGGCCGGGTGGGCCTTATCTAAGCAGAAAGTTGGATAAGAGTCTAGGCTAGAATACCTATACAAAATCCCGTAGTTCTTTTCAAAAGAATGCTGATTGAGTAAGTTAATACGGTCAACCAACTTACTATACTCGCTTCCTCCAGAATTCCTACAGTAGTACTCTCTATTTACCAGATTAGCTGTCAGGTAAAAAATTAATGACTCGTCATCAAGCAGGTTGAGCTTCTGACAAAGAGCCTCTAATTTATCAGGGGTGTTTACCACACTGGTCATTACTGTATACCCTCCCCAAGGACCCATGTCCTTGTTAAACCCAATCATCTTAATATCGGAATAAAATGACTCCAAATCCCAATCCTTTACCGAACTGCTTTTGGTAATTTTGTTCCGTATCGAGATAATCTTCCAAATCAACTCGGACAGGGAGTAGGATTTGGATTGGCTTCCCAGATTCCTAAAGTGCATCCAAGAATAAGGAGAATTAGATCCTGAACCTATTCTCCCTGCAGCTACTTCTACATACAGCATGTCTCTGTACAAATTAGAGAGAAGCTTTAGACAATCATCTCCAAGAATAAACTTGTTCTTTTTGCTGACCTTGGCCAGATTCTCCAAGTTTTTGTAAGCAGCAGCCAGCAGAAACTCCAGGAGATAGGAGTAGTCTGCGGTCGACCCTTTTAGCCACCCCTCATACCTCTTTTGGAAAAAGCTAACAAAGGTCCCATCGGTCAGATAAGAGTGCAGCTTTATAGAGTTTTTAACCCCGATTCGGGCTTTATCCTCCCCTATTAATCCGCGATCTTGGAAATTCAGTATCTGGCCCAGATTAAAATCTTTTACGTTCTCCGAGCATATTTTTTTTGCTCGATCGAACGCCTCAGGATTCATGTTGAATTCCCTGGTAAATTCAGGTGTACTAAGCGCACCACTGATCATCAGTAGCAACGTGGGACTGTTGAGTTTAGGGGAAATGAGCATGGCTCTGGCCAGGCACACTCTATCCTCAACTTTACTGACCTGCTGTAGTCTACTGATCTTGAATTCGGAGAAGAATTTGGCTGGGTCGTTATACGCATAGTAGATCTTCTTCATGAATTCGTCCTCGGTAAACAACTGAACCAGTTCTACCGAGCTGTTGGTAACCACCTCTTTGATGTAGAGGCGCGAAGCCAACTTCAGCAATTTCGCATCGAGATTAGGATTGCTGCTGATAGCTTTTCTAACTCGAGAAGACTTGGTCATATCCCAAATCTCTCTGAGCCTTTCTCTGCTCGTAGTGGAGTCTTTGGCTTCGACTAAAAGCGCTTCTAGATTAGCCATGGTCACTTACCTCTTTTTCTTAGAGCGGATCGGGTTGATGTTGCGATGCGTTCGGTAATGTCGCACCAGAGTTCGTTGCTGCATTCCACGCTGCAGCAGTGTTCGGCTGCGTACAGGGACTTGTAGTGAGTCCGCTTGCCGCAAACTCCGCACCGGCCAGTATTTTGCTGGCGATAGTACGTGTCGTCGTGACAGTGGACGAAGGGTTCTTCCGGGCCAAAGTATTCGCGTTTTGGCCGGCTGTTGGGGCTGGTCATAGACCACTCCGAGCATTTGGACATATAAATTTTACCAAAACTTCGGCCGGTTGATAAAAGTTTCTCCTGGCGTTTAAAGTAGGGGTAGAATCAGAGTGCGGCCCGAGGAGGATCCTTTTGAAGAAACAGAGACGCTACCCGGAGATTTTCGTCGAGGCGGAATTTCTTACATCGCGGGACGATATTGTCACCGAAGTAATTAAGTTAAATGACCTTACCTATAAGGTAACTCTGGAACACCCCGTCTTCGGTACGACAATCGAGATCTTTGAGATCGACAAAAGAGACGGCACGTTGTGTTTAAAAAGCTCATTCCCATCCGAGATGCAAACCCCGGAGGAGATGGAGATTGTTAAAGACTACTACAACAATTTCTTATTGGAAGGCGAGCAGACTTACATTGACTACTTCAATCCCGAGCTAGGATATTTCCTTCTCTCAAGAAACAACGGAGTATACGCGACAAACGAAGACTAGTAATGTCAGAGAGTATTTCCGTATCGTTAACATCCGAATTGGTTTCGGATTTTTTAACCTATACCACGGCCATTTATAACCGGGCTTTGCCTGACATAGTCGACGGGCTAAAGGTTGCCCAGAGACGTGCTATACTCGGCCTAAAAGACCTATCCCTCACCAGCAACTCCCAGTATTGCAAGGTCTCCAGGCTAGAAGGGCACGTACTGGGTAAATATCACCCTCAAGGTGGATGTTCCGGGACTATTATTAACCTCGGGCAGCAGTCTTCAACCAGATACACACTTACGGACATTCACGGCAATGTGGGCGGAAGTATACAAACCGGTCCGGCCATAGGTCAGCTCATTAGTGAGGATGAGGCTGCAGCAGCACGATACTTAGAGGTGAGATCAACCACCCTTGTTGAGCGAGTTTACCTGGCCGATCTGGATAGGACTCTGGGGGACTGGCGCTCTAACTACGACGATTCGACAACCGAACCGGTGAGGATGGTTCCCTCGCTGCCCGCACTACTTATCACAGGGGCTCAGGGCATAGCCTCTGGCTACGCCTGTTATCACTTGCCTTACCGAATCAGCGATGTAGTAAATGCGACCAGGGCTTTTATAAAAAATAAAAATATAACAGATAAGCAATTGCTGTCCAAGTTTTCTTCACCCCCGGAGTTTGCCCAGGGGGGCAGAGTAGACAAGAACTCTTGTAAGTTGTCTGAAGTAATACTCCATGGCAAAGGCCAGGTGGAAGTTTGGGGGGAATGGTCAGTAGAGGAGAAGTTTGCCTGGAAGAAAAAATCAACCCGCCCTGCCCTGATCATAACCAGGCTAGCCTACGGCTCTTCCGAAAAGTTCCTGGAAAAAGTCAGAGACCTGGCTGATTCGGGCAGATTGCAGAATCTGGTCGATGCCTCGGACCACTCAAGCCGGGAAGGAATTAGAATTGTTCTAGTGGCAAAAACACCAGAGGATATAAAGGGCTGTATCTTGCCCGCTCTTCTATCGTCTACTGGCTTAAAGCACATATATAATATTAACTGTACGACAGTCGGAGTTGACGGTAAACCCGTACTGACAGGGGTGAGAGAAGTAATTCGGTCCTGGTATGGGGAACGGGTCAAGTATGTTATTAGCCGGAACAAAAAATTAAAAGAGTCGCTACAGCTTGAGATAGATAAGCTGTCTGGAGTCCAGACAATATTGTCCGATGTGGACAGGTTTATAAAACTTGTACGGAAGGCAAAAGACTCCGAGTCGGCTATTGCTCAAATTGAAAAGATATGGAAATTAAGTAGGGTTGTTAGTCAGCATCTGCTCTCCATACCAATCCGCACCTTGATCGCTACCGAATCCGGTAAGGTGTCCGAACGCCTGAACACTCTTCAGTCCGAATTGTCCAGTGTTGAAAAGTTATGCGCTGCCGGTCCCGACCTTGATAACCACATCATTAGTTCTATGCCTAGCGAAAAACAGCTTGAGTTTACTCCTCGCTGCGTCTGGGCCGAACTGAGCCAGCCCGAGACCGTTGTTGAAAAACCCCCAACCTTGAAGGAAAAGATCTTTTCAGAGGGTAAAACCCTTGGGATGACAAGCAGAGGCTTGAATAAATGGATCCGGACTAATACCGGAACAGGTAAAATCATGGAAAATTGGGAGAAGTATAAGGCTGAATTGAAGACGGCCAGCAAAAAAAGCGCTAGGATAAGAAAAACCTCCGCTGCTAAAAGATGTCAGGTCGAATCATCTACCTCACCCCCGACCAGAAGAAAAAGGCTTTAGAAGAGGCGAATAGGAGGCAGACTGTCAACGAGCAGAAAAACCTCCTAGGTCGTAACAACGCTCCGGCTTTCGGCCCGTCGTCTCTCAACATGCACCGGATAGGGGCAATGGGAGAAATGGCCGCTGCGGTATTTCTCAACTTGCAAGATCAGGTTTTTCAAGCAACAACTTCCGTCCGTGGAAGTTCTGATTTGCCTGGGGACATAGAGGTAAAGACCAGGAGTAAGCACTCTTACGACCTTATTGTTCAGAAAGATGAAAGGCCGGATAAGAAAATGATTCTGATTACGGTGGAAAAAGGCACGATAATTATTTGGGGCTGGTGCATAGCCGAAGAGGTTATGAAGAAAGAGTATTGGTCTGATCCGGCCCGTGGACGACCGGCCTATTTCGTACCGAAGAAGGTGTTAAGACCGATTGAAACATTAGAGTTGAAAGCTGAGGAAACGGAGACAGAAATTCTATGACCGGGACAATCTTGCTCTTGGCATTTTAACCTATTTGGTATACGTTGACAGAAACGTGGCCGATTACCTCTACCTTAAGCTGATCAAAACTCCGATCTTGCTAGTTAAAATCCGAGCTTACCAAATCCGGCTCTATATCGCAATCCGCTACGAGATGCTGCAAATGCGCCGTGGAGTAATCCCCAAAAAATACTTCAAAATGGTATCGGAAATCACCAAGGAGTAATTTTTGCTAGCATGGCGGTAGGACTCTTACCGCCATGTATCCATCTCCAGATGATCTCCAGCAGAATTTGAATAAATTCTTTATCGCTGCCGACCATATTCTCGACACCTGCCTTTACCACTTGGAAGGTGAAAATTTGGACCGGGATAAAATGGCCAATTTGCTTATCGGCCTGAAAGAGTTAGTGGATTCGGCCCTTGAAGAGGTGAGTGACGGGTTGGAAAATTTATCCGGTGGAAGAGAGACAGGAATCAGCGGTGAGATTCTTGTCGAGCCGGATTACAAGCTGAATCTGACCCGAGTCGTATCCGATACGCTTTCTATCTTTCCCGGTGATATAATTAATTGGAGATTAAATGACAACGGAGAAGTAATTTGCAGGAAAACTGGATTGATACCCTCGTCCAAAGGGCAGAACCCGACCTAACCTACTACGAAAAGAAAGAAAATCCGCCTGCTTTGCTGATTTCAAAGGCTTGGAACGGTGAATCGGCGGGTTTTTATAGGGCGAGGACGTGTGTTTTCGAGGCAAAGGGTAAATTTAGGGCGGAAACGCTTGTGATTTACCCTTGTGTAGGCCAATTACTGCCCGTATTTGGTTGTGAATACATCGAATTGCCATCAAAATCTCTCGCGGTTATTGATTTTCACCCAATAGGCGGTAATTTAGGCCCGGTGATGGAGTCTTTGTCCTCCGAGCCCGATCGAAAAGTCGAAAAATCGGCTTTTTATGACCTAAATGGCTTCTTTTCGCCCAAAATGTGGCATGAGAGGGGTGGAAAAGAGATATATGAGCCGTTTAAAGAGGCAGCAGAGCGATATATTGACCGGTATTACGGCTTGTTAGGGGGTAATTTGCCCTCAGGTGGCGATTACAGGACTCTTCACGCTCCTTACAACGAGTACATGGGCGCCAACGACCCGGCCCATGGTATACTGAAGGCGTATTTCAGCAAGGAGTTTGCAGATGAGTACATCAGAGAGTTCTTGTTCGGGTAAAAAGTTAGTTAATGCGATTGTTTCTTCAGAGAAAAAGATTGTACTTTACCTGAAGAATTTACAAGTTTATAGAGATCATGCTTCGGTTGGTGGGTATATGCTCTCCCACAGACAGTTTTCAGATGATTCAAGTCTGGAGCCTGTGTACAGCATTAATTTAGTTGCAGAAAGTTACCACTATTACTACGAGGTCTTGTCAAAAGTCGACAAGCTGCTATGCAATTCGGTAAGAGGCATGGATTACAAGTTAAGTGTGTTGTTTGAAGACCCTAAAATCGTGTCTAAAAGGACCGGTACTCCGGTAGGTACTGTTCATATCTACTCTCAAGACCTAATTTCTTGGTATGATGGAAAGAATTGGCATAAATTGGAATGATTATACCACTGCCCGGCAGGTATACGCGCACCCATGACCAGTTCATGGGTGATTATACTCAAGCCCGTTCACATAACTACTTGTGTGTAGAGTCCGGATCTTCCTATCTGCCATACTACTCAGCATCAAGCAAGCTAATCATCTGTTCCGATGAGAGATTTGTTCTCGATCTGCACAAGTTCTTGTCCACATCAACCTCATTATCCTTGTTAAAAGATGTATGGGTTAATGAATTTGACCAGGGTAGAAACGTGCGCTATGCCATAGCATTACTTCAAACTACTAATATCCGTAGCGCACTTAGAAGCACGGCATTTAAGTCCTGGACAGAAGTTGCCAGGTATTATTGTCTGCTTGCCCAGTCAGGGTTTTCATATCACTTCCGCAGAAGAAAGCTGGTTATGGAATTTAACAATCCTATCCCACCCCCTTTTGAACAGATCAGGGAGTGGCAAGCCGGCCTTCAAACAAAAGACCTAATATATCACAACAGCGGCCTCAAAAATTTCCCTATTTCGCTGGTTGACGATAACACAATAATCTATCTGCACGTTCCGGCTCAGCCTGCCCAATACGGGTGTGGATGTGTTTGGAATAAGCGTAAAGTCGATCTGGTAAAAAAGCAAGTTTGTGAGCTAGCCGAACTCGGGTATAAAGTCTGTGTCAGTACTGCAGGCCATAAATGGGGTCATGAGATCCCCTTCACTAAGGACCTGCTACCTGCTAGACTATTCACTCCCCGTACCTACTACGAGTTGAAAGCTCCGAGTAAATACGGCCTTAACAACCGAAACTCTGAGGTATTTTATTGTGCGAACTTCTGACGGTCCTGAGATGGGTCACCATGTCCTGCTCAACATCTATGACGCGGACAAATCAACACTGTCCGATATGGCCGTTTTTGAACCTTTCGCCAGCAGATTGTTGCTTGCCTCTAACGCTCAAGTTTTATCTCAGACCGGTCATCAATTCGACGGAGGGTTTACTCTTCTGTACCTGCTCACCACATCGCATTTTTCTATACATACCTGGCCTGAGTACTCCAGTGCTGCTATAGATATATTTACGTGCGGGGCCGTTGAGACGGACAGGATTGTCGCCGAGCTGATCGCTTACTTCCGATGCGGACGCCACTCCGTCTCCGATGTGCTAAGGTAAGAGGGTCCCGGAGGAACCATGGCCAAAAAGCCATCTTTCACAGCCGTCAGCGCTCTGAAATTCGAGCCCAAGCCCAAGAAGACTCGTCAGGGTCGAAGCAAAAACACGGACTGGTCTGCCAGCAGCAGAAACGGCAAGAAGAAGAAGTACAATAGGCAAGGAAAGGGGTAATACCCCTCTTGGGGGTCTAGCAATCTGGTGAATGCAGCGGACTCATAATCCGCCACAGGCGAGTTCGATCCTCGCGACCCCTACCTAATCGGATTGTGGTGGAATTGGTAGACACAGCGCACTCAAAATGCGCCGCCGAAAGGCATACGAGTTCGAGTCTCGTCTTTCCGACTGACAGTCACGACTGTCTTTTGTTCCAGTAGCTCAGCCGGATAGAGCATCCGCCTTCTAAGCGGTCGGTCGGGGGTTCAAGTCCCTCCTGGAACGTTTAAGAATCGATGAAAACCCAGCCTTTGTGACTTTTTCTTTCTTTTTTCATTAACCTATAGACATTACGCTTATTTAAACTATAGAACTTACATAACTCGCTAATTCTCATATTAGTTACCAATCCATGCTCTTTGTGATACCACTTTAAATATTTGGGCTTATCGACAGAGGGAGGCAGTTCTCTTAATATCCCCTCTTCAGTATAATGTATCCAACCTTTGTGACTTTTTTGCTCTTTTTTTATTACCCTGCGAATATTACGCCTATCTAAACCATAGAACTCACAAAACTTGTTAATGCTCATATCAGTTACCAGTCCATGATCTTTGTGATACCACTTTAGATATTTGGGTTTATTGCCGAGGGGGGACAGTTCTCTTAATATCTCCTCTTTAGTGTACTGTTTACTCAAACCCTTCCAGGCCATTCTATCTTCCAAGTTACCCCACAATCTGTAGTTAGCGTAGTGCCACATGGCATGGCGAGCTACAGACACTTTTACTGTATTCTCGCGTGAATCCGATCCGCCCCTGTACCGAGGGAGAACGTGGTGAGTGTGGGAAATTGTCTCTGGGCTTAAATCGCAACTGGCCATAAAGTTCACCTAGCCTATATTTTAACAAAAAAATTACGGGCGGTTGTTGAAAGCAATTTGACTGCGTCACGACCCTTAGCGTAGATGTTTAACCGAAATCAGACCGAGCTAAGGATCTCTCTGCTTGAGGAAAAGCAGCAGACGCAAGAGGAAATATCTAAACAAATGCTTGAGAAACTGGAGCAGGCTGTTGAAAAAATTTCCGAATCGACCAGGGAAATTTCTCAGATTCTTATCCGACACGAGGAAAGAATTGAACGATCTGTACAGATAAACAATTCTACGGTTCAGGTTATTGACCGGTTAGAAAAAAGCCTGGGAGAGGATATAAAAAATGTAGATCAGAGGGTAAATGGTCTGTCAAAAGAGATAGACGGGTTGAAGAGTAAGCAGTGGCTATGGGCTGGAGTGCTCATGGCCATTTCATTCTTTATAGCTTACTACGACAATATCCAAATGTTTAATCAGGGAAGAATAGACCAGCCTTCCGCTCCCCATGCGAGGTAGAAAAGTAGTCTGTAGCGACGGTAAAATCTACACTATTCTCAGCACGATTGTGGATTTTTCCGGACATTACGCTATATGGGTCATAAAAGATTGTAATGAGACGAAAGTGGTCGACTCTAGGCGATGCACGTTGCTAGACTGAGCGGGAATTCTGGAGCTTTATGGGCAAAGCATTAACTGACCTCTTCAACAGGCTTGGACAAATAATCTCCAGACTCAAAAACCAACAAAAAAACCTACCTACATCTGACAGATTCGCCTCATATTGCAGCGAGAATCCCTGGGCACCTTGCGCTAAGGTTTACGATGTATGACACTGGCGAACGTAAGTACGCTTTTGTAGGTGATCTGCATGGGCGTACTAGCTTGCTTGAATTTATCCTGAGTAGGGATAAAGACAACAGTTACCACTTTGTACTCACAGGAGACATTCTACATCACAAGCACCATTTTAAAACTACCAAGAGAACATCTCCCATCTCCATGCTAAGTCTGGTTCACTCTCTGATCCAGTCAGGTAAAGCAACTTTAGTTGTTGGCAATAATGAAAACTACATCCTTAAACATCTTATTTTGCCCGAAGCCGAGATTAGAAAAAGGGAAGCTAAGTATACGTTGAATTGCCTCAAGCAAATTAGTCTAGCTGACCGAGTCAAATACATCAATATGTTGGCTAGTTCACCCTGCAGCTTGGAACTAGATGGGAGATTTAGAGTCGCTCACGCTTATTACAACCCTGAGGACAGAGAGTCCTGCTTGTACGGTCCGGGCTATGCCTGGTTCAAAGATGATGATCTGCGCCTCAAGCATAAAATCGACCCGAAGTATACCTATATCCACGGCCATTACGGTTTGCCCTATCTCCGGCAGAACATAAAAATACTTGATGCGACTAAATTAGAAGCGGTAGGTGTATATTATTCGGACAGGGACGAATTCATGCTATACTACTAACATTACCGCTTTTATTCTTCCGACTTCACTACTCTACTCGACCCATGACTCTGAACCCTCTCGGATACTCTATTCTCCCCAGCAATATGGCGGAGAGAGTGTTTGGTAAGACTCCGGTCAGCGAGTACAAGCCTCGTGCCAACGTCAACTCAATTATTGACGAAATGAAAAAGTTCGGGGTTAATTTTCCTATAAAAAACCCTGGCATATTCACCAACTTGCCCGATTTTTATATTCCGGAGATCGAGGGCGAAAACATATCTCAGCATTTTGCCACTATCAGTAAAACAATTCTAGAAGATAAGGTAAGACTGCTCAGAAATTTTTCTAGCGCTGAGGTCCCCGAACCCCCTTCACCAGACTGTTTTGTATACAAGGCTGGCTGGACCCGGTACGGGTTTAATGGCGAGGTTGAGTGGATTGGCGATAAGGGTCTAAAAGATGTACCAATTGCTATTTTTGACTGCGAGACTTTCGTACAAGGTTCGATATTCGGCCACCCAATCTTGGCCAGTGTCGTGTCCGCCGATTCGTACTACTTGTGGATGCATGAGTCTTTTGCAGACACTAGCATAGCCTATACCCCTAAACTTGTCCCGTTAAATACAAAGAATAGCCTGCTTATCGCCCATAATGTCGGGTTTGACCGACAACGCACTCAAGAAGCCTACGATCTTCACCACGATCCTTACCACCCCACATCCCCCTCAGGCAACTTGTGGTTCGATACTTTCTCCGCGCATATAAATGTGAGCGGATTAGCCTCTGATCAGCGGTTTCTGTTTGTCAGCAAGGATTTGGACGATTCGGTTCTTCCGGCCTGGGCTGATAAAGGCTCGATGAACAATTTGATCGATGCGTATAATTTTCACTGTAAGCCCCTCATCCCGGCAGAAAAAGACACAAAAAAGACCCGTAACTTGTTTGTCGATGCTACGAGCATGTCGGAGTTTCTTCCGGATAGAGATAAGCTTGTCGCATACGCCCTGAACGACGCAAAACTCACCTTCGATCTGTATTCAATACTAGTCCTCAAGTATCTCCAATCTAATCCGTCCCTAACCACCCTGTATGGACATTTTGCTCAAACCTCTTCTATTCTGCCCATCACTCCAGATTGGCATGATTGGGTGAATAACTGCGAGAGTGTTTGGAGACAATCTATTGATCGGCAGAGTCAACTCCTCACCGAGCTAGCTCAGCAGCTACTTCAGGACTGGAAAAATGACGAAGTCGATATTGAAAACGACCCGTGGCTTAACCAACTTGACTGGACCGCTAACTATGCGCTGAAGTTGAATGGTCAGCCCAAATCCAAATGGTATGGTGTACCTATGTGGTATAGGAAAAACTGTGAGATTAATAAAGAGACGGGAGAAATTAAACTAAAGGCTATAACGACTAAGACTATATTGAGCCACTTGCTCTTAAGGCTGACTTGGCTAGGACAACCTATTGTCCATACTTCAGATCAGGGCTGGACTTTCTTCAACAAAGAGAAGGGCCTTTATGAGCGTATTCCACATGTGAACGGAGAAGGGGTCAATGTCGGAGGGGTACTGAGTAAAGACTTCCTGTCCGATTTCGAGTCAGGTACTTTGTCTAGCGAACTCCCACAGGCCAAAGAGCTTATTAAACTGGCCATTAAAGTCTCCTACTGGACTTCGGTTAGAAGCAGGGTTTTGGCTCAGCTCCCCATGAAGGCTAATGACTCCGATCTGACGGTTATCGTCCCTCAAACCGTACCCCATAACACTGCTACTAATCGGGCAGGGGAAAGTCTTTGGCTGACTGTTCCTGACCCCAAGCCTGAAAAGATAGGGACAGAGGTTAAAACTCGAGTCCAGGTTAGCAGCCCGTATACGTTTATTTCGTCGGACTATGATGGACAAGAAGCTGTAGTTGCTAGTATCTTTGCCGACTCTTACCACCGGATCTCCGGCAGCACACAATTCGGCCATAGTATTTTGGCCGGATCAAAAGACGATGGCAGTGACATGCACAGTGTCACCGCTAATACTATTGGTATAAGCAGATCGATAGCAAAGGGTTGTAACTATGGCATGATGTACGGAGCTGGTGTAAGAACTCTCGCATCGACTATACGCAAGGGTAATAAATCCATACCGGTGGCTGAAGCTGAAAAACTAGCCAAAAGGCTTATAGAAAGAAAGAAAGGAAAGAAAGCAAGCAAAACCTCCACTTTCCTGATAGGCGGTAGTGATTCTTATGCCTACAACGAAATGGCCCGTATAGCCAATATGACTACGCCTTGCAACCCCTTAAGTGGTACGAGAATGTCCACTGCTTTCCGACCATCCTCAGTCGGTAAAGACTTCTTTACCATGAGAAATAACTGGGTGATTCAATCTACAGGAAGTGCAATGCTTCACGCATTCCTAACCTCTATGGAGTACTTGACGAGAAAATTTAGTGTATCAGCTCGGTTCTGCATGTCTGTACATGACAGTGTTTTGTACATGTGCAGAGAGGAAGATGCGGACTTAGTATCCGCCCTGTACCAAATTGCCCATTTGTGGAGCTGGGCTTGGCTAAGATACCGATATGGGATTTGTGAAATGCCCCACGCCAACGCCTGGTTCAGCAGTATCGAGGTCGATAAGATCTTTCGCAAATCGGCTACTGCCAGCACTGTGACCGTGTCTCAGCCTAATCCCGAGCCGGATGGCAGAGCGCACACCATCGTCTCCCTTGTTCCCGTGCTAGAATGTTTGGGTAAGAGACTCCAGACCAGGAATGGAACTATCCAGAATCACGGAAGCCCTACGTGAAGGGGAGGAGTACCGGGAAGTTCTTGCCTGGGCGGAAGAGAAAGGGGAGACTGACCTCTTTTCTGCCTTTTTGTCCTATCACGACTTCGATCCCGACTCAGAGTCAGCTTCTCCTTTTCTCTTAGCCAAAGAGATCCTTACTGAGAGGGGCGAATTGTCTCAAGAAGAGATTGTTTTGCTGCTGTGCAGGATGTCCGAAACTTTTTTCAATGAAATGTTCCCCTAAGTGTTCTGTCGGGGAGAGATCACCTCCTAACTCTCCTTAACCGGTCGGCTTTTTCGACAAGTCGTTCTCGCCGCCCGTCACAACAAGAGCCTAGCCGGGGTAATGGGAACTGAGTTATCATTCCTACCCGGCTACCGAGTTCTTGTTGCTGTCCTCTGCAACGTTATCATGCGACATTCTTTTTCAACCGCTCTTGTAGCCGCTCTAGGGTTTACCGGACTCGTCTCTGCTCCATCTGCCATGGCAGCTTGCGGCAAAGCAAGCTACTACGGCACGAGTGAAGACGGGTATGCCTGGCAAAGAACTGCCTCTGGCGAAAGGATGAACCCTGGGGAATTGGCAACTGCTCACCCCTCACTACCGTTCGGCACCCGAATTGCAATTCGGAACATGTCAAACGGTCGTGAAGTTACGGTCCGGGTTAATGACCGAGGTCCGTTTGTAGGGGGGAGAATACTTGACCTGTCTCCGAGGGCTTTCTCAGTGATCGCCCCGTTGCGGTCCGGTACAGCAGATGTTTGCTACAGCCGGTTGTAAACTCCCGCACTAACGTCTACCCCTCTAACCAGAGGGGTTTTCAGTCGAACTCTTTGTTAACCGAACCGAGCAGATACTTCAAAGTGTTGCAGTCGGACATAATGTCCTCGATCACATTCAGAGTACCGTAATGAGACTTTTTATCACACTGCTCGTGCAAAGAGTCAAGAGCGCTGCTTAGTTCGTCTACAAGGTTCTCGATCTCTTTGGCCAGACCGGGTAGAGTCTCCCACTCAATCTCAGCTACCGAGCCGAAGATTTTGGCAGGGATTTCAACTCCTTGCCCTCTGGCTTGCTCAGCCAGCGTATCAATTTTTGCGCTGGCGGTTTCATAAACTCGTTCGAACAGGAGATGAAAGTGGAAAAACTGTTCACCTTCACAGTTCCAGTGGGCTAGTTGAGCCGAACTGGACAGATTAACTTGCGCTGTTAGAGCGTCTACAAAAGCGGATTCCATAAGTAGGGGGCGGGCAATCTGAAAAGTCAGGGGCTTGACTTCTCAGTATTATAGCTTCTTTCTAAGTTAATTTCAACAGGTTGGTGGCTGCTAGTTCCTGGAAGAGTATTGGGCACGGTCCCCACTGAATTTCTCCAAAGCCCCATGTCGATGTTCAGTTTAAACCAGGGGGGTATTTCACCTCCGTCCAGTGCTCCGGCTTTGGTGCATTTCCACACATTGCTCAGCGTGCCGGAAATAGTCTTGGTCGTGTCTACAGTTCCGTCAACTCTTATAGCAGTGATCGGAATAAACACGTAGCTGGCCGTGCCATCTCCCGGATTAGTGCAGGATACGGAGAGGTTATCTCCTACATTCCTGCCACATCTCTCATCCTCAACTACATAAGTCTCTGTCTGCCCCTCCCCAATCAACCTCCTCCAAACCGCTAATCCGGTCTGCCTATTTTCCGGGGTGACCAGGCACTTTCTCTTAGGCAGGAAATCCTCCACCTTAATGGGGTCGAATGCAGCGCAGGGTTGAGAGTAGAATCTGCCATCTGCTAAAAGAACTTCTATGCTGTACTGCTGCTCGTAGATGAATTGTGATGACTCCTTGGTAACCTGGACAAATTTTTCCGGACCGAGTTCAAAACCGGTTTGAAACTCTAACCCTGGTACTTCAGGCACCCAGCCAGTGACCGTATCCGCTAGAAGGTCAAGGATGGGTAAACAGAACGAGTGCCCTTCTCGCTGCGCCTGCTTGTAAACCAGGGTCAGAGAATAGTTTATTGTCCGCTTTCTGACTGTCGGGATATACGCACCTTTGTTTGGGTTGTCTGTATTCGATCCGACAAAAGAAACAATTATCATTGCCTGTTCGGCTACTCTTCCGGATTTGTCTATTTCCTCAGCGAGACGGAGCACGACCGCGCTTTGCCCCAGCGCGGTATGAACCCGTTTATGAAGCTGATTTTCAATCTCCAGGAGCATTGATATTCGTTCTCTTTCGAGCTTTCAACGGTTTTTTGTTAAAATATTGGCAAGGGAGAAAATCATGACCACCTTTTGGGAAAACACTTTAGATGAAAAGTGGCGCTGCTTTGTCGAGAAAGAGTCCGATGTTGTCGGAGTGTTAAAAATGGTGGATATTGAGACAGACGAATGCGTCTTTCAGAAGCTAGTCCCGGTCTCAAAATACTTCCGTCAACAGGACATTCTTAGCTGGGGTAATTTGTGTCTGATCGAAGCGAAAAAGTTCAGCTCGTAGCTGACAAAATGTCCGAGCAGGTAAGGGTGTTGGCAATGTCCTCACCCTCTGCTCGGAGAGTAGGATGCGTATTGCTAAAGAAAGGTAGAGTAGTAGTCAGTACTACTAACCTAGAGGGTAAGACACATCCTATCCAATCTAATTTTGCGGCCAGAGTCGGACAACCTTACCGAGTCTCTCTTCATGCCGAGATCAGGGCCTTGATTAAATCTCGAGTAAGGGCCGACACGTTGATTGTTGGTCGAGTCAACAAGGCAAATAAGTTGTGCTTGTCTAAGCCCTGCCCGGCATGCCAACTGGCCATATCCGAATCGGGTGTGAAAAGAGTTTATTATTCGACTGACGGAGGCAAATGGGAAGAATTAAAACTCTCCCCCTGAAATAAAATCTACCAGTTCCCAATACCCTGTGGTGTAGTTATACGCTAGCAGGTCGTCAGGTTGTGGAGACCGGGTAAAGTTTACATCGGACAGATCCCTAAGCTTTCTAGTCCCTTCCAGTGCGATAATATACTGACGCAGCTCGCTAGCCGACTGCTTGTAAGGAGTCGAGTCGGGAAACACCCCGAATGAGGAATGGTTAAGTCCTTGCAGTCCGGAAGAGTTGTAACTGCAAGCGCTTCCGGAGGAGTTTGGTAGTATGGTTAGCAGTCCGGCACCGCCAGGCTGGGCTGGGTTGAACGGGTCGTAACCGTAGGGCTGGTTAAGTGACATGTTAGAAAGTGTCCGATTCTTGTAGACCACCGTCATAAGTGGTTATGTTGCCATCTGTGTCCTTAACAATCAGGACATCTCCTTCGACCGGTGTAGCAGCGTCTTGAGTATCGGAGAACGAGGCCAGGTCCCTGGTTGTCTCCAATTCGTCAAATAGTCTGTTTACAGCCAGGGTCGAATCACCAATCAGCGTGACATTTTTTCTGTCAATAGATCCGCTAGGTTGTCTACTAGCTACATTATCAATAACCACAGCGTCTTTTCTCTTGTACGGGTTCCATCTGTTGTTAGTACCCCATCTCATCTCCCACCTCGCTAGTGATGTATCAGTGAATGATCGGTCTCTCTGGGTATTGGTCATTACCATAGAGCAACCACCAGTCCAGTACCGATAAGCCTCTTGCCATTTCAATCCGGCTGAAGGAGACGCTTTACTAGACCATAATTCGAGCTGTTTTAGGGCGGTTTCGTAAGCGTATATGACTTGTTCTCTAGGCCGCAGTGTGTCTAGATACCATCTGGCAATAGTTGCCTGAGTCCTTCTGTAAGACCCTGCGATTAGCAGTTTCCCCTGGGGCGGAGCAGTTTCGATATAGTTATTAATCAGTACGGCAGAATCATTTAACGCTGTTTGAATTCTGTTATAGTTTATTGTGTTTGCAGTCGGGTCTTCTAATCTGGATAGCTCAAGAGCCTCATTAAACCCGAACACCTCTATAAAGTAGTCAACTGTAGCCGGGGTACAGTTGTTAGCTACTCCGAAAGAGTCTGGAGGTGGAGTGTAAAGTGGCATATCTATTAAATAGATCTCTAAGCTGCTTTCAACAAAAAAGCCCGCCTATTAGGGCGGGCGTAATTAGCTCTTGTTAGGGGCTAGGCTCAGTAAGTGCCTACGGGGTTGAGGAAGACAGCACCGGCACCGCAACGGCCAGTTTCGCCCATGCCAACAAGCTCGAATGAACGCTCGACAAGAATGTCACCAGTGAAGGTGCGACGCTCGACGTTAAAGCGCTCGGGAGTAGCGATAGGATAGCCGGACAGGGTATAGGTATACCCAAAGGCCGGATTACCATAGTTCGCATCGAGGGCGGGGGTGAAACCGTCAGTTGAGCTGGAAGGATGGTAGAACAGAATAGCGACATTGCTGTAGATATTCTCGAGTTCACCAGTGTTCTGGTTCAGCTTCAGACGACGGGCGACGCGGATTTCGTCAAGACCAAAGATCTCGGCCAGAGTCTTCTCGTTGACAAGAATACCGCGCTGCATGAAGTCACGAATACGCTTGTTACGCTTGAGGGCGTTAAAGGCTTCGGGAGAGAGAACGAGCTTGTTGGGATAGCAACCAATCTGGCTACGAATTTGCTCTCTCATGGCGTCCATTAGGACTTCCACATCAGAGGTCGGGTTGTTGAACTGATCAGCACCACCGTTGTAAGTGGCCAGATCGAGTACGTTACCGGTCTCGTACTGAGTAATGTCTTGGACTTTAGCAGCTACTTGGATTTCCCAAGACTGCATTAGACGGTTAGCGGCGTCCTTGGCGGCATAGGCGCGAAGGTCGATAGCCGCAGCACCATTCTTAGCCTCAGCGGCTACTTCTTCGGCAATTTCCCAGCTAATGGCTTCTTGACGAAGAGCGAAGCTCCGAGTGCCGAATTGGTTCTGGATCTTCTGGATGTTAGTGCCGGGAGAACGTAGGAAGTTCTGAGCGGCAAAAGCCTCCTTACCGAATACCAAAGTTCTACCCGCTCTAACGTTCATGGAAACGGAAGGAGCGAAGAAGGTAGCTACACCGTCAGCGTTCTTGTACAGAATGTTATCGTAGAAGCTCTTTATCTTCTACTTCTTACAGTTTCCTGTAAGTTCGGACTATATCTTCAGCCTTGAGGCTGAGGGGCACTCGTGGGAGAAATTATTGTTGGGACTCATTCTCCTAGTCTCTGAACCTTCCGAGAAAACTTTGCCCATTCTCGGCTTGGCTGCTGATCACCATGTCTACTTTGATGCCATGGAATACTTTTCTTTCGCCGCGCACTAGTCTTATAAACTTTAAGTGCTCACTTTTCTTAACTTTTATTCCCAACAAAACACACAGGTATTTGCTAGTTTCTGAAAAGTCAGAAAAGTCCTTTTGATTTATAAAAAGGACCCTGGATCCATGTTTAAACCTAAAAGAACAGTTTTGCAGACTAACTGTTTTATTCGTAAATCTGCTCTTTCTGTTTTGGAGGATGTTTTTCTTAGAGGCTTTTGAGACATTTTGTCTCCAAGTTTCTCCCCTAGCAGCAATCCCCGATTTTCTTTTAAGCATAGTCTGATAGGCTTTTTTAGAGCATGCAGACCTTTTTTCAAATGTCCAGGTTTTTTGTGCGAGTTTACTAGCTTCTCTCTTAGCCTCTCCAGTTATGTCTCCCCTCATAAAAAGGTAAGCTAACCTGTCAGGTTTAGAGTTGTAAGCTATCCATCTGTAGTAATGAGCTAGAATGTGATTTTTTCTGGTGAGATAAATGAGGTTTTGTTTTTCATTTGTTCCTCCAGAATGTCTGGGCAAAATGTGGTGTTTTTCCATATAGACCCCAGACACTTTATCTGTTTCTTCTATCAAGCGACAATGCTCGATAAATTGCTCATACACAGTTTCCATAACCAAAGAGATTTAGGCTTTCCAGCAATTCACCCCTTTATAATACCAAAAATTTCTTTTTGGCACGGCTACAATTAACCTTGTGCTAGCTGAGTTAGGATGGGGTCAATTACCCTTACCTGATCAAGATTCATCATGATGATTTTCCCTTAGTGAAAAGAATTAGATTCAGGCGCCAGTCTCGTTGCCGAGCTTCACCCGAATGTATTGACCAGCACCAGCAGCGCTGATTACATCCAAGCAGCGACCCATCACTACACCCGAGCCAGCAGTGCTAGAAGCAGTACCGGAAGTGGTGGAATAAACAGCGTCGTCTACAGCGAAAGTAGAAGCTGAATCTACTTCGACAATGGCAATACCAGTCGTTACCACACTCATCAGGCCCTGGTACGGGAATACGCCAGGCTTGTTAGGGGTAGTGCTGGGGTTAAACTTACCATCCCAAGTACCAGGCCAGATATAGGCAGTAGCGCCGGAAATGGAAGTAGCAGGGGCGGGAGATACGGTAGCGCTAGTGTCGCTAGCTACACTCATAACCCGGTAAAGATTCGCACCAATTTTGATCGTAGTGCCGACAGGCATTTGCGGATCGAAATTAGTACCGGCTCCGGTCACAACACCAGCGGTGCTGATAGACAGAGTACCAGTAAGAGCGGTCATATCAGATTCGACAACCTGATAGCCTTTGTCAGTCAGTTCACCTTGACCGTAAATACGGTAGATGTTCACGCCAGCGGCATAGCCACCGGCAACAGGGTAAGCGCCAGTTCTCTTAACAAACCGGCATCGTTCTACACCATTAAGTAGAGCGGTAGCATCAGAGACGGTTACGGTCTCTACATACTGGTGGTCGAACGACATGTAACGAGGATCAGTCGCCATGTAGTTAAGTCTCCGTGTGAGTTAGATTGATCGTCCCGATCAGTTGATAGTATTTCTACTACTCTGTGTAACCAGAACAGATAGTCTCAGCTATCTGCCGATAAGGGGAGATTACTCTCCCCCAACCGTTGTTACACTGATCAGCTAATAAGCCTTCAACAGGCTTCAGTCAATTTCGTCAGAGATGACGAGTCTTAGGGCGGACATATAGTCCGTATTGTTCTTCTCTGCGTAGCTCAGAGCCTTGGAGTGCAATTCGGAATTGCGCTCGTCGTAAACATAACCTTCGGCATTGGGCCGAACCGGCTTAGCTTTCTTCGGAGCACTGGCTTGAGTTGCAACTTCGCTGAAGCTGACCATGGAGGGCAGGCTGTCCAGCATAGACTTCATGAACTCGAACTGGGAAACTTTGCCGCTTTCGCTAAAGTTCACACTGTTCTTGGAGTTCAAGGTCTCCATAAAGCGAACAAGATCGCCACTGGAAACAACCTGGGGAGTCAACTTACCATCATCGTACAGAGTCTCACAGAAATCAGAGATTTCTTTTTGTCTCATAGCACGCTTTTGAGTGGCTAGTTCTTCTTCAAGCTGGGCAACTTTCTCAGCTAGAGGGTCGGGAGTCTCAGAGAACTCCGCCGTGTAAACCTCTTCTTCACCAGGCTCTTCTTCGCTATAACCGGGCATGTTGCAATCTTCAGCCATATTGCTGGAAGACTGAGCAAGCTGGTACAGGGCCATAATGAGCTGTTCTTCGGTGTACTTAGAGGCGAGATCTGAAGCAACTTTCTCGTCGTCGTCACCGGACATGTCGTCCACACCGCTGTCGTCCGGGCCGGAATCGCCCTGGTCACCGTCCGGGCCTTCGCCATCGGGCGGAATCGGGTCGCCCTGGCCATCGCTCTCATCGCCCATGTCGCCGCCACCATCAGGCCCTTCGACCATGTCGGTTCGCTGAAGGCTCGGATCGACCTGACCGGGTGCGGGAGATTCAGGGTTCATGTCATCCCCATATTCCATGTCATACGGAGCAGCAGCGCCCGTATTCTGGGTTTCAAAGCCGGCTTCGTTTACTTCGTCCGGCTCATTAGCCTTAACACCATTAATATTCACATTAATGGTCATCCCCTTGCCGTCAGCGTGATCGACAACTTGCTGCTTGGGGGCTTCGGTTTTTCTTCTAGCCATAGTTGGGTGATTTTCTTGAAATGAAATAGAAGACTCCCTTGGAGTTATTGTAATCGAGCCTTCGGGTAGGGTTTCGGAAAAGGCTGTGAGTCCTTTTACCGCCGGTATGGACACAAGTCCGAGATGGCGAAGGGACAGACTACCCGGAGTGGGATTAGTGTCCGCATCGGGCAAGTAGAACGAGCTACTTACCTTTTTGAACACCCCGTCTCGGATTAGTTTTTCTGCTTTAGGGGTAAGTTCTACCTTACCCCACAGAGATTTGCCCTTCCGCCAAACTTCTCGGACATGACCTAGAGCAGGTGTACTGTCATCTTGGTCATGGCCGATAATTAATGGTGCTTCGTGTTTGGTTGGCCGGTAGCTATTCACTACCTGATCAAGGTCTTCTTCCGAAAACACCATCTTCTGACCCGTAGAACTGATCTGCGGGCCGGCCCGAAACATCTCGACATATACAACCCGTCTGGGCTGTTGTTCTGTCAAGGGCTTCTCAGAGTTGAGAACTATTTCGGGTTGTTGGCGAAATCTGCGAGCCATGATTACAGGTTAGTAGCGCTCAGGAACGCAGCAAATCTTTCCTCGTTTCTACTGAACGAGTCGGCCAACAGGGCTACCTGACCGGCGGGAGTTCTGGCAATTGTAATAGCCAGTCTCTCCAGGGTCGGGCTAGTAGCCACATACGCATCCATACGAACTGTACCCTGTTCGAGTAGAGTTGTGGAGTTGTTGGAATCGTCACATACGACTAGGTATGCTTGCTCAGGTCTGTTGCCAAACAGAGCACCTTGGCGGTAGAACTGGTTGAGTACTTGAGACGCGATCGATTTCACTCTGGAGTAAACCGTACCCGCGCTATCAATATTCTCAAACAGCAAGTCGTCAAAGCTTCTGTTCATCACATCAATCAATACGTTGAGTATGACTCGAGTATTGACAAATCGGAACAGCGGGCTGCTAGAAAGGGTTCGCGAACCCCAAACAACAATGCCACGGTTAGGCAGAGACCGGATTGGGTTCAGACCTAGGGAATAGGTGACTTCCTGCTGCTGGGCAGTAATGTTGAACTTGAGACCGGTAGCTCCGCGTAGCGGGTATCTGGCACCAGCGGGAGGCTGTTGGAAACCTTCGTTAATGTATCTGCCGCAGGCGATACCAGCTACGAAACCGCTAGCGGGTACATATCTATCATCAAGGTTTTTGATGTACGGAGCGAAGAAGGAGGCATGGCCATAGAATGAACCTGCGCTCTTTTTGATCAGATCTAGCTCTTCCTGGGCATGAGGAAGGATTTCCGAATCACCGCCGCAGTCAATCAGTGCGACATGTTGAGTGTTGCTGATACCTTCAGTCGAACCGAACCGGCCTTCAGCAGCGGAGATCAAGGACTGGGTAACTTTCAGTCTTTCTCTCATACCTTCGCTTCTGGAAGCGATGTCAGAACCAGCGCTGTAGGACAATGAGCTATATGCCTCAGGGGCTAGCAGGAAGCCTGGCGAATAGTAAGTATCCGTCATGCTCTTTTCAATGCCGTAGACAAAGTCCTGAGCTTTGGCGGATGAAGTCAGCTTATAGCTGCTATAACCAACATTCTCAGCAACCGAGGTCAGTTTGACCACGTTCTGGTCGACTAGACCCTGGCGATTAGTACCAGCCAGAACCGGGCTTACCAGACCATTTTTAGCCGTGATACGGACACGCAGCACATAGTCATGGGAGAAGAAGCCATTGGCTAAGGACTTGTCCAAGCTAGCGCTAGAGCCAGAGGCGACGGTTACGGTAGACGGGGTAACCGTCAGGGCTGTGTCGCTGGTAAGGGCAGTTACAGTGAATCTGGTCCCGTTAGCAACAAACACACTGCCTACACCTAGCTCTTCAGTGAACTTAGTGTTCGAGCCAGTAACAGTACCGGAAGAAATAGCCAAAGTACCTGACAGTGCAATCTCTTCAATATCCGGGCGGATAAACGGCGCACCGGCTACTGAGATCAGGTTGCTCACTCCGTAGCCATTATTAGGGGCGTAGGAAGTGCCGCTGTAGTTGGCATTGGTCGTTACTGCTTCCAGGTCGTAATACTGAGCTAGACCTTTTTCGGCCAGGATAGCTACAAGCTCGTTTTTCAGGTTTACAGTTAGTTCGCTAGGAGTGGCGCCATTGACAATAATTGCCCGGTTCTCTCCAGCCACAGACACATAGAACACCTGAACCGAGTCGGGAAGATAGCCTGTGCGAGTAGTAACTCCGCCCGTGGTCGTTACCGAGCCGGTGGGAACAGCGCTATTAGAACCGGATACGATTTTTGCAAAGGTGGTCGTGCCCAGATCATATCTCCAGTACACCGCATTAACGTCTAGCCACTTGTCACCACTGCCAGCACCCGAGCTAAAGTCCTTGCTAACTGCGATAATCTTGTCATCGGGAATAGCGGTGTCAGCGGTATAGACACCCTGATCGAGCAGATAGTCAACGATAATGTCTGACTGATCTACTGACGGATCGTAAGTGCCGGAGACAGCGTCGTTGGCGGCCTGGACGTACAGGCTGAGGGCCGAACCGTCGATATAGAGGATGCCTTCACCCGTTGCGATCTCTCTGCTATTGCAACGGAAGTTGATCTCTTTTACCGAGGTGTAGAGTTTTACTACGTTGCTGGTGTTGAGGCTGAGCGGGTTGAGGTAGGAAGTGTCGCTAAACTGATAAGCGACAAATCTCTCAACTTCAGGGAGCAGAGTATTGTCTCTGGAGAAGATTCTGAACTTGGCCTGAGTGGCTTCTGTTGCAGTTTGCTCTACTTGATAGAAGCTGGAGAAGTCATCGGAGTCTGTACCGGACAGAAAAACGAAAAGGTCTCTAGCATTATCTACCACGTCCAGAGCGGTCGTAGAGATAACTCTGATCTCATCGCCGTCTACATCGTTCACACCAATCGGAGTGCCGAAGTATCTGCCGTTTACCTTGATCGCAAACGCATTATATCCTGCACCAGCACCGCTCAGGCTCAGATCGATTACTGTTTCGGGGGTTGGGGTAACTCTACTGAAGTAAAGGATCCCATTAGTGCCTACGTTGTCAAAAAATGCTTTGACCGAGTCGTAAGTAGTTAGTGCTCCAGGGCTACCAACAGGTTTGCTACCACCAGTCTTAGCCAAAAAATCCTGCTCAGAGGCTACTTGGGTTAGAGTGTAAGGTAGGTAGGGGGAATAAATGCCTTCCGCATTGCCTTCATAGTATTCATCGGCCGCAGTAGTACCGAACAGGTACGCTACGGCATGGCTTGCGATAGGCTGTGGCAGACCACCAGTGGCCGTCTGGGTAACAAAAACTCCCGGACGATTTAGGGTAGCTGCATTAACGGTGACTTGATTAGCCAAGGTTGATCTCCATTAGTGTACAGACCTCTCTATTAGCTTTCACCCCTGTTTTTGCGATTTTTACAAATCAGGAGCTGGATTAGCCCCGTATGAGGTATAAATTTCATAAAGTTTCGTCATAACCCAATCCGAACACAGCGAATCTCCGCACTTACTACCGCCCAACATTCTCACAACAGTCCTCAAAAGCTTGTTAAAATCCTCCACCCCCATTATTTTTGATGATACGACTACAAATCGGTTCAGGTTGACAATATCCCTGTCAAGGCAAATTCGATAGAGAATTACCATCAGCGAGAGAAGCTCGTCGCTAGTAACCTCGTCACTAAATTTGCTCTGCGGGCTTATCATTATTCATTAACTCCATAGCCTCTTTGTGTATGACACACATAGCGGTAAATTTCGACATTGGAACTTCTTCCATCTGCGCGATATTCTGAAATGAGCCGTTCTGAATCGAGTAACATTGTCTTAACCAGTCCTCCTTAGGCATGTAGTTTTTTATTATGTTCTCCGAAACGGACAAGAAGACTGCTCTTATGGCTCGAGGAGTTAGTGACTCGATTCGTATTGTTGGAGAGACGAGTAGCCTCTGCAATACTTCTATAATCTTGCCCGAATTGAGAGATAGTAGGTTGTCTTTCCTGATAACTACACTGTCAAAAAACTCTAAATCAGACCCTAGCATGTCTCTGAATACCAAGGCATTGTTTTTAGAGTCTATGCAACTTACCGTATAGTTATAGTTTATCTTCGTCGTCACTTCCGGTGCCGTCGTCACTTTTGGTGTCGTCGTCATCCTGTTCACCACCAATCAGCTCCTTAATCCCCGCCGCTAGTTTGGCAATTTGCTTAGAACGCAGCTTTCTAGCATCTTTGAGGGTTAGTTTTCTCTGACCTGCCGTAGGGTGGTGCATGATGCAAATGATACGAAGAGTAACTTCGATTTCCTCCGTACCTTCTTTGCCCAAAGCCGACTCTACCTTACCAATTTCAATTAAGTCCTCCGCACTAGGTTCTTGCAGGGAAAGAAACTTGCCCGGAGCGATTTCTACGCTCAATACTTCCGGTTCACCGAAGTCGAAATCAGTCACTGACTCAGTTGCAACTGACTCCAGATCCCTCATTTGTTTTGCGCTGAGTGCCATAAACCTCTTCTTAACATATAAATTTCACCTAGTTTTTCAAGAATCGTCATGTTGAAAGCTGGTTAGGAGATTATCAAGTGTCTGTCAAGAGAAACCCATTTGAGAGGTGGATCGGCGTCAGGGATGTTGCTGACTACCGGTCTAGAGAGACTCAGATGAGTTCTCTTACCCGGCAAATGCTATCTTCTGCTGAGTATTTGAGGGATAGGAACAGGGTGAATCCCGGCCCTAGTCGCAATTTGCGGGCAAGACATGCCGACCAAATGGGCCAGGTCCCTCACCTACTAGGTATTGAGGACATGTGGGGCTGGCAAAAATGGACAGAGCCTGGTGAATACCTGACCACATCGTCCTATGCCTCTGGCTTGAAAGAACGCCCGAATAGAGAGGATATTCCAGGTGTGGGAGAAATGCTTCTGGTAGGATTTTATCCTTCTATACCCGATCAAGAGTATACTTTGCCCGGAGTACCGCCAAATAGGTTCGGGGCGAGTGCTTATGAGATTGCTGTGGCTAATGGGTTTGTTGGTACGGAGCAAGAATGGTTACAATCGATCAACTACAGTACTAATAACCCCAACCCTTCCGGGTTTAATCACCAACAACAAGCTCCTTCTGACGAGTGGGTCATTAACCATAACCTTGGATTTATACCCTCAGTCGAACTATTTAATGGCAGTGGCCAAGAAATAGATGCGGATGTAACTCACCCAAGCATCTATCAAACCATAATATATTTTACTACACCTGTATCCGGATTTGCCAGGCTGCTCTGATGTCAAAATACAGACCAATATATACCAACTACGATTTTAAAGGCTCTAGCCGTATCGTCAATTTGCCACGGGCTGTAGACGACAACGATCCGCTTATCCTTGAGCAGGCTGTCGAGCTTTTTTCACAAGCGACTTTGCTATCCGGTGTAGTAGACCCGACCCCTGGCTTAGGTAAAAATGGAGATTTCTATATCAATCGGTCATCCGGGGATTTATTTGGGCCGAAGGAAAACGGGCAATGGCCGGATGGGGTTTCATTGCTTGTCCCTGGCCCTAAAGGAGATCCTGGACCGCCCAAAGCCATAAGCATTGATTCACCCCGTGCAGGAGACGAATTCACTCTTTTTTATACCCAGTACCCCACTACTATTACTCAAGCTTTGGGAGTAGTCAGAGGGACCAACCCTTCTGTAACTTTTGAACTTCGTTACTCGAATAACAGGTCGAATCAGGGGACCCTCGCCTGCGTTCCTAAAACCATAACCAACTCTACTACCGGTGAATTAATAGTAGTACAGAATATGCCTATCCCACCGGATAACTACTTATGGGTCAAAATCACCCAAGTAGAAGGCACTGTCCGAGAATTCAATGTCTCGGTAGAAATTTAACCGACCTTATAGGAAAATCTAATGGCCATCTTCAATAAACTCAACGGGTTTGTAGAGCATCTCTCCGAAGGTGTTCATAATCTGGGCAGCAATCAGCTAGTCGTTGCTCTGAGCAATACGGCTCCGTCATCCGAGTCTACTAATCCGAACAGTACTACCGCTGCGTGTATTCTGGCTAACGTCACTCAAGTAGACTATACCAACTTAAGCGGTACTAACCCTAGAAACGTAACTACTACAAGTAGCGATCAGACTAGCGGAACTTATAAATTGGTTTGCTCCGACCTTGTACTGACAGCTAACGGTGATGTCGGGCCGTTCCGGTATGTGTACTTGTACAATAGCACTCCGGTGTCTCCAGCCAACCCTTTAATTGGGTATTATGACTATGGCAGTTCGATTACTCTGCTTAACGGGGAAACTCTAACTATTGACTTCGACCAAGTAAACGGCCTTCTGACTGTAACCTGATAGTATGGCCATTTACTACCTGGATTTTGAAAACGGTAATGATGCCAACTCTGGGACGACGTTCGCCACCAGATGGAAAACACTAACGTCTGGTGCTACGTCAGGCCGAATAGCTCCGGGTGATACTATAAGGATAATGGCTAGCCCTAGCCCTACCAGCTTGGGTGTGAATGGGGTGTGGACTTCTGGTGTCCTCCAGGCTACAAAAACAATCAGCGCTGCAACTAATGCTACCCCTATCGCTATAACATCCTCTAACCATGGCTATAGCACAGGAGATACTATTACCTTAAGCGGTGTAGTTGGCAATGAAGCAGCTAATGGTACATGGGAAATTACGGTTACTGGTGCTAACACATTCACTTTGAATGGTTCGGTTGGTAGCGGTAACAGAGTCAGTGGAGGTACTCTCAGGTTAAGAAATAACACAAGAATTATTTTATCCTCGCCTGTTACACAGAGCATAGCTAGCACTGGACCCAACAGGGTTGCTTGGACAGCTTCAGCTAACGTAGTCACCGCTTTGAACACTGCTGACTGGAGAGAGCATAGCTATTCAGATAGTATTGATATAGGGGCGGCTTTTACTACAGGCCTAGCAGCCTACTGGCCTACCGGAACTTTAGATTTGTCCGGTTATCAACAAGTTTCTTTTTGGATCAAGCAGACCGCAGGCACGGTAGGTGCTGCGGGCTCTATTGAACTCCGACTATGTTCTGATACTGCTGGGGCAGTTGCAGTCAATACTGTAAGTATTATAGGTTTGGCTGCTACGGGCAGATGGACTTTAGTAACCACCAACTTAGGTGTTAATTTGGGTAGTTCGATACGAAGTATTGCTTTTTATGTGAATACGGACAATGGCGCACAGACATTTCTTATTAACAATATAATTGCTTGCAAGAACAGTAATTCTCCGGACAGTTTGAATTTGGCCAGTCTAATAGGTAAAAATACAGCGACTGAATCTTGGTGGCCTATTCAAAGTATTAACGGAACTAGAGTAATGTTGGATTGTGATACTAATACTCTGCTGACCAGTACCAATAACAGAGGTTACTATGGAATCAGTGAAACTATAACTACTTGGAAGAGGGAAACTATCGCTCTGGGTCCTTTAGCCTCAACAACCACCACCTCTCAAGTAGTTAATAACTCTGGCACTGATGGTAACCCGATTGTATTTTCTGGTGGCTGGGATCGTACAGACATGAGCACACAGACTTCAGAAACATGGCTAGATGGGAGAAATGGTAACGGTCTTGCTCTTAACCTGACTAGTAGAGAGTTTGTAGAAATAGAAACCTTATCTCTATGTAGATTTAACAGGGCGTTGAGCTTTCCTGGAACTGCTAGCTTTTGTAAGTTTAGTTTTGGATCTCTAACTGCATTTCAGACCGAGCCTGTGACTCTACCCAACACAACTAGCAATTGCAGGTTACGTGTTGGATTTTACTACTCCTCAGTGGCGTCATTAGTAAGTTTTATAAACTCAACTTCTGCCATATTTTCACTTGATGTAGAAATAACGAATAAACTTGTTTCTATCCCCTCCAACGCTATATCATTTAACCAGTCTTACTATAACGTAAAATCTACATCTTCGACTAGCGCTCTAATAGCTAATTGCTCAGCTACGGGAATTACAACTAACATCGGTGCAACAACTGTTTCCAATATCACTTTTCTAGATAACGGTAGCTATGCTTTATCCGCGTCCGGGTCTGTTACAGACTGCTATCTGAACAACTGTATCCTATCTGACACTCTAGAAGTTTTTCTTCCTAACTATAACCCGACCAGAATATTTTCACAAAATCACGACGGGGTAGTGGGCAACCACAAAATCTTCATGGACGGCGGGCTAATATCCAGTGCGACAGATCAAAGAAAAACTCCCTCCGGCATTAGTTGGAAACTTCAACCTACTTCAACAGTCCTTCGAAACTCGATCCGGCCAGTATGTTTAAGTTTGGCTAAAGTGGCTTGTTCAGCTAACTCGCTTGTTACAGTCAAAGTATGGCTATACCGGGATAATGCCTCTCTAAATCTGCGTTTAATTTGTAAAGGGGGTCAGATCTCCGGCGTGCCGGACGACGTAGCAACCCTTGCAACTTCTACTAACTCTTGGCAACAAGTTTCTATCTCTTTTACACCTACTGAGATAGGTGTGGTTGAGATACTGGCAGAAGCCTGGGGAGGTACAACTTTCTCTGGCTGGGTAGACGACCTAACTATCACTCAAATTTAACTACCATGGCTTTCCGAGTTCATTCTGTAGAGCAAGACCTGGCGAACAGATGGTATGCCCGTGTTTGCATATCAGACCACGAGTCTGTATTTTTTAAGTTCGAAGATTTCCCTACAATGGAAAGTATACAAGAAATAGCTCTGGAGTTTGTAAGAAACAGGGAGCTTGAGACCCCCGAGGTGTAAGTAGTATATGCCTTTACCAAGCAAAAATGACCTAGGTACTTTAGACTATGTCTACTTAGGCCAACCGTTTTGCCTAGTTGAATCTAAGGGGTTAAGTAGCGAGAGTTTAGACATAGCATATCTAGCTCAACCTTTCGTTGGAATTGGTGGCGGCTCTCAATACTCCATGACCGCAGAGGTCAGGTCGTTTACCTTCACGGGTAGAACTGTTGATACTTTGGCGGGCAGAAAAATTATTCTGAGCCCGAGGAGTTTTGCACTGGGCACATCCGCTGCCGGATTGCTAGCTAACAGGCGTCTCAGATCTGATACGAGAAGCTATTCACTATCCGGGTCGAACTCAAGGTTGTTAGCAAATAGAAAACTATCTTTGAGTCCGGGAATTTTTACACTGAACGTCTCCTCTGTCAGGTTGTTAGCTAGTAGAAGGCTAAAATCTGATACGAGAAGCTATTCACTGACCGGAACATCTACAGGTATTCTAGCTGGCAGAAGACTTTTTTCAAACAGCACCAGTTATACCCTCAGTGTGCAGAATATTGGCTTATCAGCCAAACGTAAACTAACAACGGAAAGCTCTTATTACAATCTGACTACCCCCAACCAATCTCTTCTCGCAAGCCGAAAAATACTAGCGAATTCGGTAAATTTTGAAGTGCAGGTCAATTCTGTCACTTTGATATTTAACCGGGTTATAAGTGCGCCCAGCGCTAATTTTAATATATCTGCTACTGCCCCGTCTCTCATCACAAGCCGTATCTTATCCGCCAATACCTCCCCAGTCTATGTCAGTTTCACGGACACAATACTAGACAGTTATTCTCGAAGAAGAGTGTTAATTTTTTAAGGTTTTGTTGAAAGCCTCTAGAGGCTTACTAACACGATGGGTCAATTTTCCCCCAAAAGCGGTCCTGGTTGTGGAGGGATCAGAAAATCCAGAGATCTGAGCAATTGCTTTCTAGGTGCGACTGGAGTTAGCCAAGTAGAATACCTAATTGGTGCTACTGGCCCGACTGGAGTCGGTTCAATCGGCCCGACAGGGCCTGCCGGGGCTACTGGAGTAGGTGTAACTGGGGCTACCGGACCTATCGGACCTACTGGCCCGTCAATAACCGGGGCTACAGGCCCTATCGGACCTACGGGAGTGGGTGCAACTGGGGCTACCGGGCCTATCGGACCTACAGGGGCTGGCGCAACTGGTGCCACCGGGCCTATCGGACCCACCGGCCCAGGTCTTGCCGACGCCATACTAAATCAATTCCTACTCATAGGGGCATAAAATGGCTATTAATTACAAAGTTCTCGCTCAGAATTCCCCTGCAGCTACAACCACTTCAGATATATACACTGTACCGGCTTCAACCAGTTCAGTAATTTCAACATTGTCTGTTTGTAACAGAGGGGCTTCTGCCACATTCAGAGTGGCTGTTAGGCCGGCTGGCGAAACTCTGGCTAACAAACACTACATTGTTTATGATAACTATGTTGAACAGTATGACTCGTTATTTCTCACCTTAGGAATAACTTTAGCTGCTACGGATGTTGTCACGGTCTATTCAAGTACGTCTAATCTTAGTTTCTGTCTATTCGGGTCGGAGATTGTCTGATGAGCGCTAGGAATGTTCAAGGCTTAACAGTACATTCAAGAAACCTACGAAAAGGCTATGAAGACTATGTCTACTCAATAGACTCCACGAATACCTGGGTTAGAAATCAGGCCTGGCCGGTATTAACTCAACCAGACCCTACTTCTCAAACCGTAACCGGACTCTATGCTGTTTTGCCAGGGGACGGAACTACCGGCCTGGGGAACTTTTTCTCGGTCCTGGTGTCTGGAGACTATACAATTGACCAAGGCGATGGGACTGTGGCTAACGTCTCCGCCGGAGTTCAAAGAGACTACGAATATAATTTTAATAGCGCTAATCTGTATGACGCTACTGTAACATTTAATAGTGCTGGCAGTACAGTACAGAGAGCGTCGCATGGATATGTTAATGGGGATAGAGTAAGATTCTATCGACTGGTAACAGCGACATATATTACAGAGGATCAATTCTACTATGTTGTAAACTCAACTTCTAGCTCATTTCAAATCTCTTTAGAAGAGGGCGGATCAGTCATAACCTTCTCCACTAATGGTTCAGCCTCCCTACTCCCCTATAAAATAGCAACAGTAACTATCACCCCACAATCCGGACAGAATTTAACTTCTGTTGATTTTACCACTACTCACCCGTCTAACACTCTAGCTGCTAACCGAACAACGTCCTGGTTAGATTTAGCAATTAGCGGGCCTAGTATCAATACATTATCTTTAGGAGCTATAAGGCATACTTATATAGAAAGGGTAAACCTATTATCTATGGGTTCAATAACCTCTTTCACCTATTTACTCGCGAATTGCCCGGCTTTAAGGTCGGTATCTATAGAAGCTAACACTCAAAATGTTACCGATGTAAGTTATATGTTTTTTGTATCTGGGATCAATTACGCACCGTTTTTTGACACGTCTTCAGTAACTAATTTCCAATCTATGTTCTCGGGCTGTGCCCCTTTAAAATATGTTCCGGCTTATAATACTTCATCTGGGGTTATTTTCAGCAATATGTTCGCTAACTGTTATTCACTAGTGACAGTGCCCGAATTCAATACGCAAAACGCCACGACAATGGAGGGCATGTTTAACTGCTCTAGCTCTGTTCTGTCAGCTCTGTCTTACGTTCCACAATTTAAAACCGGCAAAGTAACAACTATGAAGAATATGTTTGCAGCATGTTCTTCCTTAACCACTTGCCCGTTTTTTGACACGGGTCTGGTTACGGATATGAGTGGTATGTTTAATGGCTGTACTGCCCTGAGATCAGTCCCATTTTTCAATACTACTGAAGTTACTACTATGGCTAGCATGTTCTTGGGCTGTAGATCGCTAAGTTATATACCTTGTTTCAACACTTCAAAAGTAACTGATATGTCTAGCATGTTCCAGAACTGTAATAGCCTATTAGAACTACCAGAACTAGATACTTCTTTGGTTACCACTATGGCTAGCACATTTTCCGGATGTTCTTCCATTCGCTCTATACCTGCCTTGAACACTCCTTTGGTCACAACTATGGCCAGTACATTCAGCGGGTGTGGTAAATTAGAATCTGTGCCGTTATTAAATACAGTATCGGTAACGAACATGTCTTCCATGTTCAACGCCTGCTATTCCTTGAAATCAATACCAGCGTTTAATACGGCTTTAGTCACCACCATGGCCAGCATGTTTTCTGGCTGTACTCAAATTGAATCCGTACCATTGTTTAATACAGCCTTGGTAACCTCTATGGCTAGCATGTTCCAGAACTGTTACCGGCTGCAATCTGTCCCTTTATTCAATACTGCGGCGGTTACTGCTATGAATAATATGTTCACTTTCTGCCAAAGCCTAAGAGGTGTACCCCTATTCAATACTTCTCTAGTTACCACTATGGCTAGCATGTTCAGTGCCTGCTCATTCTTAAGAACAGTACCTCTGCTAGATACTTCTTCTGTAACTACGGTAAACTCTATGTTTAGCGGATGTACATCTTTAAGTTCTATCCCAGCTCTAGTTGTAACTTCAGTTTCCTCCAGCGCAAACTTTACAAACTTTGTCCTAACCTGTAACTCTAATGGCAGAGTTCAAGCAAAAAATTTCCGTTTTTCTTTCTCTTTAGTAGGCAACAGGTTGTCTAAAACCGCTCTAGAAGAAGTATTTTCTAACTTGCCTACCGTAACCACTTCTCAAACTCTCACCATCGCGAGTAATTATGGGGTAGGTACATTAACAACTAAAACAGCAAACTTAACACTAAGATCTAGCACTATAAGCCTTAGCGATACTAGCGGACTCAGCACTGGCATGATTTTACACTCTGGCACTGGAACCGGTATAACTACTGGCATATCCGCTACTTCTAGCACAACAGCCGATACACTTACATACACCAGCCACGGTCTTAGTAACGGAACCGTGGTCAGTTTTTCATCAATAGGTACTACGACAGGCATCAGTACCTGGACTCCTTACTACGTTGTTAACTCAACCGCCGACACATTCCAAATATCCCTTACTTTGAACGGAGCCGCTATAGATTTAACTGGCAGTAACGGCACAGTAGTGGTCAGATATGCCAACTACATTACTAATATTAACCCGAACGTATCCATAACACTAAGCACACCTTGCGCCAGCACTGCCTCCAACAGCAGCTTGTCTTTCCGCACCCTGGATACGGCCAATGCCCTACTTAAAAACTGGGCTCTGGTCCTCTAACCCTATCCCCCAATGAAACCCGGTTTTTATAAACTTGACCAAGGCGTACTCCTATACGCTTCTACAGAAGTATCCCACGCTGATTACAATCTGCTCTCTGACCTCCACGACACATACCAATATCCAGTTGGCGGATGGAGATGGTTCGATTCTAAAACTGAAGCGGTAGAATTCTTGGGAACAGGTATTGACTAGCCCTTAAACCATTGCCAAAACTCCACCTAATCGGTATTTTTCATACCGTCCACTCCAGCTCCTACTCCCATTGCGCTTTCACAGGGAAAGCTCTCAGGTTCCCGAAAATGATGGCCAGAGCCGGTCATCAAGTCATCGAGTATAGCAATGCTGGATCGGAATCAGGAGCTGAAGAGAAAATTGAGATATTGACAGAAGACGAGTTTAGGCAGTTCTATGGCCTAAATTCTGAACAGGAGTTTTTTGGAGATAGGGCTAATATTGGTAGTCCAGGTCACACCCTTTTTCAGCAAAAACTCATTAGGGAGATGATAGGCAGGGTAGAGGAAGAGGACATAATCTGTCACCCATTCGGTCATGCTCATCAGACCTTGTTGGAAATTTTCCCCAATAACCTACACATAGAAACAGGAATAGGCTATACTACCTTAATGCCCACTAGCTTGAAAATCTATGAGTCCTATGCCTGGATGCACTATCATCTTGGCATGGAGAAAAGGCACGGACATAATTTTGAATGGGTAGTCCCGAATTATTACGATTTAGATGACTGGAAAGTCAACACCAGCCACGGTGATTATCTGGCATTTTTGGGAAGGATAACCGAGATTAAAGGCTTTGACACAATCCGGGCTATTGCTGATAACAGCTCGGTCCCTATTGTTGTCTGTGGACAGGGTAATCTGGATAGGTGGAAACACCCCAACATAACTTATATGCCACCTATAAGTGGTAGAGCCAGGAGTAATTTTCTCGGTTCTGCCAAAGCTCTGCTAGCCCCTTCTATATTTGTCGAGCCGTTCTGTGGCATGTCAGTAGAGGCTATGTTGTGTGGCACTCCTGTTATTAGTGTAGATTACGGGGCTATGACTGAAACTGTTCAAGATGGGATGGGGTTCAGGTGTCATACGTTAGCAGATTGGCTAGAGGCTATTGAGAAAGTCAGTGATCTGGACCGAGGTAATATAGCCAATATCGCTCGGTCAAAATATAGCCTGGAGGTCTGTGGTCAGAAGTATTCCAAAATCTTCAAACAGGCCCATTCCTTGTATGGCAATGGTTGGTATGAACTGGGTTGAAAGCTAGGTAAGCCGTATCAGAATGTCAAATGCCAACTTCAGCAAATCGCAAATCGCAGCCTGGCACGAATGGGCAAGAAGACAACAGTCTGTCCAACTCAAAGAGCAGCCCTTGCCCCGAACAGCAGAAGTCCAGCGACCTATCAGAGGAACAGGTTGTCAAAGCTGCAGAAGAATCCGATGGGTGCCCTGAAATCAAGACTCGCCCCGGATTCAAAAGCAATCGGGTGATCCTTACCTCTGACGATAAAAAAATTCAAAGGTTAATGAACCGGTCAATCGCCGAAAGAATCGGTTTTGACCCCAATTCCCCATCCAGATCGTTTCGTGTTTGACAACTCGTCCGAGACTAATCTCCTGGCCCGAACCCTTAAGCGGACCGGGAAAACTGAACAGATTCTGAAAAACCTTCAGAACGTTCTCGATACCCGAAACCCCTTCGCCCTGTACATAGCGACTGCGGACCGATCTTCCTGCTCTTGGATTTTCGATAAATCTACAGTTTTTGACATGCTGGGCGGAGAGGACATACACTCAAAAACTTTCCGCTCACTGTTCTTAACCGAACAAGAGAGAGAAGCGGGAATTTTGTTTTATATCTTTAGAAAAATCGGTCCGATTGTTGCTGTTAGATTGACAGACTCCTCTATAAAGTCTGTTATGGAGTCCTTATCCGATTCTTCTACAGATTAATGTAACGAAGTTCTGTGGAGATTTTGCTGCTAACTCCGCTTTTGTTACGAACACGGAGATAGACAGTAGACGAATTGCTGTAACCAACAAGAGCCGGAGCCAGTTGTTTAATAAGATTGCCCGAGCTAGTTACAATATCAGCTACAACTCCTGTTGCCGTAGTAACTGAGGTCCGGGTATCGAGATCTCTAGCGGCGGGTGATGTGTATATTGTAACCCAGGCCGGAACATTGGTAGTGACATACAACAAGCCGTAATATCTGCTCATTACCAATTCTAGATTAGAGTGGGCGTCATTATTTATCTCCGGGCTAGTGCTAGAAATAACCTGCTCTTGTGTCTCTAATCCCTTTTTATTAATCACTTCCTTTATAGAGTTTACTTCAAAAGTTAGAGTGGAGAGTTCCGACTTGGTTTCTGATAAGTCGGATTGAAGAGTGGTCAGCGTTGAGTTAATCGTTTCTAGTGACGAGTTAGTACTGTCGGAATACAATGATAGCTGGTTTTGCTGAGACTGAAAGTCAAATTCCAAAGATTCGAATGCGCTTTCCAGGTTGCTGATCGACTCTGCCACTGACTCAGAAAGAGCGGCTTGGGCCGAAGCCAATGCGGTAGAAAACGTTTTCAGGTCTCGTACCTTTGCAAACGTCCTTTCTGCCGTTCTAAAGTTTAGTACGCCAGAGTCAGTTTCAGGGTCGATACACTCTACCAACCCCGCCCCTAGTTTTAAGCCGCTTTTAACTCCTCTACCGTCTTCTACGAAAAGAGTTAACCCGTCTACAAACCCATCCTGAGCCAGTACTTCTCCCGTGCTAGAAAGTTCTTGTCTGGCGACATTTAGCAATCCGCCAGCATAATCTTCAAGAAATCTAGCTCGCAGATCGGCCATGCTATGTTAGTTTAATGCTATTCTGCTTTCAACTGGAAAAGAATACATGCGGAGCGGAATTATGTCTGTCGGGGGTGGATTATCCCATCTGACCTCCCAATGATTGGTCAAGAGTAGCCTGATTTTGCTGGAGATTTTACGATTAGACCAGTCTATTACATTCCCCCTCAGGTCTAGAAGAGTCGACGGAGCCTTTCGAAATAGGCCTGCTCCTGTTATCGGCCTGGTATAAGCTATAGTAGGGCGGAAATCCCTTAATAGCTGCTCTAACGCATCCGAACTCAATCCGCAATTCTTAGCACTGATGTGGGTTAAAGATCTGTTCTCCCCTAGACAAATATACCTGAGTGACGTGCAGTTGTCAATAATAAGGCTGGAGAGCTTGGGAGCGGAGTGAATGTATAAATGCTGTAGGGAGTTATTCCCCTCCAGATTCAGTGACTCAAGGCTGTCTCTGTGCAAGCTCATATTTACATAAACTAAATCGTTCCTTTGTAAATTAACCGACTTCATCATCGGGTCGATTATTTTCCCACTATCTGAATCGATCCAATAGTCATCCCAAGTCAGCAAGTTCTGATTGGTTAGTTTGAACTGGTCGATCGGCTCACTATTCTCCAGTTCAATATGAACCTTGCAAGAGTCGTTAAAATCTTTGTCAATATGACATCTGCGGACCGATTCCCCAAACGCCCCGTTAAAATCCCCATACGTGCCAAACGACAAAAGGTTTACATTTCCGCTCGTCTTGAAAAACGAACACATTGATCTATTTTTCATTCTAGCCTGCCTCCTATCAAAGTCTCGGGACAAAAACTCAGCGAACCGGACAGTTTACCATACCTCTTGCACTTTAGAAGTGACATACAAGCGCTGTAATCAAACGGGTCTTCTAATGACGCACAAAGTATTTCGGAGTTTTTGAATACGGATCGAGATGTCATCCTACTAACCAGACCGGTTTTGCTAAATGAGGCTTGAGGATGGTCCGGGCTAATTGCGGGATACGACCTGGCCGATGATATTTTTGCCCCTAGTGGTCGATCAATAGGTACACCGGACAAACCTAGTCCGGGAGTGCTGCCATACCCCTCCTCAGGCTCAAGAGCTTTATTATACCCTGTTCGACATATTGATGCGGACTCGTTCGGGCATGAACTGCCACCAAATCTTTTGCAAGAAGTTGCTGAGTTAAACCGGGGCGGGTTTAGCAAAGAGACTGCTGAGGTAGTAGACGGACTGTAAGTGTCGGAATAGTCCACACTTTTCGGGTAGATTTCTGTAGAGGCAGAACTGCCCGCAGGTTGTGGCGAAGTGCTTTGCAAAGCGGTCAATTCGGACTGGGACAAATTAGCCATGCTAAGTATATTTGATTGGGCGAAACGAATAAACGAACTAAATTCGGAGTTTCTGTTAGATTGAGAGAATAGCCCTAATCCAGCCCCCTTAGTCTGAACTACCTGGGCTTCTTCTGGGGTGAGAGAGTTATCAACTCTGACCCCATTAGGTATTCTGGAGTTCCCTATTCCCGGAGAGGGCATAATAGCCTCGTTACCGGCAGAAGTTAAAGTGCCGTCAATTAGTTTTACAAAAGCAGAAAATTTCTTGTTCTGAACTAATACAATATCGGTGACAGGGGTCTCATCTATATAAGACTCCAACAAGGCACCGCTTAACTTCAAACGCTCAGATAATTTGTCCAGGCTGGATAGAAAATCAACCATCCGGCCATAATTAGAAACATGATTATTTACCAACTGCCCTGAATTTCTGTATGGGGACAGGGAATGAAGCAAGCCAAATATATTGCAGTAACGCAGTAGCGAAGTAAAATTGCCCCCTCTAACCCCATCAATTAATTTCCCTACGGGGGAGAATGCTGATGGAGTGTGGAGAATACTGTTCAACTCTTCTGGAATTATTCCACTCAACCTATTATACACCCCTTCTAATTCTTCTCTCTTTGCATTGCCTGCCGACTCCTCAATTAGCCTATTCCACATTGGTTTATGAGTAGAATAATCTAGGCTGCTCGTTGTAACCATCTGAGCAGCAACAGCGCTCAGCATGTCAATATCCTCTTTAGATTTCAGGACAGAGTTTTCACCTTTGCTTAACAGATAAGACACAGACTCTAGTAAGTTAAGCCTGTTATTCCTCAACACTTTTTCCAGGTTGATTAATTCGGCAGGATTAACAGCGTAAGTAAGAGTGATTAAATATCCTACCAATTTGGGGTAGTCGCTAGCAATAACAGTAGAAGCTAAAGACCGGTTCTTGGTCAAGTAACCAAGTAGCCTAATAACAGACTTATCCGTACCGTATAAGAAAGAAATATAAGCATCTACTCCTTCCTGACCCCCAAATTCATAAATTAGTTTGGTAAGTTCATAAGCTCTGAAGAAAGAGATCACGTCTTGTGAATCGGTAATCGGGGCGAATTTATTTACCAATTCGGGGAAAGTTTTTACTGACAGTATCTCTTCAACTTCGGGCTCAGTAAACCCTGCCCTTAACAAGTTCTGTCTAATACCAATTTTAGACGGGTCGTAATAAGTTAGCGCTAAATTCGGTACAATGGCAGAATTGCTTTCTCTAAACCCGGCCGATCTGACCGTATTAGAAAACTCTAACAGTACAGAGGAAATCTTGACCAAGTTATCCGTCAATTCGGGCAGCTTTGGCTCGTACCCATACAAGCCCAGTAGTTTCCTATATGAAAGCAGAAGTTTATAGACTCCGGCCGTAAACCCTTTCTCTCTACTTCTACCCTCTAGAGACGGAGGGAATATGCCGGACAGGATTGATAACAAATAGGTGGTATTTCCTATCCCTGGCAAAGGATCAGCTATTAAAGACTGAATGCTGTCCCCGATCTTCAAACACTCAGAATATATCGATTCAAGAACTAAACATGCCATGCCAACTTCCTGATCTGCTCTTACATATCTATTCTTCACACCCTTGGCAAATCTCTCATGCAAATTGCCATCTTGATTAGCTGATTGAGTTTTGAACAAGCTGTTTAGGAAACTTAACCCGGATAGCTCGTCCTGCTCGTAGATTAGGTTAAACTTACCAAACCGGTCATCTAATATCCCACTCTCTATCTTTTTACCGTAGGCCATGGCCAAGATGAATTCGCTAAAGGTGGAAAAGTACTCGACCGAATCTGACAGAGAGCCTTGAAACCCGCTAAATTCTACTACAGCATTGTAAAGAGTTATTAATTCTTGGTAGATTGACTTTCCCTCGCCAGCAAAAGTAGAGCCGAGCAAGTCAATGTCAGTTTGCTCGATCTCGTCCTCTTTTACCACAGAATCAGAGGTTATTGAGTTAATATCCTTATACGAGTTAGAAATATCCCCTATCTTAAGGTCTACTTTCTCTGAGTAGATGCTGTTGAATTTTTTGGCTATGCGAGAAGAAACCGGACTGGCGGTTTGTCTATTTTGTTTATTCAGCCTGGTCTTGGAACTTCTTGCCCTGGGAGACGGACTGTCAGACGGAGCATAAGCCTCAAGCTGTAGCAAGTGTTCTAGTATGCTTGTTCGAGAAAACTGATCTAGGTCTGAAATTCCCTCAATCACCCTATCTACATAAGCCTTAAATAAAGCTGAATAGTCTGCTCCAGCCTCTACAAAAACCTCCTCAGCCACCAAAGAAAAAATTTCCCTTAACGAGCTGATGTTAAAATTGAATGTATAAGCCGCTTTAAGTATTTCAGTCTTAAGGGGTAAGATTGTCGGTATCTTCTTATCTCTAATCCGGCTATTTATTTCCAAAGTCATTCTGACAGTGGACGAGTACAAATTTTTATACTCCTCTCCCGTATTGAATTTGCTGTACTTGTCGAAAGCCCGAGTAACTATAAGGCTAACCCTTTCTTCGACAAGGCTAGAAACTTCCACTTCGACCTAATGCTCTACTGAGCTTTCACCCTTATTACGGTGAAAGAACAATAGACTAAAATAGCTATGGTTAAAGTTTCAATTTTTGGCACGGAAAGAACTTTTTCTGAGAAGGACATGTCAATCATGTCTGACCATCTTGAAAAGGTTTTGAACGAGATCGAGGGCGTACAAGCCAAACGACAAGTGTTGACCAAAGCCTCACTCCCCAAGTTCTCAGGCTCGGATGTTCTGGTGTTTTGTGGGTATGACCACATCACCCTGTCAGCAATCCACCTCGCTCTGGACTCGGAGAAAAAAATTATCCTTTTTGACGAACCGGGGAAATCGGTCGAGCGCGAGATCAATTCCGTGCTATTCTTAGGTATGGATCAGGGGCGCATCCCCTCCTCCTCCCTGAGCTGTATCACCCACTCCTGGAATTACAGAGACATTACAGGGGTTGTCCACACTATTCTCCGCCATGAGCCTCGAAAGCCTGCTGAGCCAGATAGTTCAGGACCTGATACAGCACGACCGGTGGAAAACTCTAGAAAACCATCGGCACGAGCGAGAGCTGGAGGAGATGAGGTCGACGAAACAAAAATCGTCACCGAATAGTAAAATACTCTCAGACTTTAACAAGAGCACTTCAGGCGGGGTCTGTACTTCTAGCCATGAAGGCCTCATAGCCAAGTCTAAGGTGGCTGCAGGGGCTTCTGCAACGGCCGGAGAAAGCGAACTACAGGCTTTCTTCCTGACCACATCTTGGTGCGGTCAACGTCTGGACAGATGGCCAAACGCCCGAGACGCCGAATCGGCCATTAAATCCATCCGGCAAGACATGGCTAATCTGGTTGACAAAATCGACCCTGCCGATTTTCTATCTGCTAGCGATGAAGCTATTTCTGAAGGACTGGACTTGCGGATTATAGCCGAACAGGTCAGTTTGCTAAGGGATAAACAAAACTTCCGGGCGGTCAACTCCCCACTGTTTGCCGAATTCGCAAAAGCTTATCCACACATAAGTCTTAGAGACTTTGAAAATGTGTATAATAAACAAGGGCAGAAATTTGTCCAGTCCGGGATTTACATCCTGCGGAGAGAGTTCAAAAACAACCCGCCTAGCGGTCTAGCTCCCGAAAATCTCGAACATTGGAAAAAGATCTGGCCTCAGTATCTACCACCGCAACTCCTCCTATGGCAAAAAAATCTAAAATCGATAGAGACAAGAATGAGAATGGCCCAAAGGGCGTGGAAGGAATCAATATCCTCACAGACTCCAAGCACGGAGTCTATGTAGAAGGGGCAGAACAAGTGATTGACATGTACGAAAAAGGTCAGATTTCTCGGTCTGATCTTTACAACTCGATCCTTGATCTAGAAGTCGTGTTTAAAGGCAAAAATGTCGTTGAAAGCAAAAGAGAAGAAGATATGAATTAATCGTGGTCGGCTCTGCACAGTCCCCTAAACGAGTCGTAAAGACTGGTTACAATGACAGGTTGTACGGATTAGGCGTTAACCAGGGGAGTCTGGCAGGCTATAAATCCGACCCGTATACCTGGGGTGGATTACCCAGCGCCATAGCTGGTACGATCCTCCCCAGAAGAGATGACATTCTCATCGAAGAAGGCGGGGGCGGTGCTCGAGCAATTGAGCATTACGCCCGTCTTTTTAATGACAATGCGGTTATTTCAGCTTGGGAGAAACTGGTAGGGGAAATTATACAAAGAAAATGGGAAGTTTTTCCTGTCTCCGGTTCGGATAGGGATGAAGAGGTAGCGGAGTTTGTCAGACAAGTTATTTACCACATGGGCAGCAATACCAGGCAGAGCCGTGGTAGAGATATGCTAGCTTCATCTAACTCCGGATTCAATTCTTTTGTGCGAGGGATGTGCGAAAGTTTGATCTTGGGTATTAGCGTAGGCGAGATATGTTGGATGAGGCAGGGAGATTATGTCGTTCCGGCGGAGATTAAACTAAGAGACCCGAGACGTTTTCAATTCGTACTAAATATGGACGGCTCTCTGAGCCCGAGAGTGGTCACTATTCAATCTCCGGTAGAGGGTGTCGCTATACCTCTACGCTCTATGATAATCCATAGGCATTGGGCTTATAGTAATACAATGGACCCGTATGGTACAGGTCTAGGTAGACAACTATACTCGTTGGTCGAGTTCCGCCGAACTCTTATGTCATTCTGGCTGCAATACGCAGACAAACATACCACTCCTACCGCTATTGGTAAGTTTAGCCTGGGTACTCCAGACGAAGAAGTGACTTCTCTATTCTCTGCTTTGCAGCGACTAGGTCAAGAAACAGCCATAGTAATTCCTGATGAGATGGATGTTAAGTGGCTAGAAGGCGGAGCAGGCAGACCTGAGCTTTACGAGAACATGATCAGCTATATCGATCAGCAGATCTCATTCTTGATTAATGGCGAATCGACAGTAGGTCAGGATACGGGCTCTACAGGTTCTTATGCTAGGGATAGCGTAGCTGATAGCGTCAGAATGCGCAAAGCCAAGGCATTTAGCGAACAGCTTGATGAAACGATCAATGCTACCTTAATTCGCTGGATAGTCGAACTGAATTATCCTGGGGCTTCTGTACCCAGACTTCGTCGTAACTTTGAAGACCTGGAGCAGAGAGAAGATCCGGTAAAAGTTGTGCAGATAATGTCTCAGCTTAAAGCGCTAGGTTTTGATGTAACGGATCTGGACTGGATCAGAGATAAGCTGGAAATTCCCTCGCTGGCTAAAGGCGAACCTCCTGAAATGCCCGGAGGAATGTCTGAAAAACCAGCCACTAAGCAGCGCACTACAGAAGCCTCCGAATCGATTGTTGGAGAAAGAGCGATTGGTAAACTACTGTCCGATCAGGCCTCTGTCTCCCATGAAAATCTCGACTTTTCCGAGTTTGATGAGCAAGGAGATCTTAAGGACAAATCTGTCCGAGACAGAGTGTCTAAGCTCATCTCCGAACGGTTTAATAACGGGGGTATTGACGAAGTTGGTTGGGAGAGGGTTGCTATTGGGATTAGTAACACCGATGCTGAGTCTAGCCGTATTGTCGTGGACGAGTACACCTCTCCAGGCGACATTATCTACATTGCAAAACGTCTACTGGACGAAATCAAGATGATTCCCCGTCCTTGTGGCGAACATTGCGACATGGCAAACAAAATCCACATGAGTTTGGCAACCTACGAGTCTCAAGCCCTCAGAGATGAGTGGTTTACTCCTGACCAAGTCTCTCTCCTAATCGGCCTTTATTCCAAGGCGTTCAGACTAAACCGAGTAGCGGTTCACAAGGAGTGTGTAGTTATCGATACGGAAGAAATGGGTTACTGGAGTTCATTTGCCCCGTACTATATGTAATGGTGAAAGCTGAGTAGGTGTAGACCGACCTCTCACAAATCATGCTACAGATTAGACCTTCAACTCAATCCCAATTCTGGGTACAGGCTTCACCCTGGAGTCACTACTTCACTTCTTTTTCTGGCATCAGAGACACCGCAGCCAACTCTCAATACGCTGACGGCATCCGTCAAAGAGTATTCCAGCTCAAGGGTGTAAAAACTCTGCAAGAAGCCACTATCATGACCCCCTTCGACCCCCGTATTCACTACGATATGGTCGACTTCTGGAAGTCAAGTGGTTGTGAGTTTGTAACCATTACCATCACTCCTGTAACCTGCGGCGAAGACCCTCAACCCCTAGGTTCCAGAACCATCATTATCCCCGACGCTCAATTCACCTCCCTGAACTTCGGTACGGTGGACAGAACCAGTGGTGCTCCGAGCACCATTGAGATGACCTTTGTAATGGACAACTTTACTTACAACTGATGGGGTCTAGGATCTATGCCGGTGGATGTTTAACTCCAGGGCAAATTACTGCCTTGGAGTCCATCGGTGTGGACGAAGAGGGGGTTAAGAGTACTAAGTGCAGGGTTAATAATACCTGTGGCAGGACAGTTAAAGAAGTTCTTTCTGATCCTAACCTTATACTGTACGACCCCCTTAGAAAGTTTTATACAAAGTGGGGGGAAAGTTCCGTCCCTTGGACGGACGAATCAGAGGATCCGAGGTGGGGATTTGCTAAATTTGTAGCGACGTATAGCTATCCCCAAGGTACTCAAGTACTATACCTGAGTAACAATGGCCATACCTTGACCGTTTATGAGGCTGTTAGTAATATTGAAGTTTTGCCAGGAGATCTCGATCCGTCAAAATGGTCTGAGGTGTGTTCGATAGATAGTGCGGAACAGATTGAGTTGTATACTTACGAGAGTCTGATCAGTAAATACCCATATTACTCTCCTGATGCCAGTTCATATTCTTCGGGGAAAATAGTACTGTTTGATTCGGATTGTGGCAACTTAACTTGCATGTTTTTGGCTATTGCCAACGTACCTGCAGATCAAATAGCTTTGAACCCGCCGGAAGTTAGCTCGTGGAAAAGAGTCGTATGTGTGGAGAATGGCAAGCCGAACAAGTGTATAAAATCAGCTTCTTGTGATCAGGTGTCTTTGTCAGACGGTTTCAGCGATTTGATCTGTCTGCCGGATAAGGGAACAAACCTCTGAAGCTTTGGCCAGGAAATCCTTATTGGAGATCAGAGGGGCCAGATCTTCCAAAAACAACTCAGAGGTTTCAGGCCAGCCAGAAGAAATGTACCTGATGAATTCTTTTAGCTCGTCTACAGTGATGAACCTGCTTGGTAATAAGAACCAGTTTAAGTTAGTCCAGACCAGCATATCCCCACTAGGCAATATGACAGTATCCCCAAGACTACACGAGTCTCTTTTGGGGAACTGGTCTAGATTTTTCCTTAGTACATAAATAGATATTTTATTGTTGCTCGCCATCAATTTCGGGGAAGAGTTGGTCTAAAACTTGCTCAAGTTGAGACCCGATGGTTTTGATTAGGTATTGATTCTTTGTCGATTTCGCATCGGCATAAGCATCAATTAGCATAGCCAGATCCTTTTTGTCCATGTTGTCTCCTTCTCCCTACTTTCAACGGTTTTTCAGAAAAGAGTAATGGCGTTGAAAGCTTTTTAGAGTTTGACCTCGACATGGCGCAGAATGTATCAGAGTTCGACATTTCTAAAACGTATAGAAATGTTGTTCTGACTAATGTAACAGGCGAGCCGGATACAGACGGTTTACCTACCGCCGTGGTTCCGGCCCGCAGAACCGGAAATATGGCCCTGAGAGACCAGGGCCGGGTCCAGGACGGCTTTGGAACGTCTGCCCCTCTGGTTCTTACCTCAAACCTTATCGAAGTGGAGAGCGAGCCCGCCAGCGCTTTCTCCGCTATTCGCAGAGTAGATCTCGTAAATCTCTACGCCTCTTCTTTCATCAACAATTTGCTCTGGAGCTGAATAGATGCTTTTACCATCCAATTACTCTACTAATAGTTTTGCATCTCCTAACAACATCGAGCAGTCAGTAGCTGGCTTGATGCTAGAAGTTCCGGTTTCAGCTAATTCTGATTACGACTACCAGAAAAATTTCGCTTTGGTAACCTCTCTAGTTCTTTGTAACAGAAGCAGCACTAATTTGGCTGTATCAGCGAAAATAGTCAATGGTACGACTTCAGCTTTTCTCCTGAGCGGCCAGAATATCCCCCCTAACCTCTCCTTCGATGTAATCACCGGCAATAAAATTATCCTTAAGGAAGGTGATAAGTTGTATGTATGGCATAGCAGCGCTACAGCTAATTCACTAAGTGCTGTACTATCCTACACTCTTCACAGTCCTCTGTCTACTTACGACATCTGATCATGCACTACATCCCCCAACTAACAGCAGATGTAATTACTCAGGTCCCTGAGGACAAAAACTCCTACATTAACATAAAAAATGTTGGGGCTAGCGGGGTAGGGGATGTGGAGTTTACTGCTAATGTCCTGAGTATTGATGAGAGTGGTATTGTTACCTTGGGGGATATAGTAGGGTCTGCTACAGACTATCTGAAACCGGGAGTTCAACTAAGAACATTTGCATATAATTCTCTGCCGCCTGCCGAATCTCCCTCTATCACAGTCTCTAGCCATTTAATAGGTGGGAATGTAGACTATTCTACTTCAACCGCTCCTAACTCCAACCTTGCCCAGTTAAAATATATTGTGTTCGGTTTGGATGAAGTTAAAGGTATTGTACCTAACTCAAAAGTTGAGTATGTAGTTAAACCTGCCGAAGCTGAAAACTCCCGCATTTTAAACCCTAACCTTTGGGATATTGATAACTATGTTCAGCTAAATCTCACCCGTACTTCTGGCTCTGTCCTTCCAATCATATTCAGACAATGGGGTACTAGCTTTAAATTCCTAGGCGTTATAGGTAATAACAAGGTAGGCTATACTTCCCTATCTGCACAGTTTAGAGATCTGGGCAACACTGAAATTGCCAGTTGGGAAGACGATCCGGTACTGCCCTCGTTCCTGTTTGATATTTTTTCAGTCGGTGGTGGTGATGCGTCCCTAGTTAAAAAACTCAAAGCCAAAGAGACTCTGGAAATACTTCCCCTTCCTGTCGGTTCTCAGTCTAATTTCATACAGTGCTCAGGTCTATCTCAGTCCAGCCTCTTGTCAGCAGGCGATCAGATAAAATTTACCATAGACGATACTAAATTCTTCCAGCAAGCAGTTGTTACTGCGGCCGGTGGCGGGATTAAGGATATTTTCTTCCCGGCCGGAGTTTACTCAATCCGCGATACATATTTCTCTAGCAATATTGGGATTGACTATTCTAACATAACCTTGAGAGGGGTGGGCGACGGATCGGTCATTAAAAGGTTGCCATGTAGCCCGTCTAACACTTCTTACCCCGGTCTATTAAACTTCTCAGGACAGTCACAAAACCCTCGAATCTACGGGGTGAAGATCAGATCCCTAGCCTTTAACGGTAATAGAAACGAGTCTTTCTCCTTAAATTCCCCCTCGGCGTCTGAAGTAACACTACAGCTCAGCAATGCGGACAATATTGTTGTGTCAGACTGCACTATTTACGACAATGGGAATAGCGGACTTGTAATAATTAACTCTAATAACCCTACTATCCTGTCTAATAAAATTCTAAGGTCTGGCCGAGCTTACGAAGAGCAGGTGAGCCCTTTGTTAGTTAGCCAAAGCGAAAATGCTATTATTCAAGGTAACATATTCCAGCACTCCACAACCAGCCCGAGAATAACCCAGACTGACTTCAGCCTTATCAACTCCAACATTATCCGAGCATGTGGGGACAGAGGTCTGATACTGGAAAGCTCTTTCCAGTGGAACGCTCAGGGGAACCTTGCTTATAGCGACAACGACTCAATAATCGATTTTATTGACACGTATAATAACAACTACAGCCGAGCGGCTATTGAGGTTCGGAAAGGGTTTGCTCTAGACCCGATCTTCATGACCGTGTCATACGCAGGCGAATCAGTCAGAATTGCCAAAAATAGCATAAGTGCCGATATTTATACCCTCGACTTAAGTAAAACTAAGAGCGCTTTGGCCGGCTCGTTTAAGGTTTTGCAGACAGCCGACCAACTAAGTGCAGGTATTTTCTCAATTACTTTACCCGGAGGTCTGACTAACCTAAGCGCAGACTCTAAAACTATACTTGCAACAGGCAACTTGAATAATCCCTACGGGTATATGTATGAAGTTAAAGGCACGGTGGTATTCGGCAGCTTCAGAGTACTTTCCATATCCTCTACCACTATTAACCAAGTCCAGTACAACTCGATTAAGCTGTTAAACTCGAGCGACATGCTCAGTTTCCAAATCTACTCCGGCATCTCCTCCACTGCAGATATTACTGCTAATGACCGGATACAAATATCAGGCTTTACCAATACCGATCTGCCCGGATTAAACCCGAATAGCTACTATCAGATAGTAGGCATTGATGTTGACAACAACTCTATTGTCATCTCCCAAGTACAAAACCTGTCCCAAGAAGTGGAGTTCTTGGGTGGCAATCTATCAATTGCCAGATCGGACTACTTTATCGCAGACGGAAACGTTATTGTTCACTCTGGCGATTGAACTTCTACCCTAGCTAACTAATCTTCCATGGCTAACAGACAGACCATAATCGGTAAAACTGCTGCTGTACCTCTTGGTCAGCAAAAGGCCCAAAACTCTTTGCCTGTTGTATTCGCAGAAGATCAGGCTCCGTTACCTGTAGAAGAACAGAATAAGATTCAGTCTGAAGTTGCTCTGTCTCTATTGGGTATACCCCGAGCTGAAGTAGCTCTGGGTATTTTTGCTGACGTAAATACTTATGATGTAAACCCGTCCGAATGGTCCCAATTCCCGATTGAGAATGACCCTACCACGGGCACCGGGGTAAACCATATCCCTCAAGAAGCCGGAGCTGAGATAGTAGCGTCGAGTGGCAGAACTGCCATCTTAACCTCTAAGAGATTCTTCCGCTATCAGCCTGGTAGAGTATCAGCCTCTACCATGGGTGTGAAGATGAATAAAACCCGCTCAACTTATTCAAATACTACACCTAGCAGAAATATAATGAAAGGCGCTCCTACTATCAAAAAGTGGGGCATATTTGATAAGTATGACGGGTATTACTTTGAAATTTTTAATAGCGGGGACAAGAATGACTTCCACTGTGTCAGACGTACCCAGGCCCTGATTCCTAGTCAACCCAGCGGTATTGAAGCCACTCCGGAAAGATGGAATGCGGTTACTGGGGATACTGCAGCCGGGGTTAGCAACATCAAAGAGGGTAACTGGGGCGTGGTAGGTGTAGACCCGGTAATTTATAGAAATGGCTTGTGCTATGTCGCTGCAGCAATTTACGATCCAAGCCTTTGTTACAGCCCTGATGACGTGCGGAATATAGAAGCGTCTCCAAGCACTTTGTCAGAGTATACCTTTAATGAGGGCTATGCTGTAAGACTAGCTTATATAGACTCTGCTGGCAACTCGATAGAGCACTTGCTGAATCGCCAATACGAATTCCCTTTCGATCAAAAGGAAACCTATAACCTAAGCGATTATAATACTTGGAAAGCCAACGACTCTTTCCTCAAGCCCGAATCTGAATATATTAGACTTGATGCTCACTGTAAATGGGAGCATCTTGTGACCAACTTAAGCAGAGGCGGCGGAACGGGCTTCAGTTCGGAAATCAATGTGGTTACCAGCAGCGATCTGACAATTCTGGATGTAGACGATACTAATTCCAGATTTGGTTATGACAGCTCTCCTAGTGAAACTTATAGTGGAGTGAAAGTTTGGAACTTGCTAGTATCGGTCCAGGGTAGTAGCCAAGTTACCAGCGCTCAGTATAATGCTGCTTTCCCAACCGCCCACCGAACCGTAGCTTATAACCCCTCCAGCACCACTCCTGGCGTAAAAAACATCACCTTGAAGGAGTGGTTCAAGATCTGCGTCCCTCCGCAGTACAGAATGGTGTACGAGTGGCGTCCGGTTCGTGCTATGTTCAGCGGCGACCAGCTCAATGGTGAAGTAAACACTCTACGCTGGAGCGACGTATCCACTGCAAACGTAGACCCGGCAGATACTGGCATTAAGAGACCTGGAGATCCGGTAACAATCGACAACCAAGTTCTGACCGATACTTCTGTCTATAACATTGACTTTTCTAAAGTGACAATGTGGAAGATCGAGTTTAGCTGGTATGGTGCGGTAGGTGCGTTATTCCTTTGTTATGTCCCTGTATCTAGTGGAGAAGCGAGGTGGGTCAGAGTACACCACATGCGATCTTCTAACCAGCACGATGTGGCCTCGTTGGGTAATGCTACACTGCCAATTACTTATCTAACTCACTCCGGCCTGAGTAACGGTTTGCCTAGCCAGAAGAGTATTCTGGTTAAGTACGGTGCATCTTATTATATTGATGGTGGGGATAAAGGCACGGTTAAACTGCTGTCCAAGTCTTCAGACTATTCAAAGAATGTGGCTTTCAGTGGTATAAAAACCACTGTAACAACTCCGCTTTTGTCCAACTACTTCTGCATTTCCACTTCCAGTGGCATTACTCAGGCCGAGAAAGATCTACTTATTGGGTCTTATTTGAAGAATAACGTTACACTAAAAGTTATCTGGGCCGAGAATGAAAGTACGGACAAAATCCGGCTGTACTTCAACGGGGCGATTAGCGGCTTTTCTAATGGCGATTCTATAGACCTGATTGTTCCCAGGAAACAAAGGTCGGTAATGTCTCTCAGGGCTAAAGACGAAGTAAGCAATTCTTCCGGCACCCCGATCAGAAACCGGATCCAGCTATATCCGATTAAGTTTGGCATCGGCGTGGTAGATTCGACATCATATAGCAATATCCTTACCATAAACTTCATTAAAAATCCTCTGCTTATTACTAATAACCTAGACAATAGTACTCTGTCCCAGACCTACTCCTATCCTATCTACACCCTCAGCTCTAACCAAGGGCTAGGGTTCAATCTCGGTTCGGGGACAGCTCCGAAAGAAATTGTCTCCGGAACTAACATCACCAGTGGCAACTACGCCTCGCTAAGTGCTTTGTTGCCGAACTCCGGGTCTTACTTCTTCTGCTATATGAGAAGTCTACCTACAAAATCCGTCCCTTCGGGCGGGTTTGGTTCTGTCCCCGATGCACTAGAAGTCCCCGCTCTGGTCAGATTCTTCAAAAAAGGCACTAAGATCTACATCCAAAACTACCAACCTCAAGTAGAACCATATAATGTGTATGGTAACCTAATGCCGGTCAGAATGTACACATTTAGTAATGCCGGTCTGTCAACCCTATTCACTGGTCAGTTTACCCATAGCCAGTACGAGGACCAGAAAAAGTGGAACGAGTCTGATCGAGTAGGTAGTTTTGAATCCGTAGCTCAGCTATCCGGGGCTTCGGTTTCTCAGGACTTCAGGCTGTCTCCAGTGGCCAATACGGGCAATACTATCTTCTCCCTGTACTGCAACAACGGAGGTTCTCAATTTGACCTGACTGATTACTTCTCCTACAACAAAGAGTATATTTCCTACCCGCTAACAAACGAGGTAGATATACTTTGTGTATACGCAATGTGGGAGTCTACATCTTCCACTATCCAACCTTCGTCTCAGCTCTCTGTTGTAAATTCCCTAACCTGGGAGGAGCAGTGATCCATGTCCAGCGATAAGAGTCTAAGGGCGGAGAAAGTATCTCCGAGAACAACTAAGGTTACAGAGCAGATGGTGGACGTTAAGGGTTTCCCCCTGTCCACCGAGCAAGGTTCGCCTCTGGTGACGGAAAAAGATTCGTACTTGTCGTCCGAATACTCTTCAAAATCCGCTTTGAGTGTTACAGTCGACCCCGAATCGTATCTGCTCACAGCAAAAAGCACCTTAAACGTTTTCAGTAAAGGTAGCCCGGCTGCTCTACCTATAGTCGAGCAGTTTCCTGAGCAGTCTGAAACGTCCCGGTCTTTGCTAGGTATCGACAGACGGACTACCCAGCAAAGCTTGTTCAGTAATGTTTCTTCTTACGGCTTAGACTCTAAGGATTGGAAGATTGAATTTTTTGGGCGTGACGACCGAGCAAATTTATGGTGGACTAGAAGGCCTGCGGCTGGTGGCAACTACTTCCCTGAAAAGTACACTGAGGACGAGAAAAATTCCGCCCTTGTTATTCTGACATACCCGACACCTTTTCTAGAGCCGACCAGACCTGCTCTTCAAGATCAGCTAACTGGATCTACTACAGACCTGTCTAATAACGACTGGGGTCAGTATTTAAACACTCTGGTAGCCATGTACTTAATCGAGTATATGGTAAATAACTTTGACCAGAAGCAGCTACTGAACTACAATCTAATCCCGCTGCTGGCTAAATACCCGACTATACCAGGGCCTAATGGTACAAAAGTCTTCAATCGGGTCTACTGGGATAGTATTTGGCTAGACATTAAACAGTCACGTTTTGGTAGATCGTCCGAGGACTACCCCATTATACCCAGCGGCAGAGCTTATAACTTCAAAAACGTTACTATACCTAACTGGAGAGCTAATCCAGCCCTCTGGGGCAGCAGTACAGTAATTATCAACCAGTCCACCAACAAACTGCCTGTCGATCTCAATGTATCCTGGGACAGTTTCTTTTTCAGCACGACCCGGACGTATTTTCCTGAAAACTTAGCAGAGAACACAGGTCATTTTAAGATTAAGACAAACCCGACACCAGATCTGTGGTCGTCTTATCACGGCCTGAGATGGTCTCAAATTAGATCTGATCTAAAGGATTGGGAATTTACCGTCCATGCCAACGAGTCTACCATAACCCAGGTAGAGAAAGACCTGAAACTACCGTATTTTGTTCTGGACACCCCCCTAGTCCCGGACAAAATCAACAACACATTCACCAACTTCTGGCCTTCTCAAGCCTTCGGTCAGCAAATCAACCTGCCTACTAACAACAACAAAATAGGCGGGATAGAGGGTATAAGCAGTGAGGTGACTATAAAATCAATCAGGGCTTTTAGATACCAGCCAGGGCGCATAAGCGGATTTACTTATGGCGTAAAGGTTAGTGAGATAGGGGCTGGGCCAGGAACTGTGCTCGAATTCGGTGTGGAGAATCTTACCGATTCTTACATGTTCAGGCTGACAAACGGTTCACTGTTCTCTATCGTCAGACGGTCTACCGTGCCCCTGGAAAGTACAGAGTTCTTAGCTAATGCAAACTATGCGGCTAATACCAAGGCTGTGACGGTAAACGGTCTGACTCAGTACGAGACTGTAATCGAGCAAAAGTATATGAACGGTGATCCCCTTAGTGGAGAGGGGAAAAGTGGTTATTTCCTGAACCCGGATACGGTTACCATGTACAAGATTGAATTCGGCTGGTACGGTGCTATCGGGGCGAGATTCTATGCGTATGTGCCCACTGGAAGCGGAGATTGTAGATGGGTAACTATGCACACTTTGGTTATAGAGAACCAATTAGGCAGACCGTGTCTAGCCGACCCCTTCTTCTACTTCAAATATCGACTGAAGGTAAGTGATTCATCCACGATCAGGGTAAATCAAAACCTGTCTAAGTACGGTGCGTCTTACTACATCGACGGCTATGACAAGGGGACTTTATATAGTTTAAATGCTCAGTCTCGTGTTCGTTATTTGCCCAGCCCTGAGTTTAGCGAAATAAAAACCAACATAAACGCTATTGACTGGGTTACCGTATTGGGTATAAAACCCAAGCAATACATTATTAACCGGTTTGGAAACCAGTTCTTCAATAAGAAGGAGATTTTCCCCGACAAGCTCATGGTCAGGAGCCAACAGGACTGTGAGATTAAAATCGTTCGGCAAAGAGGTTGTCCGGAGTGGGCTTTCTCTCACCAGGAAGGGTATATTTGGGATGCTTTGCCCGAAGAAAGACGTATGAGGGGTAAGTTTGCAATCACTCCGTTTTATACCTTGGACTATCCCGAACTAGGTATTGCATCCGATGACGGCAGAACTCATACGGCAATAGCTACTTACAACGGTCCTTCCGCTGGTAATTTCAGGAGCCCGTTTGATAGTAATAACTGGACGAGTATAGGCGGGCAGTCCGTCAGAGCGCTGGGCAAAGATATGTTTGTCTTGTGTGCTGATAATCAAAAAGATTTCGGCCAAGACAACGTAACTGTTAAACTGACCAGAGATAAAAGCGGGATATTAAATTTGTCCAGCAGTAAGCAACTACCCAGCCCGGATGGAGTCTATCTGCCGTTCACTTTCCCCTTAGTTGACAACTACTCTGACGGTTACGATATAGAATTTGACTATTTCAGACGAGATCAAATCTTGCTCAGTACGATAGATGTGGTTAGTAGTGAGTTTTATATTTTCTGGACCGGGGGTGACATGGATACTACTGTCGTACCAGCTCACTCTTCATCGCTGAGGATTGGTTTGGCTTGGCCGAGTACAGACGTATCCAGCCCGCTGTATGCTACTACCCTGTCCAATAGCTGGGGAATTGAAAGTTCACCAACTTACGACCAGCAGTCAACTTACTACGAGGGCTTACCTTATGACTTCGCCTTCGACTACAGCAATAACTCAATTTACTACGAGACTTCTATATACCTACTGCGCAACACTTTCAATTTCGAGACTAGAGAGCTTTCCGGGTATAATTTTGACACGGAGCTGGATAGAACCTATCCATCAGTTCCTGGTGTGGATGGAGGTACTTGCAGAGGATTGTATTGCAGAGCAGGTAGGGAAATCAGGGACAACATCAGCATTATTTCCGAAGTCAATCCGGCCACCTCTGTAACAACCTACTACCTGAGTGATAATGCGACACCCTGGCCCAACCTCGGGTCACAAACTTATGTGGTTACTATAACCCAGGGCTCATTTGTACGCAATGTCACAACTACTGGTGGTGTTGTTAGAGTGGTGGGAGATGTCACCCAATTCTTACTGCCCATAGGAACCACATTACCGGCAAACATAACCACCAGTTCACTAGTCAGTGTGTCTTACCGAACAATATACATAGGTCACATAAATAGAGATCTGAATGTCACCAGCATCATTACATCAAAGATAGCTCCGGGCTCATTGCCCTTTGTCCGAGTGTTTCTGCAGGGTAGGCAAGGAGCTAGTCTGGGCGGGGTTTGGATCGGTCAAAAGACCTCAGAAGGGATAAAAGTAGAGCCGTTTACCCCCCACCGCTGCACGCTGTCTATCTCCGATACCGGTGTTGATTCTCACGGTGAATGGGCCTCTGTTCCTGAAACAGATGGCGTGGTAAAAGCAATCCGAACTTACACAGCCCAGGACAAATTCGGTCTGTCTACCGCCCCTACTATAGACCCGCAAGAGGACAGCCTGAACACGCGCAAATCTATCCACAACTCCCCTAAAAAATGTGGAAGTTTTTTAACTTCGGGCGGAGCCAATTCGGCTGGCATATTCACCCCTTCTGAGTACCCGATTCGTTGGCTGACTTCTGATTCAGGAGACTCTCTAGCCACCTACTACGTCTCAGCCAATACCTCTACCGAAATCAACTTACAAGATATTTTTAACATCTCTGCAGAGAGCATCATAAATGATGACGAGGGCAATCTGGCGACATTCTTCATAGCTCGATCTTTAACTAACCATTCCGGGTCAGACAATGAGATCTACCTCTCACTGAATTACACAGAACAGTAATCAGAGCGTTAAAAGCTATATAGATTCGTTGCTCATGGCCGAACAGTCCTTTTTTACTTTTAGAGAAGCAGCTCGTCCGGATATTGGACTGGTTTCAGACGGGTTCCAGAACCTGTCAGAGATTTTTGAGTCGGACAAAAGGACAGCACTTAGGAATATGGGGCTGAGCCCGGAGGTTCTGGACTCGCTGTACGGTCTTAGTGGGCAGTTAAGTGATAGAGAGGATTTTCGATTCTGTTCTGGGTTAGAAAAAACTCTGCTACCCGCTCTTCAGCAGTTAAGTGAAATATATGTGTATCAGATTCCGACTAGTTTATACGATTCAAAGGATTATTATTCCCCGTCTCTGCCACTAGGCGGCGAAGGTTCTCCGTATGTAAACTACCCAAACGTCATTATTTTCAATGGGTCCATTCAGTGCGAAGGTGCTCAGTATCTGACTAATACTATAGGGGACACGATATTTAGCAACCCGGTTAGAAAACTAGTAGCGGTATCGACCTCTAGAAACAGCCTGTTTAACTCGGAAGGAGATCCGGTCAACCTGGGCTATTTTAAGAATGCAAGTTATGCTGGAAGTGTTAGAGTTCGCAGAAGATCTCATGTAAATAGAATCTTTCTACCTCTAAACAGTGTATTGCCGCGTCCGGAGATAGTGGAAAGTCCTAGCCATTCTCTGGACATGTACATCGACAACAACTCCGGGACTAGTACTCCGCTCAAGCTACTTTCGACTAAAAATACACCGCTGAAAGTGCTTTGCAGAATGTCCACCGGGACAATTAAGTTCACTTTCACCGACTCGAACAGCCCGTATTTCTACGGGTTCCAGATCCAACCTCTGCAAAAAAGACCCAATTCACCCGCAGTCGACTTTCTCCCTGTGGTGTCCGTAGCTCAGGCTTCCGGATCTTTACAGTACACGGTAAATATTGACATTACAGCAACAGGTTATCAAACAATCTATGACCTATACCTCTACCTCTATGTCAATCCGGTAAAAGTAAAAGCTATTGAGTTTTCAGGTATAGATATAAGGGAGACTCAGGATAGAAAAGACCTGGGCCTGATTGGATATGATAACCTAGAAAGTTTTACAATGGTCGGCGGGTCGATGACTATACTACCCCTCTGGCTCAAGACTTTAAAAAATAAACTTAGAAGGCTAGACTTGAGCAAGTCAGGGGATGTCTGGAAGTCGGGAGTTATGGGCTGGTTTGACTACAGAGACCCAACTCTTTTACCCTCTGCCTCTACCCCTCAATGCACTGCGGTCAGCTATCTAACCGTACCCAGAAAAGGAATTTTTGTAAACGAGGCAGGTAACGACTGGTCTGACGCACTGTTTAGAAAGTATGTCTTAAATGAGTCTGGTCGGGTAGCTAATGTCGATTATAGACAATTTAGCTCGATGGAAGAGCTGGTACTAGGGGACAGGTTTAAAGGGTATTCTCCACGACTCGATGATGTATTTCCTAACCTTAGAGTGTTGACATGGTCTAATAGAGACTTGACCCGTCCGTTTTCCCGCTTCTTGTATGGAAATCTACCCAAAATTAACAATAACGGGTCTCTTATAAGTTACGATATTTATAACTCAGGCGGCAAAGGAGATATTACACAAATAGGTACTTCGACAGACCCGACAAACTTCGGCCATATATCAAAATACCGTATAGTGTCTTTTAACATAGGCACTACAAGAAGCGGTGCTTCACTTTTTGAATCGACCGGATACATAAACAACCCGGTAGGTGAAGACTGGTCAGCATGGAGAAGCAGCTCGGTCAGCATTTCACTCACCCGAACTTCTGTTTTTGTAAATCTGCAAAACGGCCAATGGGATTCTCTTGTCACACTTGAAGCACCGGCCTCAAGAGGAGGGGTGAAGTTCGACCTGTTATCGTCCTCCATAAAAGCACCTAAGTTAACAACTCTATCCCTTGGCAGCTCTTTTACAGAAGGTAAAGTTCCGTCTTTAGGTACAGATCCGGCAACTGAAACTGGTAGTTTAGTTACATTAGACTTGGGAGCTTGCGACAACCTACTCCCCGTAACTGACAACGGAGTAGACTTCTTCCTACCGGTGACTTTTGCTCCGGCCCGAGGCCCAGTTAACCAACACAACTTAAAAACCCTATCACTTGGGTTCTCTTCAAACCCTTACCGGTTTAGAAAAAATGACCTTATTAACTTACATTATTTAGATACGATAGATGTCAGGCAATCTAACTTCACCGGCCGTTTCCCAACTTTCCCTTCTCGGTATTTCCCAGATACCGAGAGAAAAGATGTGGCGATAACCATAAACTCGTCAGGATTTTATGATATTAGCCCGCTGTCCATTACAACATCTAACCAGTATTTCTCTAGAGATATAACTAGGATAACTGCAGATAACTGTAATCCGAGTGGAGGCGGAGCATTATTGCCCTCTTTCGAAGGTGTTACAGAGACCCCTGTAGTTTCTGTAAAGTTAGATAACTCTTTGCCTAGTGTTTACCGGTCTGATTGGGGAGTCCAATCGCTAAGAGGAGCTTGCGTTCTTAGCAGACAACCCAGCACTGCCTTAACCGGTCTCTCAATCACCAGAAAAGTACCGGCCTCTTCACCCGACGATGCCGTATACTCTCTAACCGGGCCTACCGCCCTTAACCAAAAAGTGATGGTTTATGATTCGGTAAGAGCGAGTGAGACTGGCCCAGAATTAGCCAAAGTAATGTCAGTAACCAGCACGGAGATTATTATAAGTGCGGATATACCTGGCACTTTACCATCAACTTTGTACTTTACCAGATCGTCAATTGACATATCGAACTGGTTCCGCCTTGGCTACACTAAACTAACCTCGTTCAGTGCAGAGAATTGTAGGCTATCCGGTACTTTTAGTATAAGAACTAACCTCAACCTTATAACTTTAATAAATCTTAAGCAAAACGCAATATCTTCTTATGCCACTGGTACTTTTGCCAGAATCTTTAAGGGGAGTAATAGAAGGATTGTAGTCGATTTGACTAATAACGCCTTATCGGTATCAACAATAAGGACAATTGTTCAAGAGATTGTCGAGATTGATAAGCTCAGGGTGTATAGAAATTGCCAGGTCAGACTAAATGGCAATAACTTAACATCGGCCGACCGGTACTCCAATTATACCCAGCAGGATATTTTCCCAACCGTAATCACTGCAGGTAGACAGGAAACCATATCCCTGTTCCGGAATGAGAATTTCCAAGTCTACTCTGAGAGGCAGACAACTAATCAAATAACTGGCGCTACTACATTTACTTATACTTTAATCGGGCCGCAAACTTATCAAGTTGCCGGATCGCTGGTCTCGGGGACATATTACAAAACACAAATTAAGCAAACTCAATCTATTAGCGAAGACCCGCTAGGGGTGAGCTATAAAAACTTGTTCGGGATTTCTATCACTTTTGGCTTCACTTATGTCACTCCAAGTACAACATCTTCTTCGGTGAATATAACTTACACCAACGTAACAACCCGCAACGCTTCGATTACAGAACTAGGCTGGCAACTCTTGCCTTCATGTCCAGGTACGGTAGGAGCTGGAACATGCTGGAGAAACCAGTCTAACCAAATTCTAAAACTAGCTTAGTAAGAACAATGGCAACCGGACTTTACACTAAAAATAACCTGTCTGAAGGTGGTATTAACTCCAAAGAAGCCGTTCAGAAGTTGTACGGACCTCAGGTCCAGGAAGACATACTTCTTTTCTCCTTTGCTAGCAGGCTAGAATCAAAAATCTCTTCGGCGGATCTTAGCAATGCTAACCAGATCTCCGGCATATTTAATTCGCCAATTTCCGACTCTGCCGGAAATGTAACCTTGCGGACTAAATTTCTAACAAATGGAATAACTTTTACCAATGAGAATCTGGTTTGGTTCGAATCATTTCTATCCAGCTTCGATAAAAGAACCGGGTCAGAAGTTCTAATAGGCGCTCCGATTAAAGTATCGGTCAACGGGTCTATTACTAGTGTGGAGTTATTGGGGCTGGGGGAGAGATATAAAGTGTTAACCCCGGCTGAAGCAACAGTGACCTTGCCTGCTTCTGTCACTGTCAATGTACTAGGCAAGTCATCCGGAGCAAAAAATGCACAAGTTGTACTAACTATAAATACAGCAGGAGAAATTAGTAGAGGATCGGGTGTTAGTGTAATTAACCCTGGGTCCGGGTATATAGCCGGAGAAGAACTTGAACTTATACTGGGGTGTGTAGGTGATGAAGTAGCTGCGGATAGCAAGTGTATCCGCTATACTACTAATTTCCTAACTCAAGAAGTCTTCTTCGCTAACAAAATCTCCTCCAAGGCATATATAAAAAACGGCTTGTATAAGTACCGGGTAAAATTCTCATCGAGGAATGGATTTTTCCTGTTCGATGAATACGTCAATAAATATGTCTATCTAGGCTCATTTTACAATACGGTATCCACTATTCCTGCTGCAGATAGCCCGTTGATGGTTGTTAAGAGAAAAGACACAATAACTTCGTCTAATATACTCCAGCTATACAATCTTGACGGCAGATCGTTATCCTGGGACTATTCTAATAGTTACGGTGTCTCCGGTTCTTTGTATCAGGAGTTAAGAGATCTGTTGTCTAAAATAGAGAGTCTTCAGACCGAATTCTCACTATTTATCCAGAACACAAAGGATCAGGCTGAAGAATCAGGTACGAATAACACTTTGGGCATCAAGTATAATATTATCGAAGGCAAAAATATAAGCTCTTCGTATCGGGTGATATTCAGAGATCCGGACGGAGTCTTAGATTCAAGCAGTGTAACCTTTAACACACTAAGTACGCTAAATCAGCCCGGACAAACTACAGTAGATGGGAAAAGAGTTCCGGGTATATGGCTGTGGACAGGTGAAAAGTATCAGAGAGCCTTCAGCTCTAGCGATAAACCGTTCATAAGCCTTGTGGACAAGAACTTTCTAAGCCCGGCTATATACAAACTTGATGGAACTCAAGTAGCTTCTTCTGGAGAATTTAAATACAGCATAAGCACGGGATATTTAAAACCCGGCACAAGCGTGATAAGAGGGTTTGATACTCAAATCTCCACCCTAGTACAAAATATATCTGGCACTAATCCGGCCTCCGGAGGATTTGTATACTACCGCACATTAACCCCTACTCTGTTCAACGGCTCGAATGTTAAAGCGTGGCCGTTATTCTCCTACAAAGAAAACAACACCATAAAGGATATTAAAATTCTAGCCATTTAAGCTAACAAATAGGTAAAACGAGTCCTTAACTGATTCCCCATTGCCGAAAAACTCAGTAACGTCTTGATCGTATACGTCCGTATCAATAGGCAATTCAATCTTCATTTTATGTGTATAGAATGATGTTTGCAGGGTTACATTAGAGACAGTTTGAACGGAGGTCTTATCGTATGACTGAAATTCTAACTTCTGCAGCAGGGTTAGGGTATTGCCCCCCAAAGCTGCTTTAGTATTATCTCCCCAGAAAACGTCGTAGTTCCCAGCAGGAGCTGAATAAAGGGCTGTATCTTCGACGGCTATGTCAGATAGTAACGGATTGTTAATTACATAAGGTGGGTAGCACAAGTCCTTAGTAAACTGCGGTCTGTCAAATCCGAACGGCGTCACCCTATCTGAAGGAGGGCGGGGTACTTCACTATCCAAGGGCTGTAGTTCGTTATTTACATAGGTAATTTTTAAGCAATCAGCAAATGACAACGAGTCTCCAGTATCTACTCTGCCGTACTGAAAGGCTATATTCGACTCGGTGTAGAAATTTACATACTTAGAAGCAAAGTCTACTTTCTCCGACCCGCCAACTAATATCGAGCTCTGTGTAGTAGTGAAACACAGCAGATCAAACCCTGACACTGTCTTCTTCTCCACGGATAGTGTTAACGGAGAGACTAAACTCTTTACATTGGTTGTAAAAAGTAGATCGTCCGCTACACTGACCACAAAAACGGTGATTGGAGACAACCACAAAGGGCTTGAGAAAGGTGGCAGCCCCCAGGCAGTCGGATCATCACTAGCCGTAGCCAGAGTAGGATTAGCTATTAAATAGTACTTATTGTACAAATCTGCTGGAGAAGCAGTCTCTCTCAAATATAACCTGGCTATATAGCTGATTAGATTAGTTGATCCGGCTGTTAAATGATTGGGAGAACCGCCCAGGTCATTCTGACCTAGCAAATCAGGGCTGTTGTACAGAGAGTTATTTAAAGGTAGTGCGTTAACAATTAGCCTACCTCCCTCGCCGAAACTATTGGACAAAAGCCTGATTCCGGTATAGTTTGATCCCAAGGGGTCTGAAGTGCTATACCTGGCTTCACCGCATATAATGTTTGGTCGAGATGAGAATGTTACCCCGTCACCCGATCCATAAAGCCCGACTCCAGTAGCCTCAGAACTTAATACAGGCTTAAACTTATTTGTAAGAAAACCGTCCAGAGGAGTGTTGGTACGTGATGGGGGCAGAGCGATGTTATACGGGTGGCCGCGAGTTATCTTCCACCACTCCGGCCTCATGTCAAAACTGGTTTTGAGCAAATCGGGAGAGAAGCTCCCGTCTGTCATATCGCTATAGTTCTGATGGTCGGGTGACGGGGAAGCTAACCTACCCCTCCATAACGGCTTAGCATTTCTAATATAAGAGTCAGACCGATACGGGGTCAACTTTAGCACATAGCTCCCCGGATCTAGACCTAACTGGCTAATACTGGAAACGGTTGTCCCATCCGTGGTCATATTAATTAGCACGGGCACGGGCAGAACGCTCCCAGAAGCCGTACCAGTTATTGTATAAGTTACGGAGATTTGAGTATTTTGCAGAGCTGAGATTATATCAGCAAGGGCCGGACTGGTAATAGTCCAGCCGCTAACGTCCGAACCAGCTATTGTTATTTCATAATTCGCATCGGAATACGCAACAGGTGTGGTAAGGGTGGTAGTTTTTATAAAAAGATTAGGTTGTTGGGGGGATAGTATGTTAGGGAATGCTCTGTCAGCCTGCCCGTAATACATCCGTATTGTTATAGGTACATACGCGCTCCAATCAACAGCCGAGGTATAGTATTTAAACTGTTCGGATATAGTCGAGCCATCAAAAGATTGAGAGGAGACATAGCCGCTCTCCACATCAGACAAAACCGGGTCGGAAGTGCTGTCAAATACATTCACCCAGGAGCTATTAGCCCCTATAGCCATATCTATCTTCACCAAGACATTTGTCTGCACTTGGAACAAATAGTTATCCGGAACAATTTTAATATAACCGTCCCATCTCACTCCCCAATTACCAACTTCTGACTTGAGTTCGGTAGGGGGTTCTTTCCACTCCATATTGGAGTCTAGAACAAAAACTTTATTATAATCTGTTTGTACAAGTGTTATAGACCCCTGCTCATTAGCCGACCAGCGGTCAAAAATAGCCGATTTAGTATACCAGTACCCCTTATTTTTTACCGGCACATACGACCCATTTGACTCAACCAATAGCCTGTGGGATGTGGCCGGATTTAAATCATCAGCACCTGCTTCAACCGCAGCGTTTGCGGGAGATTGGGCAAACCAAGGAGGCGGGTTTAGTAGCGTGTACTCCTGAGAAAACCTAAAAGCCAGACCTGAGAACACATCAGACCCGATCAAAGAGTTTTTTACAGCAATAAGCTTACTCAGACCTTGACTCACTGACCATGTAGTAGGAGAGACCAACTTGAGGTTCACTTCCACCCCCGTTAGAGAAATCTTCTCCCCCGAACTAGCTGTATAACTATCTAAAATAACAACTATTTGAGACTTGCCATTTAGCAAACTGGAGGGTGAGAGTGTTGTTACTCCGTCTGTACCAATCAGCTCGCTTACAGTTACACTACCAGTCAGGTCATTAAAGTCAAACTTAATAAACCCCTTGTGGGCGGGCTGGGGCGGTTTGTAAAACTGAGCATCGAGTCCGTTATGGTAACCAGGAAAACTACCTTCGCCATAGAAAGAATTAAGGGAAGTGATCTGATCTTGTATCCTAATTCGCGGAGTGACCGAGACCTGCCCCTGCAAACTGCTACTGAAATTTAACTGGCTGAGGAAGTTTTTGTTAATTCCCTGTTGTATAAAATCACCAGTAACATTCCAATCTGACGAGTTAAAAATACTCCCATATTGATTTCTCTCCGAGGTCTCAAGATTGCTGATTCCGCTCAGTATATTATTCAGAGCTTGGCTACGATTGGTCAGGTCGGACAGAGCTAGCGATCTCTGCAAACCTATATACTTTTTGTCTATTTCCCTCTTGTTAATCTTTTTCGTTAGAGATTCTATTAACGTCTGACCGGAGAGAGTTAAACCGGTATCAAACTTAGTTGCCATACCAACCCAGAGCTAATAAGCCTTCAACTTGGCAAAAGTTGAAAGCCGGGTATGGAGAAAAAACTCAACACGATAGAGTCGTATGTATTTCTGGCCGGTCAGTTAATTTTCTGCCTGGCTTTCCTCTCAATGTGTGAAATACCTAACTGGGCCTGGGGAGATAAAAACCCCAACGCTTGTCTAGAGCGTTGGATGTTTACCGGAGGAGTGTTTTTCCCCTCCGGAGCTGAGGCCGTCCTAAGAAATAAATCTATTTCTGGTACAGGTCAGAATAAGAAAGTATAACATTCTTCACAAACCCGGACCGGACAATATCGTCAATGCTAAACTGAACGTGGCCAACATCTTCTTTGAATTTGCCTAGCCTGTTCAGAGCATCGGATAACCCGTCCTCACCGTATCGAAGAGATAAGTCTCTTTGTACAGTGTCTCCCATCAGCGAGATGTAGCTATTTTCGCCCAGTCGGGTAAGTATTGTCAGAACGCTATGGGTCGAAGCATTCTGCATCTCGTCAGCGATAATAAAACATCGGTCTAGAGACCGCCCCCTCAAGTCGCCAATAGGTATAAACTCGATGATTTTCTTATCAATAAGATAATCACATTTACCCTTGGCCATAAACACACACAACGCATCTTTTAACGAAGCGAAATGCGGATCGAGTTTCTCTGACTTGTCTCCAGGCAAAAACCCGATACCCTTCTCTCCAGGCACATCGACAATAGGCTTAACATAATAGATCTTGTCTATCTCTCTTTTTTGAAGCTTTTCGCAGGCAACGTAAACCGACAGAAGAGTTTTTGCTGTGCCGGGAGGTCCAGTCAAAATAGTCAACGTTTTAGAACGGAGATAGTCCAGAGCAGCGGACTGATTCTCATTCATAGGGTGAATCCGGCGTACCTCTGCTTCACTGGAGCGGTGAGGTAGCCCATAAGCCATCTCGTCATAACCGGGTACGACGATCTTCTGTTTCCTGGTTCTGCCTTTAGCCATCAGAATGTAAGTACAAAAAAGCGGGACGATAGTTCGCCCCGCGAGTGATTATGGTTTCGAGCGTAGCTCGGTCATAAAAGTTTCACCTACTAAACTTTCAACAGGGTTGAACTATCCGGTCCGATATACCGGCAGGGGATATTTGTCGACTTCGACAGATACCAGCCAGTGTGTTTGTAGTATTCAAAATGCTCTTTTTTCCTTACCTCTAGATTCAGGTCTATCCAGTATTTGCTAACCGCATTCTTACCTTCTCGCTTTATCTCCTCAGTATGCCTCTTTACCATCTCCTCGTCCCAACCGTGCTCGAGAAGTACATACTCAACAGAACTACTCAGCTCTAGCAATCCAGACTCAACTGACCTGGCCCAGGAGGGATCTACTTTCTCAAATCTGTTTCTATAAGGTTCGTAGAAAAGTGTATCAGAGACAAAGCGATCGATAAGCAAATACTGCGGTTGTAAATCTTGTCTAATTGCTTTCATCTCATCGAATTTTTTCAAAAACTGGTCGATTGGAGAATGGTGCCAGGGCTTGACTTCTGAAAAATGCCAAATGTGAGAACTGACTGCGGCACTTTTACACAAAGCTTCTGTTTTTCTGATAAGGGTAGATTTACCCACTCGATCTGCGCCCAGAACAACAATAATTTCCACAGAGGGTAGGAGGAGAGACAGGTCTATTCTAGCAAAAGTTGAAAGCTGAGAAGAGAACAGTGTAAACCGATGACAGCAGAGCCTAAAGGACGCTGGGGGGTTAGATTTACCTCAGATCCTAATAAAAGAAAACAATTCGTTCAAGATTTATATGACGAAGATAGCCAAAATGTAAAAAGAGGAGAACTGTTCTTAAACGAAGTTCACTCAGAGATACTTTACGTTGACTCTGAGGGTGTAGTCAAAGAGCTAGGAGAAGGTAAACCTGTCCCATTTTCCACAATAGATTTTACTGGACTGAGGGAGTTTGCTAGCGATACACTAGCAGCAGCGGCAACTCCCCCTGTTGCCATAGGCGGATTGTATCACTACCAGGGTGTTTTAAGAATCCGGCAAGTCTAAACAGTGTTGAAAGCTAATTGAAGATTTAGAATCTGGGTAATTCCCACTCGTAGTAAAATGTCAACTACCCTGAGACGACTAGTCGGTCTTGAGTTCAACTATAAACTCGAACTGCAGGATTTTTTCAGCACGGTTCTGGCTGATAAGCTAGTTCTGGACTATAACCAAAACGGCAATACTCCGGCCATCCGCACATCCCTCTACAACAAGTTTGTCGAGTGCGGTCCGAGTATGGGGTTTTCCTCAAAGCAATACGCATACGGACTTCTCGAACTTATTATCGAAGCTCTGGTCAACAACCCTGACGTTCCTACCAATCCCTATAAAAATAGCCTTAATGACAATCTGGTCAATGTAAGCCGCTTTGTAGGTATTGCCGGCGAAGGTGATTACCATTTCATGGTAGCGGTCTATAAGCTAAGTGTGGTCCTGTCCGCCATTGTAGACTATGTAATCCCTGTCGGCCCGATTGTGACTATCACTCGTACCGCCCAGGGTTCTGGCTATTCTAAAAATGGTGCGGGTACAGGCACTTCTACCGGCGTGGTGTTCAATGCTACCCTGGCTGTCGGTGATCAAATTGATCCGGCTCAGTATGTCGCAGCTAAAGTGGTTGGCGACATTAGCTCGGGCCTGGTTACCAACATCACCTCTATCAGCTCTGCTGGTAATGGCTTCGCTGTCGGTAGCATAGCTAGCCTGACAATCGACACTACTCATGCTGGCCAAAGCAACGGCACGGGTAGCGGCGCTACAGCTACTGTAACTGCTATCGGCTAATACTAGTGTCATCTCTGTACCGCTGCAAGTGCGTTGTAGGGTATAGACCTTACGGATCGGACAAGATAATCCCGTTTGACGAGAGACAAGTCGTATCGGTTAGAATGGATCTGAATTGGGTTCCCGACCCAATCACCCAGAACCAGGATAGTCGAACAGAACTTGGTCAATTCGTCAACTCGTTATCCGGCTCGACAGTCAACGTGACTTTGTCCGATCCGTATATGACTGGAGTGGCTTGGGCCGCACTGTTTGACTCGGCAGCAGCTTATACCAACCCGGCACTAGCTGCTTACAGCAATATTTTGTTACCGGAGTGTTTGCCAGGACAAGACCCTGGCAAGCACAAATGTACTAGGAAATACCAGGACATAGCCGACCCTAATCTAGCTAAGACTTACCTGGGCAATTTTGCCCATATCCTTGTTAAGTTCTGGTATGAGATAAGCGGGCAAAAGTTTTCACTCGAGACTTATTTCCGCCTTCAAAGATTTGACGTAAAGCAAGGTAAAGAATATCCACAAGTAACGCTGCAAGGAGTAGACTCTCAGACAATCGCCTTCAACCAAACCCTCGGTAATTATCAGCTCGCTGAAAATACCACCATCGAGGAAGGTTTGAAAAGTATTGTTGAAAAACACGGCCATAAGGTTTCTTTCTGCAATAGCCCGGACGTTGACTATAGCCAGAAGTTAGTATTTCCGGAGACGTTTAGAGAGACAGCAGTAACAGCCGAGGAAGTTATTAAAAAATACCTGAGAAGTGTAAATGGCAGTTATTCCAAATTGCCGTTCAAGGAATATGCCAAGAAAATATCCATTTGCACCAGGGCTAATTTAAACCAGGGCTGTTCTGTATTCTATCTAGGCAAGGGGTTGTTTGAAGGCTATTCGATCAGTGGAAACGTGCCTCCTGACATTCTTAACCTTAACCTGGAGTACAATGGTTATGACTCGGGCATAGGATTTGAAACAGATACAACCAGTCTCGAAGAAAAGAACTATATCTTGCAAGATCTCTTACCTAACAAACGTAAACAAAAATTGTCCGGTGCAAAAACAAACCTGACAAGTTTCCCCTCACAATTTGAAGCTCTGTCAAACCGGTATTCCACAATCCAGGGGTCTTCTGGCTATGTTTGGAATACGGCCGGGCCTTCTGTATCAAATCAGAAGCTGGATAAGGTTAATTTCTTCGGGCTTAATGTGACCGGGGAGACCGGTACGGCTTTGCTCGAAGGCAATGTGGTGACTTCGTCAGTTGACGCCGGATCTGTTACAATTCGCACAAAATACTTCCTACAAATTTGCAAAAAAGACAAGCAATCAGACTGCATCAAAAAAACCATATTTCAAGAGACAAGAGGTCTGAAGAATATGGAAAGCTCAATTAAAGTCGGAGCTAGGGTGGAGAAAAACGATAAGCTGGGTACATCAAAAACAGTGTTTACACGGTTTATGGTTCAGGGGTCAAACGCTTTTCAAAACATCACAATCTCCCCTAATCTGGTCTGGAACTATGCCGTGCCGTTAGAAGATCTGACTCCTGCCGAGCAAGACAAAATAGGGGTGAAGAATCCTGTATCCTCGCCAGGCAACCAAGTCGGTGGTACTTTCGCAGGTAGAGTAGGCAATACTGGTAATTCTTACGGCTCGCATATACACTTTGAATGTGTACCCCGATCTGCCATATCCGAAGAAGAAAAACTTAACCAGATATTTTACAGATATGTAACTGTCTCCGGAGTGGTTAGAGGAAGGGGGTATTTGTCCAGCGGCAAGAGTAGCCACCATAACTACGACGGGGCAATAGACTACCCCGCCGATAAAGGAACTCCCATATATCTAAAAAACGGGGCGACTGTTAAAAAAGTTGAGACTACGGGTTGTATTGAGGGGAACAAATCGTGTGGTGGCGGATTCGGTAACTCGGTTCTGATCAGCACGCCTGAAGGTGTGTTCCGCATAGCCCACCTAGACTCGACCTCTGGGGTCCAGGGAGGGGCCGATTCCATCGCAGCAGGGTCCAGGTACGGGGCAGGTGTTCAAAGCGCTCCAGCAGCCGCTGGGGCGGAGATAGAGACGGAATTCAAGGGCATACCTCGCGCCCTCAGAATTGTCCCAGGCCGAACCGTCCTATCCCTCATAACAAAATATGATGACTGGGTTGAGAATGGCAGGCCGAGTAACATCGATCCTGGAATATGGATACCGCAAAGGTTTTCAAAGTGGTTTATACGGTCGGTTAGATATACCTGGACTGGCGGAGATTTAAGAGTGGCACTGACCGGAGTTAGTGACTGGGGCAACGCATCGGCAAAAGTACCGTCCCCGTCATTTGAGAAATATCTGTCCGATTATAAAATCTCAGGAGATTTTGACAAGACTAATGACTACTATGGCTATATCCGATCTGCAGGAGATTTATGCTGGAAGATTGGTGACAAGTCTTCTTGCGAGTTGATTTGTAGTGAAGCGGAAGAGTTAAGACAATTCCTAGCTGCGTATAGCCCAAGCTCGCTAGACACTCCTGGGTTTGCAGATTCTGATTGCAAGTATTTGCCAGAAGATGGCTATCTTAAGGATAGGAAAGTTACTATAGAGAAGGTAATGTCCGCTTTGAAGTCTGTCGGCATAACTAGTAATGTGGCATACGCTGGCGTACTAGGCAATTTTGAAGTGGAGTCAGGGCTTATTGCGGGTAGAAATGACGGAGCTGGCTGTAGCGGTTCACCAGCCTATGGCATAGCACAATGGTGTGGATCTAGACAAACCAGCATAATTGCTAAGTGCAAAAATGAGCCAGGGCTGGATTGCGAATTGAGGTTTATGGCTAATGAGATAAAAACCAAGAGAGATGTGGGCGGGGAGTTAGTGGGCGAAATCAATTCAGCAAAAACTCCGTCAGAAGCAGCTCTGATCTGGAATAGGTATTTTGAAAGAAGCGACGGATACAAGGATCCTGGTTCAAGTACTAATATTAAGAGAAAAGCAGCGGCGGAACGCATATATAAAGGGTTGAAGTGCTCAAGGGTAAAGTAACATGAACCCGCTCTTATCAACCCTGGTCATTGACGTAGTCGAGCAGTCATTAAAACAGATTATAAAGTCTGCCGTTATAGGGCAGGCTCAGGAGGCTGTACGTGTTGAGTTCCTAAGAACGGTAACAGACGGGTTTACAAAAGAAATAAGCCATAACCTGTCTAATTACGTTAACTCAATAGGGTCGATGACGGCTGAAGTCGACTCGAATAATGAAGGCGACAAGTTATTCCTGAAACTTCAACGGTCTTTGAAAGGCCTGGAGTCTCAACTAGAAAAAGGCGGAGAAAATTCCCCAATCCTACAATACTTGAAAAACAAGTATGGGGCGGGAAAAGAGAGTACTTTAGTCGGCCTTGAGGCCAAACCTGTCTACAGCCTATATACCAGTCCGAAAGTAGATGAAAACCGCCCGTGGCTCAGCCGAATCTCCGCGCCACAAAAAAGCATAGAGGACTACCTGGCCTTAGAAGCAAACCGCCTATTAGAAGATCTGCTATCCTCTAACCAAAATACTTAGATCCTTTTTTAACATTCTCAGCCGCGTCTAAAACTTGAAGCTTGGCATTTAGCAAGTGATAGTCAAACCAGCTCTCGGCAATACTTGTATCTTTTAACCTGCAAGACGTACCTCTGCACACTACTTCCAACTTCTCCAAATCGTGCTCATTCTCCCTGCACCATTCCTCAACAAGTCGGATAAACGGGTAGACATGGTCTACATGATAAGCACCGAGTATAGGCTGGCCTGTCGCTGCCGACTTGATTACCAAATTGCCTTTCAAAGATAGCCTATACTGCTTTATCTGAGGCTCTACTATGTCTCTCAAAGCCCGAATAACATTTTTTCTATTGGTTTTGGCCGGGTCGGGCAGAAATAGTTTGGGGAACAGCACACTGGTAGCGTAACTTTTACTAACCCAGACATGGTGTTTAGAGTTAGGAGTAACCAAAACAATCCCCTTTACTCTCTTACCATTAAACACCTTATTAGTTACCAAAAACTCCACCCCGCTTCTTTCAGATAACTCCTTTAACCTACTTATCTTGCTGCACACCGCTTGGATAAACTCTTTATCCTCCCCACTCAACGTCACTCCAACCTCATACGAAGTCACAATGCCCGACCATTTTTTGCCAAACCCGGTCTTGTTAAACCGAGTTCCGTTCAGCTCTACAAACTTAGCCATTTAACACTGCCTGTATCAACCTGTCTGCTCTTTCCTGTATATGCTCAGGTTTATTAATCCCGGCATACTTTCGAAACAGAGTGGACTGAGCCCGATGGTGTATGTAAACATCAGTGAGGAAATTGTAATCTTCAGTGGGCAGAGAAGATAGCCTGTCCAAGACATCTTTGTAGTCCTCAAACATGGCCGACAAAGAGTCTTCTTCAGTAGACTCGGGATTGGCCGGTATTTCCGTATCCTCATTGATTTCCTGATAGACAACTTGAAACGCACTCCGGGTCTCTTGAATAACCAGTTCGTCAATACCGGTCATTTCTGACAACTCTTTGTTGCTGATTTCAGGAGTTCGAGAAATCACTTTCCTAATCCGCATATATGTATCGGCATATATCCGAGGCATTTTTACCATTCGAGAGGAATCTCTCAAATAGTTCAGGAGTTGAAAGGTGAGGGAGCGGTTAAGCCAAGTGCTGAAGTTGGCCTTTTCCGGATCCCATTTGTCATACAATTTGACCATGGCCTCCAAAGCCACCGATCTCAGCTCGTCAAAAGGTACTCCGGAGAAAGATGAGACTTTGCGTGCGGCATGGGTAGCCTTCCACATACACTCTTTGATGTGCTTGTCCCTAGTAATCTCGTACTCGGATTTTCTCCGGTTTTTGTTTTTAATCATGCTCAACCTATTGATGTTAGAATGAAGTCTTTTAATTGAGAGGCAGGCATAATCCCGTCCCCATTGAAGCCGACAAGCTGGCCATCTTCATCAAAAATGGCAATTTCAGGAGTGCCTTGACCGGACTCAGGAGTTAACGACTCCAGGAACTCCCAGTCATCCTCCAGAACGTTGTATTCCCCCCAACCAACCCTGTGCTGAGGGTATTCTTCGGCCATTTCCCCTGCAACCTGCGCCCAGATTGGTTTCATAGCTGCACAGGCCGAGCAACCCGGCGTGGTAAAAATTACCGCCCGGTACTTAAATTGATTTTCCTCTGAGGACATAATTGCCTTAAGTAAGCAATATAAATATAGCAAGAAAAGGGCTAAATGTAGCGGGTTGAGATTTTACCCCTAACATGCCTAGCTGTGATTCTTTGGGCAGACCCGGAATGATTGAGCTGGGGTAAGGGTATCCTGCTCCCGCCGTGGGCAGTCTTGGCACTACCCATAATCTCGTCCCGGTAGACCTTTAATCCCATGCAGAAGCTATCAACGAAGTCATTGTGCTTTGTGTACGGGAAAGCGCAGAGTTCTGCCAGTAGTTCGCCCAGAGCTGGGATATTGGCATAGATGGATACTCGGCCGTCCTCCGCTATAGGAGCAACCTCGTTTGCCCGGAAAACCTTGTCTTTAGTCGGTACGACTTCTTTTATCGGAATCTGCAACTCTCTCCTCAACATTTGAATGAGGGGGAGACCGCTTGCCCTACTCTCTAAATACAACGCCCGAACTTTCCAGGTCTTTAGCCATACCGGCAAAGCTTTTAACAATTCTGGGAACTCCATCCGCTCCTTATAAACATGCAGAAGGTGGAGTTTTCTAGTCTTTTTAACCACTCCGAATATACAAACAGCGGACGGGTCATTAACTTCTTCTTTTTTCAATGCAGTGTCACCCGTAGCAAAAACATATTCGTATTTTTCTAGGTTTTTATCGTGCTGTTCAAACCACATATCTTTGAATATCGAACCACTTTCACCCTGAGGACGACCCAGATACAAAGTATTGAATGTCTTCTCGTCCTGTTTTTTAATAGACTCGAGTTCGGTTACAGGGAAAAATTCTGGCCAGTGTGATTCACCCAACCTTCTGCTGAGCGGATCGCTATCCTCATCCAGGCACAGAGCCGGTACGTTTAATTCACGCCAACCGGTCGGGTCTGAAGCCAACAACCTACCTATCACATCTTCTTTATGGAAACGAGTACCTATGCTCATTACACAGTTATTTGGCAGGCCACGAGTTAAAAACTGAGTGGCTGTCCACATAAAAGTCGAATCGAGTACTTGGGGGGAATTACCATCTTCAAGCAAGTCATCCAATATACCAATACCGGGCAAATCTTCCTCGGATATGACCCCAAAGCCGAAACCGGTAACACCAGCTCCGGCAGATGCTGACATAATGATACCGGCTTGTCCCGATCTTATTGTCTTCAGGTTACAATCTTTTTTGTTGATCGTACACTCAGGGAATATCCACTTAAACGCTTCGCTGGTGACAAAATCCATAATCGCCCTAGAGTTCTCATGGGTGAGTTTTAGGGCGTAGGAGGCCAGAATAAACTGTGAAGATGGGCTTCTACCTAATTGCCAACTGGGCAGAAGTTTAGAGATCAGCATACTCTTGCCTGTACGGGGAGGGAGCGATATAGTTGTTCTTCTGAAGTCTTTATTACCGTCGCAAATCTCCTGCACATAACTACATATCAGCTCGTGAACTGGAAACGGGTTAAAGATTCCGCTAGTCCCCACTTGCCGTGTTATGTACTTTGCATAGGTGATGAATTCGGTCCGACACCTTAACCTCAGCAACTCTCGTTTTTCTTCAAAGGACAAATTATCTGCCCTGGCCATCATCTCTTTTACCAGCGCTTTTTCTTTAACCAGCTCAGATTTATTCATTGCAATTAGTTTTCTTGTTTCGGTCAGAAACTACGTCGTAGAGAGATTTGTCCGACCCGTATAGAAAATCACTCGATTCTTTAAGACTTTCAACTTGATTTGAAGAAAGAGACAAGTCGAATATGCTTTGTTGCTCAGGGTCGTTGTCGGTTAGCTTGGACTCTAATGACTCGGACAGGACCCTGGTCTGATTGAATAAAGTCTGCTCGTTATCAAACGGAGTAGGGAGAGTGGGGGAATAACTGCCTAGCTTAATTCCCCTTGACAAGTCTGGATTCAACCCCCTCCACTCTCTATCGGCCGGAATAATCCCGCCATTAAGTATCTTAAGAGCGTTTTCTCTGTTGATTTTTGACAGGTTAAGCAGAGCTGGGATATTGTTAAATGCGCTGTCTAGGGCTTCAGTGACCCTGACCCCAGCGTCACCTCCTCTCTTAACAGCATTTAATGCCTTGGTAAACTCATACAGGTCTTTTATAGCTCGGGAATTGGTGCGGACTGCATCCAAGACCTCTGTCATTACAGACACCGAGCCGACTTTCTTATTGTAAACAATTGAAGTCAGCAAATTATACAACGAGTCTATTAACTTGCGTTCAATTGACTCGACTCTGGTTATGTTATTATCGGCTATTTTTAGTGACTTTTCTACAGCCTCAAAGCTAGATGCTAGTTCGAGTTCTCTCTCTGTCTGATCGGCAAAACGACTCTGGTAGATTGTCTCTGCCATGTCCTTAACTCTCGGAACTTTGTTTATTATATCCGATAGGTCAAGATTATTGGCTGGCAATAAGCTCTCTCCGAGTTTAGTATCCTTTAGGCCGAGTTCTTTGGCAATCGGGCCAGTGTTATTAGGTGTGGGGATACCTTTAGGTGTAGTGCTGTTAGCCGTATTAGAACTCATCGACCCGCACGGACCTAGTAAATCTGTCCCGTCTTTACTCTTACCATGGGAAGTCTTTCTACATTTCTCACCACAAGGGCAATCGTCTCCGCCCAGCCCACCTCTAAGCAACCCGGACAATCCGGACACTCCCGAAGCTATGATCGCAGCAGGATTAGAATTACTACCGAGCAAGCTCTGAACAGAATCCAAGCCTAGTCCAGCATTGCCAAAGAAATTAACTCCGGAGCCGGCTTGACCTATTAGGCCTAGGGCAGAAGTAGCTGATTTGGCCAGAGAATTGGCCGGAGCAGGAAGTTTATCTATAGCGGACAAGTTGCTAAGTCCAGAGAACAGTTTTGACACATCTCCGTAAGACCCCGAGCCCAGACCTTCCAGTACAGAAGTAACTGTAGAAGGAGAAACCACATTCGCCCCTATAGCCGAGTTAACTAACGATGAGACTTTGTTTGACAAGCCACCATTAACCGCCGCACTAACTATGTTAGAAAATCCTATCGATTGGCCTTTCAGCAGGTCTTTGGCAATATCTACTACCGGGGCGACATATCTGTTCACCTCGTCTGGCAATTTATCCAGTCCGATTGCAACCGCGCTATCTACCGCCCCCCAAACACCTCCGGTCATTAAACCTGTCATTACCGATCCGGCTTGAGGGCTCAGAGAGGATATAGACCCGACCAGGGCTTCTCTGCCTACCTCAATCAGGGCATCTTCGCCTTCGCCGTTAATCAAAACATCTGCTGCTTTACCAACACCTGTCAGAAGTTTTGAAGTGGCCGGAGTCAAACTGTTTGACTGGTCGAGTTCGGCCCTGACCGTATCAAATATTTCCTGTACGGGCAATCCTGTCTTAGCCTCAATAGCCGCATTAGCAATTCGTTTTAAGGCGCTGGCCTCGTCAAAAGCAGAATCGGGTATTAAGTTAGCCGCTTTCAGTAGAATTTTTAACTCAGGATCCGTACCAGTAATCGGCACATTTTTATAAAGTTCGTCAAAGACGGCCTGGCTAACAGCCGGATCGGCTACCCAATCATACCCTGAAACACTTACTTCAGTCTGTAATTCGGGGATCGGATTAAACTTGCTCAGAAACTCAATCCGGTTTAGTGGTTTTTCTTTCGAGTAAAATTTATGTGGTATTCTTCTCCCCTGACGCACCCATTTCATTTTACCTTGGTATCTCTGGCATATCATATATTCAGAATTATTTCCGTCGTCTACAGTAGCAGACATGCCATGTATTTTCTCCGTACAAGATGGTAGAGTGGTTCGGAAAAACACCGGGCTAGAACCGTCAGGTATCCACGAATAATCGCCGTTCTCATCTCTCCTGCATTGCATGGATATGGTTCGGAACCCCCTATCCTCTGTAAAGTCATGCCTTTCCCCTAGCATGGACTGATCGCATTTCGGTATGCCAGGATTATTCTCCTGAGCTTGGGTAACAGACATGGTATCAGCGTTGCCAGGATTAAACCCTTTTTCTACCCATAAGCCGTTAGTCAGAGATTTCCACGCCCAGACAGAACCCCCGCCGTCTTGCAAATTATTCCTGCGGAGACAAATAACTGCATCCTGTCCCATCTCATTACTGAGAACGTAGACCCTGGCCTCATTACCCTCATTACACTTCATCCCGGTATCACTAGATCCGGACCAAACTGCTACACTCTCATCGATTATTGGTAGCTGAACAGGAGTACCTATCACACCAATATCTTTATCCCCACTCAATATACCCGTAATATACAACCTCTCAGATCTGCCACCTATTTTAGATACCATTACTCTCGTGCCAATATACTTAGCACTTAGTCTCCCCCTACTTGAGCCTGCCACGGGAACCCAGGGCGAGATAAGTCCGTCCTTCGTAGTTACTTTAACTCTGCCCAAGTACTTAGGATCGGATACGTCACAAATTACCCCCTCTTCGTTAAACGGGTCGGCAAAAGGCACACCGAGTACTTCTAAAGTACGATCTACAGACTCGCTGATAGCATTTAACTGGCTGAAAAAAGAGGACATTAGTCGATAATAGGCTCGAAGAAGTAGTCTCCGGCGACCATCAAATCGGCCGCAGAGTAAGCGTATTGAACTCGGCTAACAGAACTAGTCGGCACGAAGTTATCAACGATAGACTGGACAGAATTCCAAGTTCTGCCATTTCTATTATAGTAGAAAGGCATGCGAATGACTACCGTATTAGCTGCGGTATCGTCATAAAATCTGCTAAGATCAGCCACAAGCTGATTAGGGAAGTTCCCCACCTCTGAATCTGTTTCAGTCCCGACACGCAGATTATCAACCATGTACGGGGTGTTTATCGGGGCGGAGACTTCATACTGCCTAAGCCCGCTTTTGACAGAGTATGTCCCGTCAGAGTTGTACTTAAGCTCTTCTCCGGAAACCGCCTTGATATTAAATATCGAGAACAAGACCATTAAAGTAGTCAATGAACCTTTTCCGGGCAAAATACCATTCCAGTTTGCTAAACTGACAGTCAGGTTCAACTCTTGAGTGAGATAGGTTGCCTGGTAAGAGCTATAATACTGCCTCTTAAAATGTCTAGCTTGAGTGGTTACAACTCCGGTAAACGAATTGGCATTTATTGTCTCTATGACTGACAAATCTATTTTCTTTAACGTGTCCGAAGTCTGCCACATCTGCCCCTGAATTCTGTTGACATGGGCATTAGCTATCAATGCTCTTTTAATGGACGAATCCCAACTCAGCTTCCAAAATTCCGAACTGTACCCAAGGTGCTGCCCTATCCAATCTAAACAACCCGGATAGCAAGTTTGATAATCCAGGTATAAACTATAAAACCGGTCCAGAAGATGGTTTTTATAGAATGAGAGGTAGGAGTCAACTCCTGAAACAAGCCATTTGGAGGGGTTGTCCGGATTGTCCTCAGAATTATACGCTCCTGATATGCCGGGCAGGCGATTGTAGACTGGTCTAGCCTGGTCAGGATCGGTGTTCAATCGACCGAATCGCACAGAACTCATTCCGACCTGCAAATAGCTGCGGTACAGGACGGACATTTCCTCGTAAACCCTTAACAAAAAGTCCCGGTTAGTCAGACCGGATTCCGACCAGATAGTTGCGATTGTGGATAGAACAAAATCCGCCCAAATTTTATCTAAAGAAGACACTATTGCATTTTCTACTCTATTTCTTACCTCGTCTTCAACTGCTACACTGGCCAAATTGTTCTGCAGTAACTCTCTGACAAAATCATTAGCACTGTCCTTAATCCCCCTCAGCTCAGACCCTGAAACAACAGTAATAACCCGCCTTACAAATGTCTCCTCAGAATAAGAGTTAGGCGGGAGGTAGATAGTTGTAGGGATGCTAGCTATGTTTGTTACTGCTATGGCCGATTGGCCGGCCGGCAGAACAAAACTGCCCCGAACCACCGACTTCAGAGTAATTGAATCCGTCCCAAATACATAGTAGTACAGTCCAGGAACCGTGGCCGAATCGAATCTCCACTTATTCTTTTTAGTCGTAGCAGTAACAGTACCTATTTTACATTTCCCTCTCTCACATTGAGAATCCGAACCTGTGCCGATACAGGTCGAGTTCATCAATGCGCAGTTTTCTAACCCGGACTCTGTTCTAACTCCGTGAAAGTACACATCTCCGGTCTCTGGAAGTAACGTAGCCGGGGTATATGTATTGGAGATTGAGTGAAAGGAGTTCGAGTCGTAGTTCTGGTTAATTACCTCGTCTCTTGACTTATTTAGCTGCTGACCGCTTACAAAGGTTACTCTGCCTGACCGAAAGGCCGGACTACTTCTTCTACCCCTGTTCTCAAATTCAAAAGTTACACGAGGAGGAACTAGAGAAAATGCTGTCGATCGGTGGGTTGTAGACCGTGTCCGGTCCCAGACTGAATTAGACAAGTTCATATAGATTGTCGTAAGTGTAAGTTAAGGTGCTGTAGTCAATTGTAGAGGTTAGAGAGACTACGGATTTGTAGAGTTTAAAAGCGGAAGTCGGATCGGAAGTAGTCAGACTCCCAGGGTCTGAGTTGGTTACCATAGCGTTGTAGGTATAGAGACAAGTATCGTCCCCTACATCCTCACCAACAAATCTTCCACAGGACGTATCCGTACCGGAAGTGTCCAAGTCGACAATCCTCTCCTTAATATCCAACACAGGAACTTCCACTACATAGCCCAGAGCTAGCACTCTTCTATATATTTCGGTATGGGATAGACTATTCCCCAGGCCGAGTATTGCCGGGTCGATCAGGTCTAGCAGCAACTGATTAATTTCAGATGCCATAGTATCAGTAAATACTGAAGTAGTGAGTGGGTCCCAGGTTATGTTAACCACTACTTCTACTGGCAGGATTGTAGGTTGGGCCAGGTAAATTCTGCAATCAAGCGGGACTTTGTCCCGAATTGAGGTTATTAGTGAGGTTTGAGTCGATGTGGATAAGGGCGAACCGTTAGACCCGCCAGCAACTATAAAAATTCCTCGACTATCCTGACCAAACCGCTCTTCATACGATAGAACTTTTACAATCTCTGCCTCGGGAGCTACCTGGGCGATTTCTGCTTCAAAATCTGCTTTTGAGGTAAGATTTCTGCGCCCGAAGAGTTCAAATGCTCTGAACTTCATATCTTCAGCAGACTCTAGGTCTTCCCCTCCGGTAGCTGGCTGAAGATTGGTTATGTAGTCGAGGCCGAGGTAATTTTTATCGATTCGGTTAATCTGACCCTGGCCAACATTGTAAATCGTCCCCCATCTCTCAGACTGCGCCAGGACAGTTGCTGAGTCGGAAGTGATTGAGACTTGGGTCAAAGTTATGTAAACTTGTCCTCCGTTCGCGTAAACCTTAGACCCGGCCGGTATATTAACTGCTCTTTGATAGCCAGGAACTTTGTACAAAGTAATCTCAACTTCTGCCCTAGCTCCTAGTTTTCTTTGAATGCCTAGAGTCCTCAGCCATTGCAAAGTTACAGCTTCTGGCAAGCTATTTAGGTAGTATAGCAGTTCGGCCTGAGCATAACCCTGACCTTCGCTAATTGCTGCAAGGGGTGAAGCCGGGGTAAAATCTGTCAGAGCCCCGCCCGACTCAATAAACATCCGAGACTGTATACCTCTAACCACATCGTCAACATTTCTACTGTCTAGAAGTAGCGGCAATATAGGCCCAAAAATTTCAGTAGCCATGGAGATTAGAATGCGGTAGATTTAGATCTTTGAGAAGAAGGAAGACCTTGACCAGGGTCGATATTTTTAAGGGCAGGATCGGTTACAAGAGCCGGATCGAGGAAATCCCCATTACTGTCGGTCAGAGGGTTATAAGTTGTATAGCCGTTTCTGGCCAGAATTAGTTCGGACAGGTCTACTGAATACATGGCCTGGTCAGCTTCGGACATTAGACCGAGCCCGGTCAAATCTCTAATCGTATTCAATGTGCCTATTCCGAACAACGACCGTGGTATGCTAGACAAGCCGGCAACATCTTCTACAGATACCAGCGATAGTGGGCCGGCTAGAGGTTCTAGCGAACCATATCCGGCATAGCCCTGCTCTAGTGAAGTCATGATAGATGCGGGCAGATTGTCAAAGGTCGTGCCGACACCGGGATAAGCTACGTCAGAAAAATACTGTCCGGGTGTCAAATAGCCAGCAGCTATGTCCACCCCTCTCACATCTTTGCCTAACGGAGCAGTGTCTGAAATGCTGACCTGAGTGTCAGCAGGAAGTTTATCCAGCTTTCTAGAAGCGATGCTAGTAGCTATTGATGTGAACAGAGACAGGTCTGGCAATTTGCTTTCCAGGTTTCTGGTTACGCTTACCACATCCAGCCCCTTGCCAGAAGTCACATAACCGAGCAGGTCAGAGAATCTCTTGTTGTATGAAGTGACTTGGTCGGAAAAAGACAGCAGATTGTCGTATATGCTGTCAGCCTCCTGCCCGACTGTTCTCTTACCCGAATCTACATAGTCTGCAAAATCTCCACCTTTGTCGTACTCATCCTGTACCGAGTCTTGGAAAACTTCAGCGGGGAGCGCATGTCTTAAGACTTCAGAAGGCGGCAACATGTCGACAAAACTTGTAGGCGACTGAGACCGGACCTGATTAGCCACTTCTGGGTACAGGCTGGGCGAGCCGTAAGCAACAGCGGCCAGGCCAGAAATACTAGACCAGGAGTCAGTAAGATACGTGCTACTCACTCAAAATTACCCCTCTGTTTTACTTTCAACGACCAGGGTTTCCAGCAACCGCTTGTACTCATGGTCGTAATGGCCGTTTTTCAGGGCTTTTAGGCGGGAGTGAGCGTCCTTGTGGGCCTGGTCCCAAGTGAAAAAGACGGGCAGACGGGACAAAGTGCAGGATTTTCTAATCAGCTCGGGTGGTATTTCACTAGCCGACTTATACCTGCTCAGTCTCTCTGCAAATGTCGCGATGACTTTCACCTTCTCCTCCTCGGGGAGACCCGGACCGAATACTTTGTTGCACAGCTCGACGGGAGTATCCCCCACTGGCTGAGCAGGAGAAAGAACCTTAACCGGTGAAGATTTGTAAATTCGGATTGCTTTTTGCAGCCGGTTGAAGTTATTTTTCCCTATGCCCAGGTCCAATTCGCCCCCCAGAGCCTCAACAATCATATTTATCACTGCACAGACTGCCCCATCCCCGCTTTCTGCGATAGCAGACGGATCGGGTAAGAAATTAATGTTGTACTCTTTGCCGATCTGATACTCAGCCTCCCACTTGCTCAACAACTTGACACAAGTAGCCTCTCTAGAAGGCCTTTTAGAAGAGCGGGTTTGCCATGTAAACCCAAGCTGGTAAGCCGATGAAATACGATCTTCAAGTACAGTATTGACTGCCGACTTAACCTCTTCGCCCGCAGCGACGAGAGTTTTTTTCAACACGCTATTAATAGCATGCGGAGCGTATTTGTTATCTTTTAGCACTTCACCCAGTCTAACTGCTACATCTCCGCTAGCCAATATTTTACTGTTCTCCATATTAATCCTCTCCCTCTCGTACTCTATCTCTCTGCCCTTTAGCCACTCCTGTATCTTCTGCTCTTTAGGTATGAAGTCGGGTATTTCAAGTTTGCTTATTCTGTCTCTCAGATTTTTATTCTCCTCTTTTAATCTTTCTATTTCGCTATCCTTTTCGCTCAGTCTAGTGGCCAAATTAGATAACCTTTCCGAATAAAGTATAATAACAACCCGGAAGCTATTGGCAACTTTCAGTAGTTCGTACCGGTCCAGACTATCTAAATCCAGAGATCTGGCCTCTTCGGCATAATTTATCTGATCTTCAAGAGGGCTGAGGGACAGATTCAAGGGGGGCCTAAGTGTATTTTCTACCATCCTACCATGCTTTTACCGGGGGCCTAGCTGCTTTTTCAAAATACACTTAGGCCCCCCCTAAAAAGCACTTAGGGGGGTCAAAAAGCAGCTAGGGTATCGGCGGTTTCAGGGTGAGACAGACCAGACCCAAAAAACCGCTACGGTTTTACTAGGGTTTTGGGCGATTTTTCGGCCGAAAGCGACCAATTCCATGTCATTTACCCCTAAGAGCCTAAATGCCTATATTCCTTTTATTTTTTATTTTAAAAATACAGCAAGGGGTAGGGGCGTGCGCGGAATTATGCGTTGAAAGCCCTCCAGAAGGTCAATTCGCCATCATGCCCGAAGCTACGATTCAGTCTCTGACAACCAACCTACCCAATGAGGAGCCGTTCATTGGCGATGGGGATAGCGGAGAGATTGCAACCAATCAGGCTGACGGCAGAGTTTGGGTTTTTGATGAGTCGACAGAACCGGTAGAATTAGGCGGGGCATGTGTTCGCATTCCACTAGGCAGCAATCTGTACGCCTCCAATCACCTCGACCTGGACGTAACCAATCCGGAAAACCTGCCGATTCCCGTACCGAATCCTCTCAGCACCCCAGACCGCACGGTGAGGACTTTCCGAATTCTAATGAGATTTGTCCAGCAACCCTTGACCTCATTCGCTTCATATTTCGACTATGAAGTGGACTGGGGGAATCCGTCCCTGTGGAACCCGGACAACACCCCCAATGTGGACAATCCGATTGATCTCTATGCCTCTCTCGGCTCTTCTGTACTGGTTGAAATGACTTCTTATGGTCCGATGCCGAAGTGGTTGGGTCGGGTCATTTGGGCGGAATGAGTTGAAAGCAGAATAGCATAGTCTGCTTTCCATGAATAAGATTGATTTTCAGAACGGTAAGAGCGTTAGTAGTGCGTATTTAAACGAAGTCCAGAAAGGCGACAAGTTTACCGCACCCGCCCGTTCCGATTTTTACTCCGAGCCTGATCAGGCCGGTTGGGATATAGCCGAAAGAGATAAGATTAAGGACTGGGAAATCTCCGACCCTAGGGAAGAAAGAGAAACTGGTATTGGCCGCTTAGCCCATGACGGTATTGTTTTAGGTTGGGACAGCCTAACTAGCTCGGTGCAGGTTCCTGGCACACCGGCAGTCCGGCCAGTAAATAGCGGAATCGGGGTTACAGTTGAAGCCGGCTCTGTTATTAGCCGAGCCGGTACTCCGATCTCCTGGGCTAGACAAACCATCCAGATCCTGAATCCGGTCTCAGGCGCAACGTCCTACATCTATTTGGATGAGGCCAGCGCTCTGGATAATATCTCTGCGTCCGAGCCTGTCGCTCTATCTATTGGCAACTCTTTGCCGAGTGTAACCACTGCCCATATTCCCCTAGCCAAACTCACCCTGAATACGACTGCTGACGGTCTGGCAACCGACTCGCTCACTAATGACGTAGTCGGAGCTGGTTATGTCGACCTGAGGCCCAACGTATTTATCGGTAATTTAAATACCTATCCGAAAAACCTAGTCAATACCAGCGTCAAAAGCTCGAGCTATACGGCTAAAGTATGGGATAGGGTAATTGCCGATACGAGCAGCGGTAGCATTGTTGTCACTCTACCTGAATCCCCATCCGATTCAGACCGATTTGCTATTGTTGACATTAGCGGTAGCTTCAACAGCTATCCGCTGATTCTCCGAATCAACCCGGTAAGCGAAGAAAACCTAAACGGGTCTGCCGACGATTGGATCGTCAACATCAGAGACGCGCACATTCAGATCTTTTACCATGCCGCTAGCGGTCAATGGAAGTTTGAGGAAGCCCCCGGTTCCGACTGCAATCCGGTCCTGGGCACGTTCTTGTCTTGCGGTGGCCGTGAATTCATCGGTGATAAGACAGCTCTGGAATGCCCGGACGGTGCCGCCCTGCCCTTCCAATACCCCGACTCGTCCCCCGGCGTTTACGATTTCGAGCCGTCTACTACCAATCCGACCGTAGGCAAATGCTACAAAAACTACAATGAAAAAGTAGCACTTTACGCAACTGGTGACGGTAGCCTGATTTATGTAGGCGGGGCGGCTCGCTGCAACCGGGACTATAACACCAGCCCGTCAATCACCACCAGAAATGTAATCTACGTCGATTGCACGATCGGTGACGACTCGATTGAGAATAACGGTTTTGATGATAAGCGTCCCTTCCGTACCCTGGAACGAGCCCTGATTGAAGGTGATCGTGAGTCGTTCAGAGCCGGCTCTAACAACGATCGTTACGACAAAGTGATGATTGAGTTGGCTCCTGGCGACTATTATGTCGACAACTCTCCGGGCAACTCCTCCACCCTAAGCCCGACAACCAGCACTGGTCTTTTCCAAAGGCTGAGCGCCGGGTTTAGCATTCTGTCAGTCAGCCAAGGGTCGAGATATACCCACATCACAATTAATAGCAATAACGCGACTTCTACCCAGCCTCCTCATCCGATCAACCTAGGTCGAGTTCTGTATAGCGAGTCGGGTGGTGTGGGCAACATCACCCGTCTTGAAAAAATCTCCCTGTCTAGCCCAAACTGGGTCTTGACTCTGGAATATGTCCAGGGCACTTTTGCATCGGGAGACGACCTGTACTACGACAGATTGTCTGCAGTAAACCCGGTAACCGGCGGTATTATCATCCCCCGAGGAATCTCCGTAGACGGAACCGACTTAAGAAAAGTACGGATCAGGCCGATGTACGTTCCTGCCCTAACTCCGGGCCAGGACGCAGCTCAGACTGAACGCACCGCAATCTTTAAAGTTACTGGCGGCACGTATCTGTCCCTGCTGACCTTCACTGACAACCCGCAATACCTCCGCTCTCACAACACTGTGACTAGCGTAGATTTCGCTTCTCAAGCGGAAATAGCTGGTGACCAGTCTGAAATCTCATACTATGCCAAACTAACCAGCCTACTCAAAGATGTGGATAACTGGGGCTCGGAAGCCCTGGAAGCCATCCCTGCAGAAACGACCATAGTAGCTCCTACCGGCTCGAACCGAGCCCAGGATATTGAAGAGAACCTGACCGGGTTGCTAGTTGCTGGTGGTGACGGTAGGCCAAACTCCCCCATCACTTACCCCGGCGCTGCTCGCTGGCCGCTGCCCGACGTAAACAGCACGCGATCCTCCTCCCCCTACGTCCTTAACTGTACCGTCCGCTCAATCTTCGGTCTAAACGGTTTGTGGGCAGACGGGTCTCGGGTTGGCGGATTCAAGTCAATGGTTACTGCCAACTTCACCCAAGTATCTCTGCAGACCGACCCGGAATGCTTTAACCCCGGCACGTATTCCCTCGACCCTCCAACGGACAAAGACACCGGTGAAGGTAAGGTTTACAAGTCCTGCGCTAACGACCTGTTCAAATATCGTCACTTCGGCATCAGAGGTTCTAACGATTCGACTATTCAAATCGTCTCTGTCTTCTGTATCGGCAACAGCGATCACTTCGTATCTGAGAATGGTGCCGACCTTTCCATCACCAACTCCTGTTCGGACTTCGGCGATATTTCTCTTCGCAGTATTGGGTATAAGTCAAAGTCATTCAGTCAAGACGAGCGCACTACCAGCTCAGGCTATGACGGCACGAGAATCACCGAGATTATTCCACCCCTGCCCCTGAGCTATACCGCTTTGTCCAATGGCCATGCTGCCACCCTGGAAGACTCTCAGATCAATACCGGTCTGGCACTTGACTATAGCAAGACTCTGGCCTATACCGTTGTCAACAAAACTGTCAACAATACCGCTCCTGAAACTCTGCGAATTTACGTCCGTAACTCGAACATCACTTCGCAGTTCTCTCTAACCAATCCGCCCTCGGCTCAAGATGCTGCTTTTGGCCAATTCACCTACACCAGGAAGATCAACAGCACGACTTGGGAGCTTTCTGGCGGCCCGAACCAAGTCAACAGAAAGAGGATCTTTGTCGGCGGATTTGATGAACTGGGCAATAGCATCCTGTACACAGGCAACCTAAAAGCTCCCGACCCAACTACCACCGGCTTTGCCAATCTGGACGATAGCTCGAAGATCTTCGTGTGGGATCCAACCCCCCAACAGTATGACGACCAGGGCAATCTGGTTACCGGCTCGGGTAGCTGGTACATCCCTGTAACAACTGGTGGTATTATTGAAGAATCGACCGATGCCGACAATGATGGTTATCTGCTGAAGCGGTTTGATTATGCGTTCCGTTATAAACTTCTAACCAACCCGACAGGCAGCAATGCGGTCTATGCCGCGCTAGACCTGATGTTCGATCAGTCTTCGATTAAGATTGTTCGTGCGACGGATAAGCGTAAAGCTGAAGAAAAAGTTTATCGGGTAGTGCTGGAAGGTTTTACAAAGACCAAAGGGTTGAGAAAACCCCAGCCATTCTATATTCTGGAGAAACAGGAGGGTGTGGCTGGTTACCCACTCAACCCCAATAACTCCGACCCGTTCACCCTGACTTCCGTCCAGACATACCGAGACGTTTTCAATGTCAACAAAGATGGTGCGTATGTAACCTATTTAACTCTAGGCTCGGCTGCTCGAACTGTGTTCAATGGCCAGCTAGCTCCTGCTTCCGACTACGACTACCCCGAGTCTAGTGAAGACCCAACCAGCAGCATCACCAAAGTCGCTCTAGAGCAGTTCAGAAGCCGCCCTGGTGTATGGCTAAGCGCGGCCTTAGCTCCTTCCGTAAGCCCGATCTCACTAAAAACCTCCAGCAGCGTACAATCTACTGGCATCCGTGTCGGTCTACGTCGACCGTCCGTAATCCGAGCCTCGGGCCATACCTGGGAATGGAGCGGGTATTTGAATTACGACACCGCACTCCCCCAGTACCAAGGCGAGCCTCTTGAGAGGGATTTTGCCCTTAGCAAGATCTTGGTTGAGGAAAGCGGTGGCCGTATTTATGCCACGGGCATGAACGAAGAGGGTAATTTCTACCTCGGTACGACTGTATTCGACCTGAGATCTGGCGAACAGTACTCGATACCTCTTAGCGCCCAAGGCGAGCAAGAAGGTCTAACCAACCAAGTTCTGAACAATGTTATTATTCGGAACACACTGTTGCTCGATGACGGTTCCAGGGTTGTGTTCGGCAACGACACCACTATCTTCTTCAGCAATGACACCCAGTTCAAGTCTTTAACCACTGGCGATATTGTTGCTAGCAACAATCCCCCAGCGTCTTACTCTACCAAAACTCGAGCAGGTTTGGTTCAGCTAGCCGATAAGTCAATCATCAGAGGGGCGAAGAATGGCTCGGCCTCTGGCGTAGCTGATAAGGCCGTGGTAACTGCCCTCGATCTGGCTGAAGAACTCGATGTGAGGTTTGACAGCAGTATTTCTGGCGGTAACGGTATAGCAGTAACTACTACTTCTGTTGAGTTGCCAGGTGGCGATCCTAATGACCCTACCGACAACGTAACCCAGTTTGAGATTAGTACCGGCTTACCACTCAACAACGATCCGGTAGCTTTCTCCTCGCTCAAGTTGGGGAGTTTGAATGGCCAAGCTGCAGAGGCCATTGTCACTTCGATAAATTCTCAATCCCCGTCTGATTCTAAACTGCCCACAGAAAAAGCCATAGCTAACTATGTAAATGCAGCGATACCAATTGGCGGTATTATCATGTGGTCTGGGGTAAATGTACCTAATGGTTGGGCTCTTTGTAACGGAAGCAACAATACCCCTAACCTTCTTGACAGATTTATCGTCGGTGCTGGTAATCTGTACGACTTGGGCGATCTGGGTGGTGCCGATTCGGTCACCTTGTCTCCGAATCAACTCCCCGACCACAGACACTTCCTGGCCTCTACGAATGGTTATCAGGGTAATGAAACTGCTAAAGCGGAGTTGGGTCAAGCTCCTACCCAACACATTTCTGCCAACGGAACTGGCGGTTCAGGAGATGAGCAAACCAGACGTGATTATGTGTTGGAAAGAGCTACTGGAGAGCCTAACGTGGGTACTAGCGGCACCCCGATTGACTCTGCCGGTAATCAACTAAACACCGATCCGGTGGAAAATCGCCCGCCATACTACGCCCTGGCCTATATAATGAGAATTTCATAACAGGCATGACGCGCAAAAAAGCTCGCCCGCCCGCTCGCTGGTTAAATTTTATTGCGAAATTGCCTCAGTTCAGTGTACCTTGGCTAAAGCCGACTCGCTGGACACCCGAACTAGCCCAGGCTTGGATAAACTTCATCCCGGCAAAATGCCCGTTCGAAAAAGAGCTGTGGGTGGGAAATCTCCTAATTTTGTACATTCCGCCACTCTGCCCTCTAAATCCCATAAGCACGCAACTTTACTCGATCCGGATTGAAGCTCAGGCCTTTCTCCACTCGGAAAAATCTTGCTAAGCTTCAGAGGCGAACGGGACCCTGAAACTCCCTTTCCCACCCAACTAGTGAGACTAACTTAATGCCTGCAACAACCGCCTATACCGTAACCACTATTGAAGTGGGTACGGCTAGCCCCGACCTGGCTTCTCTCGCCGGCCGGACCTACGACTCCCAGTACACTGCTCTGCCTAACGCGAATCTTCCTCGCGCTATGAGACAGAACCTGGACAAAGTCTTCATGGCTCTGACCGGTGAAGATCTCCCCCTTGAGGAAAACACTTTCCTTATTAAGGCTGAAGACGGCATCTACAACCGACTTTTCGGTCCGGTTGTCAAAGCCGGGGCTGAAGATGTGGAGGGTACTTCACCCGGTTCTCTTTACATCCAATGGGGTCCTCGTTACATCCCCATTTCCCTGTCCAAGGAAGGCATGACTGTCACGGTCAATGGCCAGCCTATCACCCTGGAAGCTGAGTTCGCTCAGTACAACTTCTCGGGCAGAGGTGGTGATGTTTCGCTCATGGTGAGCGTAGACGAGGAGGATGAATCTGGCCAGGTTATTCTCCCCGTCGCCGTTCGGTTCGCTGACTACAAGAACGTTCCTGAAGTCAAAGTCCTGAACGGCATGCTGAAGAAAAAGCCGGAGGATCTCGCTCCTCTGGTGCAGGAAGCCAAGCCGAAAGGTTCTGGTAACTCCCGCTCTAACGCCGATGGTGAGTTTGACTTCAAAGACCTGGCTGTTGATGTCAACTACGAGGTGATTTCCTATCGCCCCGTCAACACCACATACGGTCAAACGTTCCGTATGACTATCAGGAACTATCCTGATGACGGTCTGACTGCTGAAGGCTGGTGCCACAGCACCCTCCGCTCTATCTTTGCTACTCAGCCTGAGATCAGTGAAGAAAAGCCTGCAGTTCTGACTATCAAGGACCGTACAGTCACCACTGACGGCAAGACTCGGATTCGCTGTGCTCTGATCCTTTCTCGCCAAGAGGAAGTGAATGAGGACGACCTGAATCTGGACTTCTGATAGGAGTTGAGGGGGAGGCTTACTCCCCTCCCCCTTTTCTCGTTGAAAGCTGATCAGAGTAATTTAGTCGTTATGTCTGATGAGTTTACCCCACCTCACGGGTGGTCTGCTTTAGAAAACCCCACTTATGAGTTTGGTGAAGCAAAGTATGGCACAGGTCCGGAAGACATTCCGTCCAATCCGGTCGGCGAAGGGAATTCTGAAGTCGATTCTCACCTCAGACATGTCGATCCGGATGGTGAATTCGGTGCGGCGAATGTCGAAGGTGGCGCAAAGAGTTCTTTTGGTGGCACGGACGAGTACAAGCCGGAGGCGGCGAAGCGTGATGTAGGAGATACCGGGTCGCTCGATCTACCCCCTGGCCATATTGTTATTGAAAGCGGTAATCAGGCCGGTAGAAATTACTACTTGGTTCAGGAGATTGATTCGAAAAAATACTATACTGTCGTGCCTAACTTCAAAGAAGGCGAACAGTATAAATCTCCTCTAAAGCCCGATCGTACCTCGGCTCTGGGTGAGGCGTATCGGGTTATTTCTGCTGCGTTGCCTGATGACGCTCTGGCACAACTCCGCCAGCGTTTCCCAGAAACCCCTGCTGTCAAAAACGTCTACGACTGATAAAAATCCTTGCTACTATTTACCTAGATCGATTTTATCATGCCGTCTATCCTTGAGCACCCGGCCATGGTCTATAAAAAAGACCATGGATTTGACTATCCGCAGTTCTTTGAGTATTTTGAGAAAGCTCTTGGGTCTGTTTGGCGTGTTAAAGAAGTCCAGCTTGGCCCGGATGAATCCGACTGGAAGCACAGCACGACAGAAAATGAGAGAAAGCTTATTGCGGGTGTGCTGAGAGGCTTTACCGCTGCGGAAATGGGTATTGGGTGTTACTGGGGAGACAAAGTCTGCAGTATATTCCCCAAGCCTGAGATCCATGCCATGGCACGGATGTTCAGCGCATTTGAGCAGATTCACGCCCAGGCCTATAACCACTTATCCGACCAGCTTGGCCTGAAGGAGTTCGAGGAGTTTCTGGGCAATCCGGCAGCCAAAAACAAAGTATCTAAATTTTTTGAGGATTGCCAGAACGATAAAGTATCGCTAGCTGTGTTTAGCGGAGCAGGGGAAGGCGTATCGCTATTCAGCTCGTTCGCCATTCTGCTCTCTTTCAGCCTAGATGGCCGATTCAAAGGCTTAGCCCAGATCATTTCGTGGTCTTGCCTGGACGAAGCTCAGCATAGTGAAGCGGGGTGTGAACTATTCCGAGAGCTGGTAAAAGAGCAGGGCATAACCAAGGAAGAAATCGAACAGATCAAGGGCGGATTCGAGGCTATTCTGGCCAACGAGTTCGGATTTCTCGAGGATATTTACTCAACTATTGACAACGAAGCAATTCCTGTAACACTAGCCGAACTAAAAGCTAACTTAAAGGCCAGATCTAACGACCGAATTAAATGCCTTGACCTAAATCAGCATTTCCAAATTGAAATGACTGAGGAAGAGAAGGCTCTGGCCGACAAACTAGGGTCGTGGTTCTACCCTATGGTAAGAGGTCAGACCAATCATGACTTCTTCGCCCGGTCTAAATCCGGCAGTAACTATATTGCTAAGCCTGGGCAAGACTTCATGTCCGTCGACCTACAATCGATGAGTCTAGATCTGGTATGACCGACTATCCCTACCCTAAGCCGATTAAAATACCCGATCGGCAGGGGTGGATAGTCCAAACTGTCTCAGGAGAGAAAATCTTTTCCGATCCGGAGTTAGCCTGGAGCGCTTACTATTTCGCCAAACTTAACTACGAACGTCATGGCCATCAACAAAGTGGACAAAAATGTGAAGATTATGAGGGAGAGTTATGGGACGACTTGCCTAATTAGTGAGGCGGGCCGGGCCGATAAACTCCTCGACCAGGCCCATAAGGCACGTATTGCCAAACTGATTCTGGCCAAACAACCTACCGATTCTTGGGATATTTGAAATGGAAGTCAATATTAACATACCGGAGGGCTGGTCAACCGAACCGACAGAGGACGACGATGATACCGTATCAATGGAGGAAGTTCCTGTCCTAGATCCGAATGATGAAGCTAGGGAAGAGTGGAGAGATTGGAAAGACTCCCCGTATCAAGTAAGTAATATGGGCAGAGTTAGGCGTATTAGAGAAGACGGGTCGGTAAAAATGAGGAAGCCCAGGTCAGATGACCGGGGCAAGTTCCGTATGAACGTAACCTGGATGAGGAACGGTTCACCTTATCGTGAAGAGTTCTTTGTCCATCAGGCTGTAATGGCCCTGTTCGGGCCAGAAAAACCGGCCGGGCAGCACATAGTCGTGTGCCATAAAAAACCCACAGGTCAAGACGGAAAGCCGGACAATCGTCTCAGCAATCTGTACTGGTGCGACCGAAGTAGGAATGTAGAAGATGCTTGGGATGACGGCCTGATGGACACCGGAGCAAAATGGAAAAAATAAAAAACTAGCCCGGAATTTCTCGCTAAACTGACCCTTACATCCCCTCTTCAAAATGACCGAGTTTGATACTGACAATCTGCCCAATCACCCCTCTTGGATTACTCAGGAAGCCCTGGACACTCTGAGCAAAGGCTACCTCGTTCCCGGAGAAACCCCTCGGGACATGTGGAAAAGGAACGCTATCAGTGCGGAAAAATATCTAAAAATACCTGGGATCTCCAAAGACTTTATGGAGATGTATTGGCGGGGGTTTTTTGGCGGAGCGAGTCCGGTCTTGAGCAATATGGGCACGACGAACAGAGGCCTGCCCATTAGCTGCTATTCTAACCATATTTCAAACTCTGTATCGAGTATCTACAGCCATAATAAGGAATCGGCCGCATTGTCTAAGTATGGTGGAGGGGTAGGCACGTACTTTGGCGACTTGCAACCTAGCGGATCGCCAATCAAAGACGGCGGGAAAGCCAATACTGTGGTGGATTGGATGAGGTTGTATGACATTACATCACAAATTGTAAGCCAAGGAGGTATCAGACGCGGATCATTTGCATTTTATTTGCCAATCGACCACCCTGATCTGGCAGACGTTCTTAGATCTAAAGACCATAGCCAGGGCGACCCGAGAAAGTTCATTGATAGCAATATCGCAGTGACAATAACGGACGACTGGGTTAAGCAGCTAATGGCCGGCGATCAAGAAAAACTCAAGATCTTTTCTGAAGTACTGAAATGCAGACTGGTATCCGGATCGCCTTACATTATCTATATTGATAATGCCAACAACCAGCGTCCTGACCCATTCAAACTAAGAAACCTTAGAATCTACACCTCAAACCTGTGTTTTACCGGCGATACTTTAGTTGCCGTGGCAGACGGAAGAAATGTAGTACCTATTTCAGACTTAGTCGACACTAAATTCCCTGTTTATTCCGCTCGCCCCCGAGTCAAATCAAATGGGGAGAAAATGAAGAAGTGGGTTCCTGAGATCAAAAATGCAACTGCTTTTTGTACTGGGGAAAGAGAAGTGGTAGAGGTTGAGCTGGAGGATGGTAGTACTTTCCGCTGTACCCCAGACCATCAGCTTGCACTGAGAGACACTGAGTGGGTAGAAGCTCAGCATTCCGTAGGCAAAGTACTTGAGCCTTTCACAAGCAGAGTCAATTACTCTGGCCATAGAGAAATATGCTGCAACTCAGGTACTAGAAAACAAGGTAAGATGATATGGGAATATTGGAACGGGGAAGTACCAGAAGGCCACCATGTTGACCATATTGTCAGCCGTGGTGGAGACAATATCCAGAACCTGCAAATTCTCACCCGAGAACAACACTGGACTAAAACTTCTGAAGAAAGAAAAGGGTCTAATAACCCAATCTTTAAGGTAGATGAGGATTATCACTCTGCTTATATATCTGCCACCTGTACTGGAAAAGGCAACCCTTGTTTCTCGGGAATTGATAATTACGAGTTAATTGCTTTGGGCAAGACAATCTACTCTGAGCTAGGATACTTTGATAAAAAAGCCTACTTGTCCTTGAGAGATAAGGGGTACAATATCCCACTCTCTTTCTCGAACTATAGATTTGGCAAGAGCTTCGACTTGTATAAGTCTTATGTGGTAGGTGAAGCTGAGTATGATGGCAAATGGGAAGAGCTAAAACAGGCTCCGGTAAATCTTAAGAAAGAGATTTTTAATGCCGAGCAGGAAAAAACTGCCTCTATTCGTAGCAATGGCTTGAAAGTAGTCAGTGTTAGAAAGCTAGGTGTGGAAAAAGTCTATGATCTCACTGTAGAAGATAACCACAACTTCTACATCGTCACCAAGCAAGACGGAAATCTTAATTCTGGTGTGCTAGTACACAACTGTTCTGAGATCTTCCTCCCTACAGACGAAAATCACACCTTTGTCTGCGTTCTTTCCTCTCTCAACCTGGCCAAGTATGATGAATGGAAAGATTGGCGTGGTAGCGTGACAGGGAAAACTCTACCCGAGCTCGGAATTTATTTCCTAGATGCTGTGCTGGAAGAGTTCATTCACAAAGCGGAAAGATTGACCTCTATGGGCCGAGCAGTACGCTTTGCTAAGAAATCCCGATCGTTAGGTTTGGGGGTAATGGGCCTGCACTCTTTGTACCAGTCTCGTGGTCTACCCTTTGCTTCCCGAGCGAGCCGAGATCTGAACATAGAGATCCACTCGTTGATAGACAGACTAACTCTCAAAGCCTCTCAAGACATGGCTAAGGAATATGGCGAACCGGAGTGGTGCCAGGGCAACGGAGTCAGACATGCAACTCGTATCGCCATTGCACCGACCAAAACTAACTCGGTTATTTGCAATGCGGGTAGTGAAGGAATCGAGCCGGTCATAGCCAACCTGTACGTGGCTGAGAACGCAAAAGGAGTGTTTGTGAGACGGAATCCTTATTTGGAGAACCATCTCGAATCTATAGGTAAAAATACTCAAGATGTCTGGGATAGCATTCTTGACGAACGAGGTAGCGTACAGCATCTTAACTTCCTCCCTGATACGGTCAAAGAAGTTTTCAAAACAGCTAGAGAAATTGACCAGTTTGAACTGGTCAAGCAAGCAGCGGACAGGCAACCTTTTGTCTGCCAAGGCCAATCTCTCAACCTCTTTGTCGACCCGGAATCAAGTGCGGAGTATTTGCTTAGACTACACCTCAGCGCTTGGAAACACGGTCTGAAGTCCCTCTATTACTTGAAATCTAGTTCGTTGCAAGTCACAAAGAAAAAAGCCAGCCCGGTATACAAGCAGTCAGCAATGATTGTCACCACTTCTACTTGTCCCTGGTGCGTGAAGGCAAAAGAACTGCTAAAGGAACACGGGTATGTCATTACGGAGAAAGATCGGAGCGAGATCGAAGATCAGTCCTGGCCTTACACCACCGTGCCCCAGATCTGGCTGAACGGTACTCATGTCGAGGGCGGTTATACCGGCCTGGCTAAGTTATTCGAGCAGAGTGAAAGCTCGGAATACGAAGAGTGCTTGGCGTGCCAAGGCTGACCGTTTTTGCTAGGCTAGAACTGCTACAGAACGACCATGCTCTGCCCAATTTTTTACACCAAGCCTGGCGATGAAAATTTCGCCCCGACAGTTCAACACTCCGACGAAGATGCCGGGGCGGATATTCGAGCCCATGTGGAGGGTTTGTACAACGAAGCTTCCGCTGTGAAATTCTGGCGAGAGTATGAGGTTGACAACCAGAAGTACGGCACCGGTCTGTATGTTGACGGGGTCGCTGATGAGTCTTTCAGCGAAGCCGAATTCCTGGCAAAAATTAGCCAGTCTGGCGGTGCGGTCTTTCTCAAACCGGGGGAGAAAGTTCTTGTTAACAGTGGGTTCAAGGTCATTCTCCCCAACCTGTCCCAACTCCAATTCCCCTGGAGCAGCCTGATCTCCGTGTATAAAATTGTGCCTAGGAGCGGACTAGCCAACAATCACGGTATTAAAGTGACCAATTCTCCTGGGATTATTGATCGCGGGTATCGAGGCTGGGTTAAAGTATCGCTGACTAATGATGGCTATGACTATCACGTCTTTACCCACGGCTCTAGAATAGCTCAGGGGTTGTGCGAATTGGTAATCAATCAAACCAAGAGACAGGTTGTAACAAACGAATCGGTTTTCGATCTGTCTCAACGTTCGGCAAACGGGTTTGGTTCGACCGGAGGCAAATAGCCAATGAAGCAAGTCCTTATAGCCGACTATAAGGATAATAAATGCCCCTACTGTAACGGTAGGGGTTTTTTCCTTATCCAGCAAAAACCGGGAACAGGAATTGTTCACCCTGACGAAGTAGTCGAATGTAAATTCTGTGCGGGTTTAGGGGAGAAGTTGAAAGCCGGCTAGAAAGGGTAATTATGGCCACTCCATTCAATTTCACATTCGGGCTTTTGGCAAGAAGAACTCTGACAGAAAAAGCCTATATCGCCATTGCAAATCTCATCAACAAGCATTTGCTAAACCGAAACACTCTTCTTAACACCGAACTAGTCTACGACGCATTTAATGCAATAGATGCCTTCTGGCTCAAGCATGGTCAGTCCAGATGGTACAATGAGTCGCAGATTAGGGTGATTATTGGAGTCATACTCCAATCTGTTAGGGACAATAAGCTGAGTGCGGCTGAAGTCAAAGTTCTGAGCCGTTACATAACCACTAAGTGGTCGCCAGAAATTGCACAGTCTAAAGAGATCGAGCTGAGTGGTAAGCTGAGTGTAGATTTGGAGGACCGGGTTGCCCGTAGCCTGAAAGTATTCGATAAAGTAAAGCCCGAGCCGGAGAAAATCCCCGAATTTGTTGAAAAAGTATCCCCGCAACTCTCTACCAACCTCCCCCTTTACCACATAGCATCAGCAGTCGCAAAAGGGTTGAAAGCTAAGTAGCACATCTAGCCATGTTTGATAAGCCTAAAGACTGGGGTATTGCCCCCAAATCAGAGTGGGTTTCGGGTAAAGTTATAGGAGAGTCAGAGGCTGTCATGCCTAAACTAGGCGATCCGGACTTTCACCTTAAAGCCTCATCGAAAATGTCCTTTGCAGACGAGGGGGTGAAGGAAGAGCCGGATTCCCCCGAGACCGCCCTGTTTAGGGGCAGGCAGGTCAATCAATGCCCGGCCGGAACCTCCAATGAGAACGGGATCTGCACCCCTAATCCTAAATCCGAAGCTAGTGTCGAATCCAGAGTCGCAGCTTCAACCCGCAATGGTCAACAGTGGGAGAGCAAGGTAAAATCCCCCATGGAGCGCCAGAGAGACAGCTTGAAACGAGAGCTGCCCAAAGCTAAACAAGATCTGACCCAGGTCCGGAAACTTACCAAAGAAGGTGTTAAATCTCGCATAGGCCAATGATTGAAAAAGTTCTAAAACCTATTCGTTTTGACAAAGACGTAGATGTTTTGGTTGTTGCGCGGGACGGTGAAAAGTTCTACGTGGCCGATTCTAACACTGTTTTGACGGAAATCGACAAACCTTTGGTTGAAATGAAACCCAAACCGCTGCTGGAATGGGCCATGCTCAACAACTACCCCTTGACGAAATTCGTCCGGGCTCAGCGAGTCCTAAGCGCCAAGTTCTTCGGAATGCGTTAAAATAAGGGCAAATACCGCCCTGAAATGAATTTCGAACTGAAGGAAAAATGGCTAGAGCAGACTCTTGACCAGGAGGAGACTCTGCCCCTTATTGTCATAGACTATAAAGTCTATGCTCATCAAATTCATAATTTTACCGAATCTGCTGTTGATATTGTCGGTGAAGATGAATCAAAGCTTAGAGCGGTTGTCAGAGCGCTCTGGGCCTACAGATTGAACAGAGGTATTGACTCTCTGCCAGCTAGAAACTTCACAGCGATAGTTGTCGATGACTTTAAGGGAGAGATTGAAGGGCTCGGGCAGGGATATTGGCGCCATCTCGAAGCGCATAAGTTAGGTTTGCCCGAGTATAAAGGCGGTCGTCCACCTAAGCCCTCCCTTTTTCCGATAATACTTGAGGAAGGGTATAAGTACATCAAATCTCCCGGATCTTCTTTTCGTTTCTTCAGCAAAGAGTTATATGAAGCGGATGATGTGGCGGGTAAAATAGCCCGGATTCAGAGAAGTCTGCCATCGCCTGATCGCTACATCTTACTGAGCACGCTGGACGGAGATTGGCAAGGACTGGTCTCCGATCAGCATAAAATTGTCTGGTGTAATACCGGCCCGTGGCTGCCCCGTATCCGAACAGAAGAGGATGTGTGTGACTACTACCTCAGGAAGGAAAAACTGAAAATAGGATCGGCCAGAGAAACCTATACTGTAAAAGTTGAGGTGGGGGACAGAGGGGACAATCTCCTACCCAATACCCCGCTCCGATTCTTCGACCTGTATGAGGAAGATGAGGAATGGGGCTGGACTGAAGAAGAAGAGACACTGCTGTCTGATATTCTTTCCGACCAGTCTCAATCCAACAGACCGGATCATTTAACCAATGCAAGGAAATTTTTAACTGCAATAGGTATGTTCTTGCCGGAAATACCCGCTCCGGCTGAAGTTGACATAGCTTTGTATGCTGAACGATCTCGCAAAGAACGCCGAGAGGCTCTGGCCCCTGATCTGAAAGGTCTGTCCAAAAAATACTGCATAGCGTTACCTGACGACAACGACTTTGTAAAATGCAGCAGAGTTGCCATAGACGACCTGAAGGCTCTTGAGAAAATCAAACTGCTTGAGGAAAAGAAAAAATCCGATCCGGCAAATTTCTCAGAAGGGGATAAAGGGCTGCTGAAAACTCTGAAGCAATCTCGTAAAGACTACAAGGCGACCCTTCTCCGCTTCGATGCTAAAATGAAGACTCTGGGACTTGCCCATTAATGTCAACGAACAGTTCTGATTCCGAACTCAAATCGAAAGGCCCGGCAAGCAAATACGGAGAGATTATCTCCTCCCTGGAAGGGAACGGATATTACCTCCGTATAAACCTTGACTCGAGGATCACATCCTATCACGACCTTTATGAAAGGTTCAATCCGGCTAACGGCTGTACCAAAATCCCGAAGGGGATAGTATACCCGGACTGGTTTGAGTTCTTAATCCCTGCTTCTGAAGAACAGTTAGAGCAAGCCCAGAATGACATTCTTGACCCGGACGGAGACCTGAGCCTCAGTGCGGATTGTCGGGAATTTGCCATACCGCTATTCATCTATCGCTCAGGTCGCTCTAGCGAAATCACCGATTACATACTCGGTGTGGAGAATCTGAAAGCGCTTAGGCATAAAAAGATGGGTTCGGGAGAATACCGGCTAGGCATAGCCCATTCCCCCGCCTCAATCGAAGCGAATATGCGGGCAAAGTCTGTCAACGATGTGTATGCCTATGTGCCGGAAAATGCCTGGTTTGACGAGAAAGTAAGAGATCTTAAGTTTGAAGACATAGTGACCATATTCCCTCCGGCCGAGTCGGAAATGTTCAAACTTATCATCGGCCGGGCTTGTGTAGGCCGAACTGGCTCAATCCATCCGGGGAGTGAGAAGGTAATCAATCACGGCTTTAGGAAAGCCGGGGTAGTTGTTGGTGAGCCGGGAGTTGGCAAATCGACCATACTCAATGGTGTGATGAAAGCCATGCAATACTGTGGCTATGATGTGGTCAGCATGGGTGACTTTGGGACCCGTTTTAATCAGGGGCCAGTGATAAGTTCACACTTAGCATATAACGACGATCTTACTTTGGATTCGTTGGAGAAAATGCTCAAGGCCCACAGCTTTAAGTCGGTAGTGACCGGGGGCACGGAAAAAGTAGAGAATAAGGGGACAGACTCGATTGAAGTCGTCAGCAATACAGTAATTATCGCTAACTGTAACGAGATACGATCGGAGATCTCCTATAGTCTGGACTCAGGTGCGATTAGTCGTCTGGCCCTAATCTCAACCTACCGGGTGTTTGAACAGGAGGAAATGTCTGAACAAGAGGGGAGAGACATTCACCCTGTCGCCAACATTCGTTACCTGTGCAACAAGCTCGGGGTAGATGAGATCACTCTGTTCATGAAAGTCCTGAGAGACTGTACTGATTTCTTCCTGGACAAAGTCAACTCGGGCACCGATGTACACTTCTATAGCGAACAATTACTACCCTACCTTCGCATCCAGATTCACAAAAACGCCCTTGAATGCTTCATCCGGTTCTGTTTCCTGGCCTATGCCATCAGAGACCAGAAAGGAACAGGGAACTACCTGCCAGAAATGACTCTGGGTTCGCTCGGTACGATCCTTGAATCGACCCGGTTCCTGATGATTGACATGAAGGCGAATAACCTTAGGCGGAATATGAAAGCTCATTGGGAGCAATCTAAAAGAGACCAGTCTCACCCTTACTGGGCTCAGAGGAAAATGCTCATTACCAGTGTGGACAAAGCCTATGAAATCTTTAACAACTACAAGACGGACAAAGACTTGTCCCTAGCTACAGAGAACGTCTTCACAGCTCTTACGCTCAGAGACGGCTTCTCCATGTCTAAAAAGACCTCGCACATTGTCCGAACATGGGAAATGGTAAAAGGTGAGAAGAATAAAATCTATAAGCTTGCTAACGAACTGCTAGCTACTATCACCGATCAGGAGGAAAAAGACTACCTGTTCGACAAGTCTAATCGCTGCAAACCGGAATATCTCTACGACGCATCTTACGACCCTCAAAAACTCTGAACGGAGAACTGACAATGCCTACCGCGACCATTACTCTCGATCACGAATGCTGGGACCGTAAACCTAGCAGCAAGCTTCAGTACGGCAATCTTGTTGATAAGTATGGTGTGCCTCGGACAGAAGTTCGAGTTCTCGGGGCCAGATTAGGCACCGATATTCAAGAAGTCACACCGAAAAGTCTAGCCCGGATTATTACATCTGGACGGACATGGTCCCCTTACGTCTTCAATACTTGCCCGGATTGGCGCAGGAGACGCCGAATCGAGGCGTTATTTGAGAGCTGCCAAGTCCTCGGAATTGATTTTGACAACGGGGAGCCGGCGGATGAGATTGTAGCCAGAGCTGCCTCGATCGGCCTAAACTTCAACATCCTCCACCACTCTTTCTCCAGCACTGAGTCCTTTCCCAAATTCCGAGGAATTTTATTTCTAGAAAATAATTTAAATAATTTAAATTTGGCAAAACTGTATTCGGTGGCAGTGACTCACGCCTTGCAGGCTGATACGGCCTGTGTCGATGTGGCCAGGTTGTATTTCGGCTCGACCAAAGAGTCGGTGATTCGATTCGACTCGAATTGCCTGACTGAGCTGGCCACGCTTCAGAAGATTTCTGATTCGATACAAGCGGAGAAGTACATTGTGACGAGAGAATCTGTCCCACGCGAACACGATCCGGATTGGGGGTCGATAGAGGATCAGAGAAAGATCTGGCTCAAGCTTACTCCGGGCAAGAGAGAGTTTGTAAAGAGGAAGATATTGGGGATATTGAGGGAGATTGAGTCTTTCGATGGCTCGAAAGGAGGTAGCAGGTATGAGTGTGTCTGGAGAAAGACCAGCAGAATAGCAAGAATGCCGGAGACAGTAGGGAACGTGGTAAAGAAATGGGTGCTGGAGCGGATTAACAACAATCCGCACTTCGCTGACTGGGATAAAAATGCCGAAGAGGTTGTCTCTAATGCCATAGCTTGGAGCTTCGAGCATTCCGAGCCGCCTGTCTAAATCGAGTTGAAAGCAGGTTAGATAGTAATTAAGTGTAGTGGCTGGCTTTCAACGTAGCGATCTTATAGACAAGACCGGGGCAGTTTCTAGGCCAGCCACTACACCTATAGCTAAGCAACAACCTACTCAGCAGAATAAACCGGCCCAATCCACCGCCCCAGGCAACTCCGATTCGCCAGTTTACACGCCGCATGTGCGCGGTGCTACCTTTAGCGTTCTGGACAAGCTGGACAACATCTCGTTCGTAGACGGGACAGTTGGAGGCATGTCAGCAACCACAGCTTATATACGATACTGGAGTAGGAACGGTGTCGAGCAAAGAGTAAAAGTCGAGCAGAAGGCTTCAGAACAAGCCGTCCCTCGCTCCCAATTCGACTCTATATCAGAAGAGCTGTACGGAAAAGGTGTGGTTGTAGAGCTGGATCAGATACGGAGCGGTGTAGCGGCTGGGAAATATGACACGACTTGGGAGCCAGATAAGATTAAATGGGATAGTAATGTAGACTGGAGTATTGCTACAGTCAGTACTACACAACAACTCAATCCTCCTCCTAAAGGGGCTACTTCCGTACCTACCAATACTTATATTACCAAGCCAGCTCTTGCACCTTCGCCCTCTGCCCAGCCTTCTCGGCCACAGAACTTTTTTGAAAAACTGCTAGGCGGTGCGGTTTTCTCTGCTAATCCGTCCGGCCTAGTCGAATCAGCTACTCCTACCGCCCCCATAACCGATGCGGCCTGGCAATTTCTATTCAACCCTGAGGAACTTCAGCTAGAATCCGGCCCGGATTATAACCGGGCTGAGACCTGGGGCGTATCCGATCCGGCCAACAGCGGTCAGCCTTTATCCTGGCGTAGCAATAAGAACAGAAAACTGGTCTTTGGCAAAGTGCTATTGCATGGCTATACGTTTGGCAAGCGTGTGGAAAGTTTGGAAAAAGGCTTACAGGATTTGTTTATGGCCAGGGACGGGGAGAATGGTGCCGATGGCCCGCCCGTTCTCGAATTCGTATGGGGGAAAAGGGTATTTGGCCCTTGTGTTATACAAAATATCCGGGTCAGAGAGCAGTCATGGGACCACGGCGTATTAGTAAATGCCGAGGTATCATTTGAATTAGAACAAGTTCCTGAGTGGACAATTAATGACGGGTTTGCAGATATTACTAGACCGGGTAGGCAACCGGTTGTGAATGACCCGGCTCTGCCTGCCAGAAGCACAACTCCCGAACAAAGAAAAGTGGAGGAGGGAGAAAATTCTAAGGGTAATGAAGAAGGAGGTGGAGGGGGTAAACCATCCTTTAACCGTACAGAGATGTATGTTAAGTGCAAAGAAATGGGGTTGATTAGAAAGAACTTTGAGAAGCTATCTAAAACCCTAGAGGGTGATAAAAACGGTATTTTGTTTATAAATTTGGGGGGTATTTATGATTATACGAGGTACTTTAAATCCGCTATAGGCTTAAGGCTCAAAATGTATAAAGAATACTACATAAAAGGTTCAGAGTTGTTTGGGAAGGAGTTTACTGACAGGTTGGCTGGGTGGAGCGTAGCAGATATGGAGAAACGTATAAGTGCTCGACTTCAAGTGTTCTCATTAGACGGGGTCAAACAAGCATATTCTGACCTAATAGAGGCGACATTCAAAGCCATAGCAGCCTGTAAAAACATTCAAGACTCGCAGAAGTGCAAACAGTCCCAGCAGAACGAGAAAGAATATACGACCAAGAAGAAAAGACAAAAGCTCTGCGCGATAAAAGCCGGGAGTTTGTGCAGCTTGTCTGGGGTAAAGCTCAAAAATCAAGACCGTTGGAAAAACCCATGCACGAATAAAGTCCTTATTTGTGAAAAGGATGGTAAGTTCAGGGAGGCGAACTAATGGCTAATCTACAACTTAACGTAACAGCTAATACAGCCAGAGCGCTATCAGACTTCAAGAAGTTCTCATCGACGCTTGATAATAAATTCCTGGTCTCGGGGTTGAAACTTGATGTGGTTCGGAATGCCCTGGGCCAAATTAACCGGGAATTTCAAAAGTCGATTGGCGAGCAGGGACTAGCCAGCGCGGCATCGCTGCGATCTGCTCAAAACCAAGCTTCGCTTCTAACCCAAACCTTCAAAGGGTTTGCAGCCGAATCTGCCCTGGCCATCAACAGGGATATAGGCACTGCATTGAACTCTCTGGCAGTAAGAGCTGGCGGGACAATGAAAGATGTGCAAAAAGTCATCTCGGCCACGCCATTCATCAGCACGAGAATAAGTACCGATCTTAAGGATCAGTTGACCAAGGGTATGATGGCGTTTCAACGCGATGCGAGAAGGGCCGGCCTTGGCGATAATTTTGCTGGTATAGCTCGACAATTCTTGTCCGGCCAGGCTATGGGCCGGGACATGATCAATTCGGATAATCCGCTTGCTCAGTTCTTAGGCTCAGAGATCATGAAAAGGTCTGGTGGTCAGACCACGATCTACGATCCTAAAGCCCGTAGTGAGATCCTGGCCCAGATTGTAGGAGATAAGGAAGTCCAGAAGCAGCTTAGAGATATGGCTAAGCAGACTTACGGATACCGGATTATCCTCGAAGATCTGAACACTCAGTTATTCAATACGGAAAAAGGTGTATTTGGAGCTTTAAGAAAAGTTATTGACCGGACTGGTAAGTCAACGACTATTTTTGACGAGGTATATAAACTAACTGATAAAGTGTTTGGGCCTAATGGGGCTTTCCGAGCCCTATTCAAGAGCATATCTGAAGTTTTTAAGGTAGGAGATCCGCTAAGGCCATTCATCGATGCGGTTCAGTTTGTAACTAAAAAGTTTGGTGAGTTGGCCAAATTCTTCAGAAGTGAAGGATTCTTGTCTTTTCTAGGCGGGGTGAAGGATGTTTTTGATAGAGTGGTCAATATTGGCAAGAATATATTCGAAACTTTTTCTAAGGCGATTAACGAAGTAGTATCGGGAGGGTTCAGCTCGGCCCAGATCAAAGAGGATATTGTGAGTGTGGGCGAGTCTGTTCGCCAATACATTAAATCGTTTGGTGAAAAGATCAGAGATTGGGATGAGACTGAAGCCACGGATTTCTCTGCCGGAATTATAGGCACGCTAGCCACGGAAGTAGGCAAGACGACTGTTGTTGTGATTAAAGAGTTGTTGATGACTCTGATTGACAAAGTACCGACAATTGTCACAGCAATTTTGCCTGAGGTTAACAAAGGGATAAACAGCATATTGACCGAGGCGTTTGGCACGGTAGGGGGTAAAGTTGTCAAATTCATACTCGGCTTTGTCCCCGGAATCGGTCCGCTTGCCAGAGCTAGTGCGGTAGGTGATGTGACTGGTGGAGGAGGGAATATGTTTAGTGCGTTAGCTATGGGTGCTGGGTCATTACTAGGCCCGGCAGCGTTGTTCGGTATTGCCAAACTAGGGGCGAGGTTTGGAACGAGCAGAGGACGGTCTCAAACTTATAGAGGGGCGATGCGTAGAGTGGCTGGTGCAGAGGAAAGGATTGGAAGGGACTTATTTCTGGACGACGATTTCTCTCCCGTAACTAATTTTGTAGGCCGGTTTAGACAATATTTGAGCAGAGAACGCGAAAGAAGACCTGCTGCTCCAACCTTCACCGGGTATACAATGCCTACAGATCCTCCTATAGCACCCCATACACGCCTAGGTGTTATTAACGCCAGGTCCTCAGTATTGGCAGGTATCGGGCCATATACTGCCCCTAGCTCTACTCTATTCCAGAACAGATACGGGCCTATAAATCAACAAACCTCAATGTTTAATCTTTCGGGGTATAGGGGATCAAGTGTTATCAACCGTCAAACAACCATGTTTAAGCCTTTAACTGACTCTGAGTTGTTTGATCTGTATGCAAAAGAAGCCATGGATAAAATAAATGCGAAAAAAGAAATGGAGAATAACCAAAGAAGAATTACAGCAGATAGAGCCATTAGGCAAAGAAATAGATCTCTGATCAAAGGATTCGGAGATAAGTTATATCAACAAAGAGGCGGTCAAAAGAGTTACTTAGACTTAGTGAATAATGCAAATGAAATAAACTTCCCAGATAATGAAATTCACGGATTTTCCGTAGCCGATAGAGTTGCTTCTTCCAGATACTCCAAGGTATTAGAAAGGTATAGAAGAAGATACGGTCTAATGGGGAGGTTGAGTCGTGCGATAAGACGCCCAGGAGCAGGACGTTGGGCAGCCGGGTCTATAGCCTCGACGTTTGCTATAAACTCACTATCTCAAGCGTCTGACGCCGCACAAGAAAGTGGCGGGGGAATGGGAGCGCTCGGATCACTGGCGAACGGAGCGTTGCAAGGTGCGGGCATGGGTATGGCTTTTGGCCCGCAAGGAGCTTTAATTGGGGCGGGAATTGGTGCAGTTTTCAGCGCAGCAACGCTCTTGATGGATAAAGGTATCCGAGATTCGATAGGTAAGTTTCTGTCCGACCTTGGCTCAGGATTTGCAAGAACCGCAGAATCTTTCGGAAAAGGAATAGTCGGATTGTTCAGAGGTCTAATAGAAGGAACGATAAACACAATTCGGTCAATTCCCGGAGTAAACGGAATATCCGGCCTGCTATCATCCCTGTCCAAATTCCAGCTCCCCCACTTTAACGAAGGTAAGAACTTCGCCGGACCGGCCCTGGGCCTAGAAGCCAGAATGAGCGGAAGAAGGCCTATGGTGGTAAACGATGGCGAATTCGTCATCCCGAGCAACGGGTTTGCAACTTTGTCAACCTTGGTCAGCCAGAACATAAAAAATTCTCAACCAGCACAAGGGACGGCGCCAGCCCAGATCTCCTTTTACCTAAACCTCAATTACCAAGCTCTGACCAGCAACCCGGATGAAATAGTCAAAGCACTCAAACAACCCGTCATTCAAATCATTGACCAGGCTTGGAAAGAAAGCCAGTCAGCCAAGATCCTACGACCTAAGAACGCCTAATCATGTCACTAGATAACCTGGACTATCCTAACCGAATCGACTCGGTCGAACTATCCCGCATCAAGAATAATTTCGCCCTGAGGGATCGGGCCAATAGCGAACAATTGAACCGTAACAGAACCGCTCCAAAAATTGCCTTTGATAAGCTGTCTACTCCGTCTTCTCTTGGATCGAGCACGTTAAGAGGGTTATCTTATCCGATTGAGCTTGACGGACAAGGTGGTTTAAAAACGTCATCAGGGTATGACAGAATAGGACAAGCCATAAAGGAAGTGTTTGAGACAAGGATAGGGGAAAGGGTCGGTCAGCCTTTCTTTGGTGTAAAAGAGTTGCTGTTTGAGACGATAAGTGAAGATGCCGAAGCCCAGTCGATAAAACGGCAACTGTTGACTGCCATACCATACCTATCCACAGACCGTTTAGCTGTATCTCTTCGCCTGGGAGAAGACGGGACATGCTATATCTACGCGACTTATTCTGTAGAAGGTGGTGAAAACGTCCTTGTTTCGTACAGTTTCCGTTGAAAGCCTTAAATCATGAAGCTTTCCACCGTCCGAGATTTCAGCCAGTTTGGGAAAGATACCCGAGGTATGATAATTACCCAGCTTCAGGCTATAGAGCTAGAGAAAATAGGCCCGAGGTCTATAGCAAATGTTGGTAAGAATTTAATACGGGTAGTAGAACAAAGTCACAAGTTTCAGGAAGAGGTGGAAGATGATGAAGAGGCCAGAGAAGATTGGATAGCGATTAGGGAAACAAGCCTGGTTATTCTTGAGGAGATTCTGGAACGGTTCCAAGTTTTGTCTGACAAGGCAGAGATTGCTGAATGGGATCGGTCATCGGTCATAGGACTGCTGGCCGATATAACAAAAGTCTGCCATAATGAGCAGAAGAGAACAATTGCCAAGCTCAATGAGGGACTGGGCAAAGAAATCAGCGACGAGCTGATTAATGACGTACTCGGACTTTAACACCATGATGAACATTGACCAGGCCAGAGCAGGCGGAGAGGGAATTATTCAACCCTTGAAGCAGGAGAAAGAAGTTAGCGACCTTACCGAACCGGTATTTTCTAGCCAAGAGCGCAAGCTTAATATCGAAGTGCCTGAAGGCTGGAGCGTTGAAAGGTAAGTAGGAATAGTTAAGAGTAATGGCCACCGAACCCAAAATAACAAAGCTCAAGCCAGGTGAAGGGGCGGGAGACTTTAAGCTAAAACAGGGTGGAGGTAAGGGCAATAGAAAAGGTAGGCCTACTCCCGGAGGTCAGACTCGTACACAGAACCCTTGCATACTTAGTGATGGTACGGTAGATCCTGCTTGTAAAAAAGTTTATCAAAGAAGTGTAGCTGGTAGGCAAACCTTACGGCAATTTATATCTGAAAAATTAAGTCAGGGATCTACTCCTAAAGATGCGTTCTGGGCTGCTGTAAATGGCCTAATGAATAGAAGATTAGGGTATGTAGGAGCCTATCTTGATAGCGAAAACCCAGGTAGAAGATATACCCAGAGTCAAGCAGCAGCCATTACTAATGCAGTAATGGGTAAAATGGGTTATGATAACCCTGGATCGGGTAAGGGTAGTAGTAAAAAAGACAGGGTTAAAAGCACCGGATCCGCCGGTAAATCCGTAAATCAGCAGAGAAAAGAGCCTGGTGGCAGAGGTGGCGGGACACAAATGCCAGGGACTGGAAAAAATCAAAAGGATGTAAAGCCCAAACCAGCCCCTAAAACCGATCTACAGCAGACCCTGGACGATTACAAGAGAGGTAAGCTAAGCAAGGATGATTTGGCGTCTAAGCTAAAGGAGAGGCTGGAGAAAGGGAAGACCAGCCAGGCATTGCCTTTGCCCGGATCTGCTGCTGCAGCTAGTCGAGATGAGGGTATAGAAAGAAGAAAAGCTGAACAGGAGGCTAGAAAAACTGAAACTGCTCCGGCTCAGAAACCTGCTGCTCCGGTCGAAAAACCCGCTGCTCCAGGCCAGAAGCCTGCTGCTCCTGAACCTGAGCCGCAACAGGAAGAGGAGGAAGAAGTGAGTAAGGATACTGGTAAAGAAAAGGCTTCTCCGGAAGAGATTACTAACTCTTTCCGAGTTAAATTCAACCAGGAGAAAAAAGCAGCTCTGGACAGAGCCCAGGACGCTGCCAGAAAAGCCGGTAAAATAACACCTACAAATGTTAATCTGAGCCCAGACGATATTGCGTTTATTGCAGATGAAACTATCGACGAGTTGTCCGAGCAATTTGACTTGGACAGAGACACGGCAAAGTCCATAATTAACAAGAAGTTTGGCCTGAATATTCCCCTTTCTACTCGGCCCGAACCTGAAGAAAAAGCCCAGCCTGAGCAGCCAGAAGAACAGGCCCAGCCCGAACAGCCAGAAGAACAGGCCCAGCCCGAGCAACCAGAGGAGCAATCTCAGCCCGAACAGGCTCAGCCCGAACAACCTGACCAGCCGGCAGCCCCGCCTAAAAAATATGGCAGTCAGGCTTCTAGAGACCGGGCCACCAAAGTAAGAGGCGAAAGAGAGCTGGAAGCGACCCAAAAAGTAAACAATATGCTCAAGAGAATGGCTAATTCTCCCTGGGCTAAAGAGGATGAGCAAAAGCAGAAATTCATTGAGGAGAATCTCCTGCCCCAGCTAATAGAGCAAATTCAAACTGAAAAGCCTACTCCTACTAAGAGAAAAAGCAGAAGTGGTTTGAACATTCCCGCCCAGCCTAAAAGACAAGACGTAGAGGGTTTCACCCCCGGCCCTAAACAAGTACAAGACCTGACCAATCAAATAAAACAAGCATCGAGCCCGCAGGAAGCGGTTGAGATGGTTCAAAGATCGCTGTTTGGCAAAACAGGGTTTAGAACAGGCCAAAGCGACAACCCTCTGGAGGAAAAACCAGATCAGTATGAGAAGTTTCGGGGAAAGCCAATTGAAGAAACACCTAGGACCGAAGCTCCGAGCGGCAGTCTTTTCCGCAAGGAGAGAAATCCCGATAACCCCAAATACCAGCCTCGAACAGGTAAAGGGTTTGGCTCAAACTCTTTCGCGCCCAAAAAAGTCTCAAACTCATCTGAGTTTGCCGGACTATCCTATGGCGAATTCGCCCAATCTATCCGCTCTAAAATCTCATGCCACTGAAACAAGGAAGCTCGGATGAAACTATTTCCGACAACATCAGCAAACTAATCGATGAAGGCCATCCTCAAAAACAAGCAATTGCAATTGCTTTAAAAGAAGCCGGCAAGTCTGATTATGATGACTCGGAAGAGGAAGAAGAAGAAACTAGTTGCCATTGCGAAGAAGAGGAGGAGGAAGAGGGAGCAATGTCTCAGGGCGACCTTCGCTCGGCCGCTAGAAACGCCCTACTTATCGACTCTCTCATTAACGAATCATCCGACTTGCCTGAGTGGGTTCAGGGCAAGCTAACCCTGGCTTCAGATTATCTGAACACCATTGCCGAATACCTTCAACACCCCGGTTCGGACAAAGATGCCATGTTCGCCGAACACATGGAAGGTCCTGATCCTTGCTGGAAAGGGTATGAAATGGTAGGGACGAAGGAAAAATCCGGTAGACAAGTCCCTAACTGTGTCAAGAAAAAAGCCTCGGCTGATCACAGTGAAGTAGTCGGTATGAAAGTACCGGAAGGCTGGACAGTAGGTCCGGAGATAAGCAGAAAATCTCACCGGTCTGGCGATCAGGATAAATCCCACATGCTTGCAGGAGAGCTAGCCCCGTGAGTTTAATCGTTCCAGAAGGCTGGTCGGTCGACCCGGAGTTCAGCGAAAAGAAATACGTGAAAACTGTTACTAATCCTGACACCGGTCGAGAGAAAAAAGTACGGTATGGGGCGAAAGGTTACTCGATCGCCCCCGGTACAGATAAAGGAGATAGATACTGTACTCGGTCAGAAGGACAGCGTAAACAATACGACTATGACTGTAACGGAAAAGATAAAAATACCCCGCTTTGCCTCTCCCGAGCTAAATGGAAATGCTCGGGAACTCACTCAAGACGGGATTAAATTTTCTTGCTAGAGTGAAAAAGGAAAATCTCTTTTCGCCATGGTTACGACTCTGCTTTACCTGTTCACTTTCGGTAGCTGGGGCTTAGGCCTTTTCGCCGCATTTTCCTCCCTGCTAATGAAACTTCAGGAACATGGAATTAGAATGTCTGCCACTCAAGCCGCTCTACAGAGTGCGCTAGGGGCGAAAAGATCCAGCCGAAGCACACCCGAAATCCCGGACGAATTGAGGAAACTCATGGAATCTAGCCCTGACCACCCAGAAGTAGCAGAGATAGATGGCAAAGACGAGGTTATCGGGGTGTTGTTTAAGGCTCAGTCTTATCCACCCTCACTAGACGATGACGACAGCGAAGAATAGGCCAGTTCCGGCCTGTGCCATAACTCTAATCAAACAGTTCGAGGGGTGTGAATTAACCTCATACCCCGATCCGCTGACAGGTGGTAAGCCCTGGACAATAGGCTGGGGCAGCACTAGAAAACTAGATGGTTCAGCGATCAGTCCTGGTGAAAAAATCACTCTAGCCGAAGCAGAATCGCTCCTGCTACATGATCTAGAGCTGGTTTACATGCCTGGAGTGGCAAAAATCCCCTACTTTGCCGAAATGTCCGACGAGCAAGTCGGTGCATTGTTGTCATTCTCCTACAACCTTGGGGCGGGTTTCTACAACAACAACGATTTCACAACAATAAGCCGGTTTTTGACAGACAAGAACTGGGAAAAAATTCCGGCCGCTCTGCTTCTCTACCGCAATCCTGGTTCGAGTGTGGAATCCGGGCTAAAGAGGCGGAGAGAGGCCGAAGGTAAGCTTTGGTCTTCCGGTCTAGACAAATTCAGAAGTGGGAAAAGACTATTTGTCGCGTTGCAAGATACGATTCTGAAGAAAAGACCGGTTCAGTCGTTTGAGTTAGGCGAAAAGGAAAAGGTGGAAGTGCCTAAGGGGCGTTCTTACACTGTTATCGATTCGGTAAACGACGGAGTCCATACAAAAGTCATCCTGGATAACAGCCAAGGTACGTGGTATGTATACAACCCGCACTGGAAAACCGTAAACCCTGGATCGGCTGAGACTGCAACAAGTGAAAAAATTCTTCTGAACGTACCCTACTACACCCAGCTCGATTCAACAACCAATAACTCAGCCCGGATGTGCTTCAGTTCTAGTTGTGCAATGACCGCCGAATTCCTCAAGCCGGGTTGTCTAGGTGGAAACAGGGGGGCGGACGACCTATACATGCAAAAATACGTGTTTAAGTATGGGGACACGGTAAACCCTACAGCCCAGGTCCGAGCGCTTAAGGACTTAGGTATACTGGCCGTATTCCGAAACAACTTAAACCGTCAAGACGTTATCTCCCAACTCGAGAAGAAGATTCCGGTCCCGGCAGGCTATCTACATAAAGGCCCAATCAGTTCTCCTACCGGAGGAGGCCATTGGTCGGTCATTGTGGGCATCGACCTTGAATCCGGACATTATATTGTCAACGATCCTTGGGGTGATTGCGACTTGATTAACGGGGGCATGCTAGGTTCGATGAACGGCTACAGACTCCGGTACAGCTTCAAAAACTTCGAAAAGAGATGGATGGTTGAAGGAGATAAGACGGGCTGGGGACTGATTATCACCAAGGGCTGATTCGGTAATCCGCAAAATCTAGTTCGGTCCTCCATGGACAAAATCCACTTTTCGTGTTGAAATAATGGTGTGTAGAAATTACAACACTACCATGGCCACACTTAACCAAAACGATTTTGTCCACTCTGTCTTGAAAGCAGCCTCTTTAGTTCCTGTCATCCTTGAAGGCGAAGGATCTCCTCGATACAACAGCAGAAAGGATGAATCAGGGGCAACGATTTACGAGATCGGTCTACCCGGACTTACCAAAAACGACGTTAGTGTTACGGTGGAGAACGGGATTATGACCGTATCTAGTGAATATGAGTCCCCGAACAAAGGGAAATACACGGTCAGCTCGGCCCTGGTCTCCCCTTTCCGGATGCGGTTTGTGGTCGGCCAGACAAGCCGAGTCTCGTCTGCTAAGATGGAGAATGGCATGCTGACCATCCGCCTTGACACAAAACGAGATGTGACTCAGGTAGCCATCGACTGATCAGTGTGCTAGGGTGGTTCTGTCCCACGAAACCGGACCACCCTTCTCCATGTATACGCTTTCTGTTTCCGAGTCCGAAAAAGTCCTGGACAAGATCATCGCTTCGGGCAATAAGCGCAGCCTTATGATGTGGGGCGCCCCTGGAATTGGCAAGTCGAGTATTGTCAACCAAGTGGCCAAAAAACACAAAATGGAGGTCATCGACCTTCGCCTGAGCCAGCTCGCTCCGACAGATATTCGCGGTCTGCCCTTTGTTGAGAATGGTGTGGCCCGCTTCGCTCCCCCCTCCTTCCTGCCCCAAAGCGGCTCGGGCATCCTGTTCCTGGACGAGATCAACCTGGCAGCTCCGGCCATCCAGAACGTCGCAATGCAGTTGGTCCTGGACAGACGGGTTGGTGACTATGTTGTCCCTGACTCCTGGTTCATTGTCTCGGCTGGTAACCGAGTCGAGGACCGTGCTGCGGTCAACCAGATGCCCGCTCCTCTGACCAACCGCTTCAACCACATGACCGTTGAAGTCGACCTCGTGTCCTGGAAGAGCTATGCCATCACCAATGGCATTCGGGAAGAGATTATCTCTTTCATGAACTTCAAGCCGAACCTCCTCCACAACTTCAGCAAGAACGCTATTGCCTGGCCCAGCCCCCGTACCTGGGAAATGGCATCGGAGCTTCTGGACATTGGCCTGGGGGTCGAAGCTGCTGTGGGCGAAGGCGCCGCTTCCGAATTCAACTCGTTCAAGCGTCTCTACAGCCGTCTGCCCGATGTTGACAAGATCCTTCAGGGTGACAAGAGCGTCAAAGCACCGAAAGAGCCCAGCCTCCTGTACGCCATCACTGGTTCTCTGGTCAGCCGTTCTCAAACTCCGGAAAACTTCTTCAACTCGCTGAAGTGGCTTCTCGGCGCCACGACTGAAGACTACTGCGGTGTGTTCATGTCCGACGCCCTGGTCGCTGTCAACGCAAAGGGTTTCCGAGGCAAGTTTGTCGAACTGCTCGTCAGCGATCCTGTCACCAAACAGTTCGGGCCTAAGTATCAAGACTTGCTCCAAGGAGTGTCTGCTTGAAACAACAAGGCTGCTAACCGCAGCCTTTTTTTTTTTTTTTTTTAAGCCCCCCTCAAACCCCCCCCCCCTGCCCCAATTCCCAAAAAAAAGAAGGTGTCGGGAGAAAATCTTTTGGATAAAAAAAACTCCT